TTATAAAGTAGTATTCCAATTAAAAGTATCTGTCAGCTCACTTAATTTCTTACGGTGTTTATTCATCATTCTGCTTGCAAATCTATTTGCATCACGCTCATGCGGTTGTGTGTTGTAACCATTCTCACTCATATGAAGAGTAGCAGAATTTAAGTTAAACTTATTTGTCTTATAATTGTGCTGATAATAATGCCGTAGCTCATGATAAAAAGTTGCTATAGTGTTTAATGCATGTCTTTTTCCATTTAAATCATAAGTAAAAATAAGAATGTTGTCATCACCTGTGCGATATGTACCTTTTGTTCTACTGTAAAAAGCGTCCTTGATATAGCCTATATCAAATTCTTTTAGTAATCCATATATAACGAATAAATAACGATTATTGAATACTTTTATTTTCTTAGGATCAATATGATAATCTTCATGTAATAAGTTCATACATTCAATTAACATAGATTTCTTTATGGTAATCACCTCTCGATAAAAGATTGATTTAACTTAGAAATCCGAACCTCCTGAATAGCTACTACTAGATGAATCGTAGCTTGAAGAAGATGAGGACGAATAATCATGACTAGAAGAGCTGTAACTTGAGCTAGAATCTGATGAATAAGATGAGCTGCTAGAATAATCATTGTCATATGAATGATGACTATTTGATTCCTTATGTGATGAGCTACAATCATTTTTATTGTTAATGCTAGTATCATCTAAACTTTCATAAAGATATGCCGTATGTAATAAGTCGTTATTATAATTATTTTTAACTGTAGGAGTGTGAATAGATTTATAATCTGGTCTTTTCTTATTCTTAACACTTTGAAATGATTTGCTCACTCTAGAGATTGCTTCTTCCATTATTTTATCTCTCTCGTTTTTACTTTTGATAAGTTCATTTTCTCTTTCAAGTTGTTTGATTAACTCATCCCTCTTAATCTTTAGTTCGTTACTAATCCTTTTTCCTTTTAAATATTCCATAAAGGAAATCTCCACTCCAAAAATACGTGATTTCCATCGTGGCTCTCCAATCTTACTGTAAGAAACAACTCCTTTCTTAAAACTGTTTATGTGAGTCTCGATTCCTTCAATATCCCATAGTTTGCTCATCTGATCTCTCCTTTTATTGTTAAAGTAAAATCATAATTTAACCCCAATATTTTTCTTTATCATTAAGCATCAAATCTAAAAAGTGTTCATGTGTTACTTTAGTTTCTGGTAATCCTAAATCCTTTCTGTATTCTTGTATAAATACAGCGAATGTCTCTAGAAACTCTTTTTTATTCTGAATACCATTTGCTGATTTTCTTCTAAACTCTATAAACTTATTAATTGCTGTATCTGATCCATATAGAAACAGTTGAAAAATAACTCTTAAATACTTTTCATTTATTCTTTTGTATTTTTTCGAAGTCTTGTGTAATTTATGTAGGGGGATATTTAAACTATTTATATCCATAAAATACTCCCAAAGTTCATCTATGTGACTAGCTCTTTTATCAAGGCTCTGTTTCTCATATATTTTAAGTCTTTCAACTTCTCTAGTAAGTTTGCGGTTTTTATTATTACTTCCAATAGTAATTGTCGTTGTCACTATAACCCCTATCAAACTTAAGGTAGCTACAATTACTGAGGGGTTATTAATAAAGAAATTAATCAGGTTTATCACCTCCTAATAAATCAGCTACAAATTGTGACCATGCTTCAAGTTTTGTATAAGTCTCTTCATTCTTTAGCTCATTAATATCTAACCAGAATCCTCTAATTTGATCCTTTTCTCTAACTTCAATTGTTGCTTCAGAGTCTAGCTCATACGTATAAAGTAAGCCTAAGTGAACTTCGCCTACTGGATTTAAATCATCATTAATTAATCCAATTGGTTTTAATTCAGCTCCTGTAAACTTGATGTCTAACTCCTCTTCTAATTCACGATAAAGATTAGTCATTAATGTATCTTCAAATTTATCGCTCTCTGTTTTGTTCATGTGACCACCATAACCTAGTGACCATTGAGAATGTAAGCGAGTTTCTCCGCCCCCTGATAGCCGTTCATAACCAAACACTTGATTACCTTTTTTAATTACAACGTAAGGGATAGGTTGCTTATAAGTTGTATTCTCTTCAGCATCTCCTCTACGCATTACTTCAATGTTATTAGATAGTTGCTTAGTTACATGTTGAACAGTGTCAGGAGATGAGTTAACTCCTTGAAAAGCCAACTCATCATTCTCACCAAATAATACTGTACGTTTACTTACTAAAATCATTTCATCCATTTTCCCCATATAATTCACTCCATTTTATGTATTTTATTTATTTTTTACTGTCTGTGTAAAAGGATAGTTTTACATTAAATATTAGCTCTATAAACCCTTTATTCATGCGGTTTCTGAGACTATGATTTTAACTTTTCGACCATTTCTTCTAATTCTGGTGGGTTAAATCCATTGCTTCGCTGAATTTCTACTCCTTCATCTAATAAAATGGTAACTGGTGTACTCATAATCCCATATTGAGCTGCTACGTCTGGATTTTCTGTTACATCAATAGAGTTGTGCTCAATTCCTTGATCATTTAGAAAGTTAGATACCATAGTGCAAGGGTTACAAGCTGGTTGATATAATTTAATTAGTTGTTTTGACATATTGAATTCCTCCAAATTGTGTTTTAAGTATTATTTGTTATTTATAATTAATCTTCAAAGTAAAAGTCTTCATCTCTAAGCGGTTCTACTGTCGCTTTCTTATATCCGTTCCCTTTCATTGAGAAGAAATCATGTGATTTAGTTTTTGTACTTAGACCGTTTAGAACAATAGGGTTAACTTCTTCTTCCTCAAAGTAAGGCTCGAATGCTAAGTTCATCATAGCTTTATTTGCATTGTAGCGAACAAACTTCTTAACATCGTGAGTTAGTTCTAGTTCATCGTATAAGTCTTCAGTATAAAGCATTTCATTTTCATATAGTTTCAGTAACAATTCTTCAGTATATTTCTTAAGCTCTTCTTGAATCTCTTTAGGTTGCTTATTATAAATTTCTTGTGCTAACAATCCTACATACACTCCATGGATCGCCTCATCACGAATTATAAGATTGATAATCTCCCCACTCTGCATAAGCTTACCTTGCCCATATAGATATAGAGGATAGTAGAAACCACTGTAGAATAAGAAACTTTCTAAGAATACTGATGCTACTAATGCTTTATAGCGAGAGATTTCATCATTTTCTTTTACACTCTCATAAATATCAATGATTACGTTAGCTTTATATTGAAGGAATTTATTTTGTTTAATCCATTCAAAAATACTGTTAATTTCTTCTTTAGAAGCAAAGGTTAGGAAAATGTTTGAGTATGATTTAGCATGTACCGCATTCTCCATCATTCCCATGAAATTAAGCAAAGCTTTTCTAAGGTGTCCTGTTGTGTATCTAGAAATAACAGGCATTCCGATATTTCCTTGGTAGGTGTCAAGGAGAGTTAATCCCCCCAACACCTTTTTATATAATTCTCTTTTTGGTTGACTTAAAACTTCCCAGTGAAGCAAGTCAGAGTTTAAACTAATTTCTTCTGGAAGCCAGAATTGTTTTACATTTTGATCGTAGAACATTTGTGTAAAGTTATCATCGTGTTCCGCCCAGTTAGCTGCATCATAAGTTTTCATCAATATTCATCGTCTCCTTTTAATTTAAACTTGGCAAGATAAGCAATCTTCTTGAGTAGTGTCTTTTGTTCTAGCGTAGTATAAAGTCTTAATTCCTTTGTGATGAGCGTATAAGTCAATCTTATTAACATCCCTAGTTGTCATCGTGTCTTTAAGGAATAGTGTAAATGAGATACCTTGATCCACATGTTGCTGAATAGTAGCAATCATATCTATTACTTTAAACATATCCATGTCATAAGCTTCTTTATAGTAGAACCAATTCTTATCAGATAAGAAAGGCATAGGATAGAATGTTTTTGAATTTCCGTATGTACGCTCTTCAATACGTTCCATGATAGGCATTACGGCTGCTGTGCTTGATTGTACGTATGAAATTGAACCTGTAGGTGGAATTGCTAAGCGATAACTATTGTAAAGACCATATTTTTGTACTTGTTCTTTGAGTCTAATCCAGTCCTCTTTAGTAGGAATAGGTTGACCATCAAACAATTTAGCAATCTTTTCAAATTCAGGAGTAAAATCTTTACTTATGTATTTATCAAAATATTCCCCTGTAGCATATGTAGAGCCTTCAAATCCGTAAAACTTTTCACCTGTTTCTTTCGCTAACTCCATTGAACGCTCAAGTGAGTAGTAATTCATCATCATGAAGAATGTGTTAGCGAAGTCTCTAGCCTCTGCACTTTCATACATCAATCCGTTTTTCACTAAGTAACCGTGTAAATTCATTGCTCCCAAGCCAATTGACCTCATTTTATCATTTGCTTTTCTTACAGCAGGAGCATTAGCAATACTTGTTTTCCTTACTACACTAGTCAAAGCATCTACTGCTAACTTCACTGACTCTTTAATTGACTTATTGCTCATAACATTAACAATATTTAACGATCCAAGGTTACAAGAAATATCAAGTCCCAAGTTATCAACTTCTCCGTAGTCTGTGTAGTTAGATACAATAGATGACTGAAGGATTTCACTACAATTTCCTGTTACAATTCCATTAAAGATAAGTGAGTGATAATCTTCTTGAGTTGTATCATACACATCCTCTACTCCACAATGCTCAATAGATTCAATCTCAGCAGTAAAATCATGTTTAGGATTTCTAGATTTAGGCTGTAAAGTTTCTGTTAGCGAGTTAAATTTATACATGTCATACTCTTTCAACTCTATCACTCTTACAAATTCTTCTCTTGATTTTCTATCTTGAATAGACAGTTTATGAGCAGGCTTTACATTATAAAGTTTGTGTCCACCATTCCCATCAGGAAGGAGTTCTGTAGAACGTTTATAGTTACTATAAATTGTTGAATAAATCCCCATATTTATAAGTAGCTTTTGAATGTCTTGAAGACCTTCTAAATCAATTGATCCTAATTCAATAGTTAACGCTCTCGCTTTATGATTTGCATTTACAGTACCGTCCATTTGAAACAGCCCTGATAAATATGCACATTGTGTTTGTTTATCTGCTTCAAATATGAATTTTGGTACTCGTGTTTTGTTTTCTTTATTCATCCCAAACTTATGTAGAATGTCATGCAGTACAGTTGTGCTCATATATAACATATCTTGCTTTTCAGGATTAGCCAAATGAAATTCAGGTGTAAACGATGTATTGTGTTTGTAGACTCTATTGATTTTATGTGTCTTAATTACATCATGAACTTTTTGAGTTACCTTATCCTTAAGCGACTTCTTATTATCATAGAGATAAACCTTAACTTGTTTATCTGTGAATGTTCCATCTCCTGCAATAACTCCCATAAGATAAGCTAAATCAGGCTCATGAGTCTTTCCATAGTTACCTTCTCCTGACTGAACTAATAGTCTATCTCCAATCTTAAGTTCATTTAATGGAAGCTTTTTAATCTCATCTCCATCTTTCACATAATACTTATGCCAATCTGTAGATTTAATTGAGAAGCCCTGTTTCGTTTTGATCTCATAAACGTTTGCTCCAGTTTTAGTTAATTGCATCGGGATAGCTTTAGCATTTTCAGTACCTTTATCAGAAACACTTAATTCTTTTGTTCGTTTATCAATTACAACAGTTAATTCCTTCTGAGACTCATAAAGTTCTTTTGCTGTAATTTGTCCTTCATCAGTTAGTAATTTAGTATCTCCTGTAACACACAAGTTAGAATATTTAACTTTCGCAATATTATTTAATGTATGTACATCATTAACATTATTCTCAAACATGATATAAGGGTAACCTGATTCACTGCGTAAGACTGCTAACTTTTCTAGTAGTTTACGTGCGTTAGTTTTATCTTTGCGTACATTAGGATTGGCAACGAGTTTGTCATACATCTCATCCATATCCATGTCATCCATGTGTTGCCCATATTCTTTATATACTGTGTAAGGATAGAATAGATAGACATCTTTATTTTCTCTGGCTAATTCAATAAATTTATTTGGAATAACTACCCCAATGGATAATGTTTTAACCCGAACATCTTCATCTGCTGAAATCTTTCTTGTATCAAGGAAATCATTAATATCTGCGTGGTTAATATGAAGATAAGCAGCTCCACTTCCTTGTCGTTGTCCTTGTTGGTCAGCATATCTAAAGGCGTGATCTAGAAGCTTCATAACTCCCACGACACCTTTTGTAACTCCTTCAACCTCTTTAATTGACTCTCCTCTTGCTCTAATTTTTGATAAGTTTAAACTAACTCCTCCACCTACTTTAGATAGTTGCATAGAGATTTCTAAAGCTCTCGAAATGTCATTAAGTGAGTCATTAACCTCTAACAAGAAACAACTTACCAGTTCGCCTCTTCGCTTACGTCCACTGTTTAAAGTTGTGGGTGTAGCTGGCTGATACTCTTGATTAATGAACATTTTAACCATCTTCTTAGCCTTCTCAAAGTTTCCATCTGACAAATATAAAGCCATGATTGCTAGACGATCCTCATAACGCTCTAGAATTTTCTTCTTATCGTTTGTTTTAAGTGCATAATCGTTGTAAAACTTAAATGCGCTCATGTATGAAGGGAATCTAAACTTTTTCTTGTAAGCCATTTTAAATACTTCTTTTACTTGTTCAAAAGTATATTGTTTTAAAAATTCTTCTTCATAGTAATCATTTTCAATCAGGTAATCTAGCTTCTCTTTCAAGTCATGAAAGAATACTGTGTTTTGATTTACATAGTCTACGAAGTAGCTCTTTACAGCTTCTTTATCTTTCTCAAACTGAAACTTTCCATCTTTCTTAATCATAATTTCATTATTAAGTTTAATCCATTTCGGTAGCATTTCTGTCAAATCGCAAAACCTCCTGAGTAATTGTGTTAATGTCTTTTTTAGTCCCTGATAGCTCAAACTTTAGAAGTAAGGGCACTTCATATTGCTGTGATATAGTGTCTCCAGCCTTGCCGTATGACATGCCCCAGTTCCTATTTCCACTGACTGCAACGGCTTTTAAATGCTCACTGTTGTTATTTAAGAATGTTGTTGTTGTTTCTGGTACTTGCCCAAACCCTGTAGTGTAAGTTATCAGGATGAAATCTTCATTTACTTTTAATTCCTCTTTAATCTTCTGAACATGACTCAATTCTAGTTTGTTTATGAATCTCTCAACATTTCCTGTTCTTGAGTCATAAATAATTAGCATAAAACACTCCTTTTAGTTTAAATTATTTGTATTTTATTTTCGTTTTAACTGTGTTATTATGTAATTAATCTTTGATGATTCTATCTGTTGTGTTATTTGCATCATACTCAGCATAAGCAGCTTCTTCACTTGTGTTTAACATTAAGTCATCCATCTCTCCACTGCCCATCATATATTCTGATGCATAAGCCTCCCAAATTGATCTTGACTCTTCTTCACTTAATTTCGGTTTTTCATTATGTACTTCATACTCGAACGCTTCACTCATTCGTATCATCCCCTTATCATTTTCTAAACAGTTGGGACATTGTATCTACTAATCTCTATTTGATAACCACATCCTTTCAAGTTGTCCTCGGTAGCTTGTAACTCTATGATATAATTTATTTTTGTTAATGTCAACATTATTTTTCATTTATTTTCTAAGAATGTAAGATTTCTTTTTCTGCCTCAGATAATACATTCATAATGTCACTTAAAGTCTTTGTATAATAGGTTGAAGCCTCATCACTTAAGGCCATATTCTCTTCAATTGCAGAACTTAATTCATGCGCTCTGTCATAGATATAAGAAATCTTACCTCCAACTTCTTCTTTTAAACGGTCTTTAAATAACTCCATTGCTTCTCTATTCATATATTTTTAGTCTCCTTATATTTCAGAATAAACTCCACTTCCTCTGCAACACGCTTACCGAATTTCTTTAGGGAATATCCCACTAATAGGCCTAGCTGCTTATCTTGAGGCAATGTAGATAGATCAGACACTTCTTCCACTTTATCTAGCTTATTAATAGGATACTGGTAATTGGTATATCCCTTATTAGTTAAAACAATAGGACGTAGATAAATATGTTCAATATCCCTACAGCGTTCTACGTCCTCTAATTGAAATGCTTTCTGTTCTATGTAATCCAATACGTTTAAATCATCATTCATTATGTATTCACCTAGCTATTCATTTCTTTATATAGCTCTTTTACGTATGTAAAATCCTGTGTTCTATGTGCTTCTAATAAAGCTGCATCAAGAAGAAACTCATTAACACCTTTCTTAAAGTCCTTATGTATATCATCTGTACTAGCACTGATAGTTTTTTCTAGCTGATCCTCAGTAAACCAATCACTGTAAATTCTGCTATTTGTTTTAATGAGGTATTTAACTACTGAGTTGTTATTGTATTCATTGACATCACATTCAACCTTAACAGCCGTAATAAGACCTTCTTCATCCTTACGTGATGGGATACTTACAGTTTCACCTTTAGTAAATTTCGTATTAATATTAACGAACATTTGAACCACTCCTTATTTTATATTATAAATCCTCTCCCTTTCCTTTATATTGCTACATATAGGCTACGTATATTAGTTTAACGTTGACCAAAAACCATTCTTTTACCTGTCACGTGCGTTCTATGTACAAAATTTGTAGCTTCCATGTTATATGTATCTGCAAGGATGCTCTTAGCTTGATACGTATTACTGGCCTTCATATGTGCGCTCCATTGTCCTTTACCAACCTTATTAATTGATACAAATCTGTTTGTCATATAGAAACACCTCTTATGTATTTTATTTTTATAAACTTAAATATATGTATTTTGGATGGTACAACCATCGTCTTTCATTGTATGTAACTCTACAGTTTCTTCATTTTCACATACTCCAATTCCTTCATCTATTTCAGCCCAATGCTTACAATTACTACATTTGGTAACAGTATTTAATTCTTCATGAAACTTATGTAGACTTTCTCCCAAGTTTTTTATAATAGGTATACTCACACTTCTTGAAGGTCGTCTATATAATTGATTTTCTTTAAACCCCTTTTCTTTTAAAAGATTATAAGCTGAGTCAGGAAACCCTTGCAATCTAAAAACCTCTTTAGCACCAATTCTTCTAAATCCATTTCCATCAAATAAAGCCACATCTACAGACTGATCAAGTGTTTTTGTAGCTCCGTGTTTTATCCTCCCCCTTCTAGTTTTACTTGTTGTGAAAGTATAATCTATGGTTGTTTCATTTGGAATAGGCTTAAAATCCGTATATCCCTTATTTGTGCCATCTTTAATCCTATATACACCATCTCCTAAATACTTTAGAAAATCACCAAACTCCAAATACTCAATTTGATTACCATCAATGTCTTCATCTAGTACACTCTCTAAAGAATTACAATGCTTGGTTCCTACGGGATAAGGGAAATTAAAACTTTTAACATCAGGGAAATTATTTTTCACAATTTCCTTCGCTCTATTAACCTGTTTGATTTCAGTCTCTTTCCAATCCTCTGTTTCGTAGTTAAGAACTCCTACTATAAACACTCTACTCCGTTTTTGAGGAAGCCCAAAATCTGTAGAAGTTAGAATATGAAAGTCTACAGAATAGCCTGCATCAGAAAGACTTTTCATCATAATAGAAATCGTTTTACCCTTGTCATGATTAAGAAGACCGGTAACGTTTTCCATTAATACATATTTAGGTTTCTTTTCCTTGGCAACACGTAGAGCTTCAAAGAATAAATTTCCTGTCTTGTACTTGAAGCCTAATCTAGTACCATTTGTTGAGAAACCTTGACATGGAAACCCTCCCACCAACAAATCATGATCAGGTATATCTTCTGCGTTTATCTTAGTTATGTCTCCATGTATTTCTTGTTCATTATGAAGAAGCTTATACATTTCACTTGGAACTGTATCTATTTCTGATGTAAAAACACATTCATATCCTGCATCATCTAATCCATAACGAAATCCACCTATACCTGCAAATAAATCTATATATTTCATAAATTCACTCCAAATCTCAAATTATTCAATTATGTATTTTATTTTATTTTACTTAACACAAAGGATTCCTACGAAGTTATTCCATTTAAAAAATGTATCAATTTTCGTAAATCCTGCGCTTTCTAGCATATGTATATTCTCTTGAACAGTGTAAGGTTTTAAAACTCCTCTAATGGCACGAGATTTAGCGAACACATCCTTTTCATCAATATCGTTTTTTAGCTTTAATTGATGATACAGCTCTATCCAAATCTCATTAAATCTTGCATTACTCCCGATTACTTTTTCAACTAGAATGAATGCACCTCCTTTATTTAGCCCCTTATATATTTTATCTACTAAATTTTGTCGCTTCTTTTCAGATATGAACATCATAGTAAGCATTGAGACTGTTAAACTGGCGTTATCAAAAGTAAAGCCTTCTGTTACGTCATCGTGAATAAACTGTACATTATTATACTTTAATTTTTCTTTAGCTTTTTCAATCATTTCTAAAGAACTATCTATGCCAAAGTATTTAGCTTTTTTATTTGGATATGAATTCAATAGGTTGGTTAGAGTCTCCCCTGTAGATGTTCCAATGTCATAAACATTTGTATCATCTTCAATAAACCAACCTGAAATATCATTGATAAGACTATGTATTTCTTCATACATCGGGACTGATTTACGCACATGGCTCTCAAATATAGGAACAACTTCCTTATCAAATTTCCAATCGCATTCTTTATAAATCCCCATTGTTTAACTCCCTTCTTATATCTTTATAGATTTCATCTACTCTCTTTCTATTGTTAACATTAAGTTCAGTTTTCAATAATTCATCATGCCATTCTCTAATTTTTGATCCCACTTGTAAGTTTGTATTTCTTCTATAAATTTTTTGCTTATCAAAGTAATCAGCATAAGCCTTTACTGCGATTTGTTTTTGCTTAGGTCTATTTAGCTCTTCCCATGAAAAGTTCATAAAGTAACTTATAACACTCTCTTCTCTATAGGGAACAATAAATTTCTTTTGAAAAACATCTTCAACTAATTGTTTAATAGATCTGTAGGCAGATGAATTTAAGTTGCTTAGAGTTTTATTCCTGATTGTATCAAACGTTTCTTTGCTTTTCGCTCCTTTAATTGCAACACTTTTAGCTGTTCCGTACAAATCATCAGCACATAAACCTGTCATTACAAAACTCTCTTGAACTTTAGGAAGTACATGTAGAAATGGATAGGTACACTGGACATTAGTTTTACGAAATATCTCAAATTGAGAAATTAAATATCTAACGTCTTTTTGTAATTGTTCAACATCCTTTTTTATCACTATAATTTTGTGCTTCAGATTATAGAACTCTGCAACCTGCTTACTAATTTCAATATCCTTATGGATAACTCCCTCCAGATGAAATGAATATAATGTAGGTCTGATACCACTCTCCAGAAGAGAGAATAGGCAAGTTAGAGAATCTGTACCTCCACTAAAAAGAAGCGCTACGTTGCTTTTATCATGGATTTGGTTGTTTATAACACTGTTAATATGTCCTCTCAAATCTAATTCCTCACCCATCTGCTCACCCCCTTAAAATAGGTTAACTTAAAAGATAAGTTTTATGTAGTTTTCTTTTTCTTTCTGTTTCTCTTTTTAGGTGAATCTGAGGCTAATAGAGCTGCTCCTGAGAAGAATCCAACAACTACACTAATGTATCCGAAGAATCCTGCAAACATAATCTTCAAAATGCTGAAAGCAACCAACATTCCATCCAATCCTTCTTTATCAATCAACATATTTACTGCTGAAACTAATCCAACAATTCCACCAACTAAGCATACCCAAACTCCAACATATGCTCCTAAAACAACTCCACCAAGAATTAACAATACGCCTAAAATACTTTTCATATAACACGCTCCCACTTATGTATTTTATTTATAAACTACAGCTAACTCATTTGTTAATAAATCCTCATTTAATGATCTATAAGCATCATCTTCTTTATAATAAATATCTGCTAACCATCTGCCAAAAGCATCTTTCTTATGTGTGTTAATGATAATCTCTTTATTTAAAATTTTATCTTCAGTAAATTGTGTAGCCTCTTCATAGCCTTCTACATGTCTTTCTGGTGTATTAACTCCTAGAAACCTTAATTTTTGTATTGTGCTGAATCCAAATCCAACATCAATTTTGACCGTACAGGTGTCACCGTCCGTCACACCTATACATTCTGCGTTGTAAAAATACGGTTGCATTTCATCTCTCCTGTTTTATGTATTATTAATATAAATTAGTTACCGCAATGAAAGGTTCACCATTCCAATAATCTTGGATAATCTGGCCTACAGTAATCATTCCTTCTACTTCTTCGCCTTTTCTAACCTTCATATCTAAAGATACTTCTGATACTTCGCTTAATTTATAAAGCTCATCGTCTTCTAATCCTGTTAAGTTTTTATACCACTCTCTTGCTTCCTCTAAGGAATAAGCTGCTACAGCGTCACACTCACAAAGTTGAAACACCTTCACGTCATTTAAACCCTTAACCTCTGCTACTTCTACCTCTTGATAACTCATTTAAATTCCTCCTCATTGTTTTTATTTAGTTTATTATGTATTATTTATCTTCTTCAGATTTAATTACTTGAATATCGGCCATTGGAAAGCTGTTTGGATTCATTGAATCACCTCCTTATTTTTTTAATAATAGTAGTAATCATCTGAATGATCTTCTCTCTGAAGCAATAATTTAAGCAAGCATGATTTTTGTTTAGGAGTTAAACGTTTTGTTCGTTTAGTTGTTATTAAGATTTCCTTGCACAATAGCTCCAATTTATTCTGCACATCGACTGAGTTTTCTTTGAAATAAGTAATCATTCTATTAACTACTTCTTGATTAGGAGTATTCTCCATTTCTTCATCTAAAGCTTTGGAGAATAAGTACATTTCTTGCATTGCAGCTTCATATGCATCATCTGCAAAATCTCCCATAAACAACCTCCTTTATATTTCTATAAAATATGGATTTTACATTGATTTATACTTTCAAAAACCCTTATATATCAACGTTTTTCAAGGCTAGACTTTTTAGTTAAGCCTAAAGCTTAAAATTCAACATTGTAATCTTCTATGTATTCGATAGCAAACTCTAAGTCTCTAAGCTTATGTTCTAATTCTGTTTCAAGTTTCTTGACTGATTTACCATCAAATTTATCATATTGACCTTCACTTATTTCCTTTAATCTTTCTTGTACATTCCTCTTTTGATTCTTTAGTGTAAGTAACGAATATTCCATACTCATTATTAATCACTCCTCTTGATTTATGTAATTTATTTTGTTTTCTTTCTCATATCCTTGATCTTACTTTCTACCTTAAACTCGTAAAGAATGTTTCCCTCCTCATCTTTTATAATCAACGGAGTTTTGCCGTTTAAGATTATTTCCACCCTCTTTATTCACCTCATTTCCTTTTGATAAATCTAATATACCATGACTTGTTTTCTTTGTCTATATGTATTTTATTTTATTTAATATATTTTTTATTTTCCACTATTTCTTTTACCTAATAGACCATAACCAGCTAAGTCAGCGTAAGGCGTTTCATCCATTAAGTCACCTTTAGGATTGCTAAAAATACGATTCTGCTTATCAATAATACGTACTTGTAGAAGAATATGATCTAATAACTCCTCTGGAATTGTATATGTACCGTCTCCATTTTCATACTCCTCTAAGAATACTTTCATTAGTTTAGAAGCTTTAGATACAGAATCTCCATATGCTGCCTGTTTCTTATCTACAAATGCACCTAACTCTTGCCCCATTTGCTCAAATGTACTTGTAACAGGTGCTTTATCCACCACATGATTCCAACCAATGGTGTAGCTACCCTTTTCTGTTTCAACTATACAATGATCTGGATATGTGTTTACAAGTCTCCCTTGTAACGTTTGTTCCCCATATTCAAATAAAATTTCATCACCAGTTTTAAATGTATTCATATCATCATCCACCTTTTATGTATTTTGTTATTTTTAAACTCTCTCATTCTCCATTTTTCTCTCGTTTTCTCCATTTTTCAAAGCTACTTTTAATGTAAAATTATTCTTTTACTTAGTTAGCTACACACTTACCATTTCCCCATTCAACCACTTCAGCTTTGACTGTCTGTCTTCCTAATTGCTGTGCTTGAGATACAGTAGGAACATAAATGTCTATTCTGTTTCCCTTAATAGCGCCTCCAGTATCACAATTAGTATATACTGTTCCATTAATACGTACCTTTGTTCCGAATGGATAGATACTATTATCCATAGCAACCATACCCGATCTTACTTGTGCTCCACTTGCTGTAATTCCATAAGCAACATCACCAACAGACTTTCCTGTGCTTTCTGCATTGGCCGTATAATATGTAACCTCAGCATCAAATGTCTTTAAACTCCCTGTATCCTTAGTTTCAACCTTCTCCTCCTTAGTATCTTCCACTTTATTAACTTGTGTTGCAGGCTTACTCTGAGGCTTAGTTTCTTGCTGTTTAACTGGTTGCTTAACCTCTTCAGCCTTCTTTTCTTTAATATCTTGCTGTAATTTATTTTTCTTTTCTATTTCTGCTTCAACTTCTGCAATCTGTCGCCTAAGAGACACCTCAGTTTCATCAATTTTCTTACTTGTATCACTCACACTTTGAGTGTTAGTCTCAATTTTAACCTCTTGATCCTTATTAACTTCCTTCAATGCCTTGATTTCTTCCTGTTGCTTCTTAATCTTCTTCTCATACTTCTTATTTGAATTATCTACTTTCTTCTCCATTTGTGCATTGGTATAAGAACTATATGTAAAAGGTACTGCAATAGCTGCTCCAATTAATGTTACTCTCTTCGCCAATTGTTTATAAGTTAAACCGATAATGAATCACTCCTATGTATTATTTATTTATCTTAAGACATTCCATAAAGTTAAATGTTGCTCCATTTCATCAATCTCTACCCACTTACCATTTACAGGTCTTTTCTTTTTCTTATTAACAGTTTGCTTAACTTGAATGATCGAATATTGACCAAACATATTCTTTTTCATTTCTGCTTTAGAGCATTTTAAATTTAACACCTCTCCAGAATGCAAGTTGTACAATCTTATTTTGGGGGCATATTTAGTGTCAATTCCAGTGACTATATAAACACTTTCTGGGGACTTCTCGATTATAGTTACCTCGTAGCCATAATAATCAATCTCTGCTCTTATTTGCTCTTTAATTCCAACCTTATCATTATTAATTTCCTTCTCATATGTATTAATTTCTTCAAGCCTTTTAACCTTTGTTCCTTCTTTAAGGTCTCTATTTTTAAGTCTAGCCTCATATTTATCAATGATATTAAGAAGCTTTTGGTTTCCTCCAAACTCAGAGAAGAAGTTTAATGTGGCAAGAATCTTTATCTGCTTAAAGTTTGCAATAGAATTATGCTGAATATCGTATAATAAATCGCTAAATGTATCATGCTTTTTAGTTTTAGATAATTCATACAGCTTATTACCAACATCTTCATTAAGAAATTTAATTGATCCAATTCCTTTATATATCGCATTATCCTCTCTGTCAAAGAAATATTCCCCTTTTGAAAATCCGTATTTAGGAGGAAGTATTTTAATTCCTTTCATCTTAGCCAACTCAGCACCATTCTTAATGTCATCATCGTTTGCTGCTTGGTTTAAAAATGAAGTAGTAAACTCTAAAGGATAGTAATATCTAAGCATAGCGCATGTATATCCAACCATGCTGTATCCAGTAGAATGATTATATCCAAATTGATAATCACTTGAGTCAGATATAATCTGTATGAACTCTTTAGCTTCTTGTTCAGCAATATCCCTTGACTTATCAGACTTTGAGCAATACCCATCTAGTATTAAAGGTAGTGCCTCTTGTAATTTCTCCATATCCTTCTTACCAATGGCACGCCTAACGTTATCGGCTTCTGCACCACTAAATCCACATATATCTGTTAAGAATTTAATAGTATCCTCTTGGAAGATTAGATAACCCATATTATCCTTTAACAGCTCATCGATTTGTTCTGAAGGGTTATTATGGAACTCCTTTGCCATTAATTTATCACGATATGACGCTCCCGAAGGTCTAAGTGCTGCATTAACAATTGACATGTCATTTATAGCTTGTGGTTTGAATCTTTGAAGCATTTCAAACGCATAATTACCTTCAAATTGAAATATTGCTACTGGCGAGTTAATCATGTCTCTCCATACATCAGAGTCATTCCAATCTATTTCATGAGACTTCATATATCGCTTATTTAAATACTCAAATGTTTTCTTAATTACACCGATATTTTTTAAACCTAATATATCGAATTTAACATAATTCAAGCTGTCAATAGCTTTCATACCACACTGTACTATAGGCTTATCTTCGTCATATATAAACCCAATAGAATCATCTAGCGTAATAGGCGAGGCTACAATTCCCGCTGGATGCATCCCTTTAGATGTAATAGTCCCCTTGATTCCATCGAAATATTTGAAAACATGAGGGTACGTTTCTCTCGCCTTGTCTGGATCACTATCATAATCTTTCTTAATCACGCTAACCTCACTAAGAGGTATTTTTAAAGCTCTTCCAATCTCATCAATAGTTCCCTTATCTGCAACTGTGTTAAATGTGATTATATAGGCCGTTTGTTTATTCTCGAATCTATTGATGATATATTCAAAAACCTTACCTCTATCATTCGGATCAAAATCAATATCTATATCTCCTAAACTAACACGATCTTCATTACAAAACCTTGAAAATACAGTGTTCCATTTCACAGGATCTAAGTCTATAATATCCATAATATAAGCAATAACACTTCCACCTACAGAGCCACGATTATAACCGATAGGAATGTTATTATCCCAACACCATGTTGTTAATTCAGACATGAAGGTCATAAAGCTAAGCATACCCAACTTTTTAAACGCTCTTAGCTCCTCAGCAATCCCCTTCTTATACTCACCTTTAGAATCATCTATGATCCCATCTTGAACTTTCTGCTTGTATTTTTTAGCAAGAGTGCTTTTAAACTCCTCCTCATCGTTCTCGTATATCTTAGGATATTTAAATGAAGTATCCAGCTCGAAGTCTTCAATCATATCCGCAAATACATTTGTATTTTCGATTGCCTCCATATAAACCTCTTCTGGCAATGAGTCTTGCTCTTTAAATTTATCAATTAACTCTTCATATGTTTTAAATGTTAGATCATATGCATCTTCATGGCCATAACTCATATTTTTAGCCTTTTGAAGAATTGATCGACACTCAGCCTTATACTCCGAAGAAGAATGTGTATCTGTTCCTGCAATCAACCTTAATCCGTATCTCTGTGACCACTTATGTAAAAGCTGATTATATTCAATCTGCTCAACATCGTTATGATATTGAATTTCTAAGAACACTCTATCTTTATTATTAACAGCCCAATCCATAAACTTATTTATAATACCTAACTCATTTCTTCGTTGCCAAAGAATTGAACCAAGACATGCTGTTGTTACGATAATATTCTTACTCGTTTGAAACAATTCCTCTAGGGATATTCTTGGCTTGTAGTAATAATGATTGGTAGACTTCTTGTAAGCAATAGAAGACAATTTATTAAGCTCTTTTACCCCTTCCCAATTCTTTGCATATAACCCAATATGGTAAGTTTCTTTTAGTTTTTCTTCTAAAGTGGTGGTCAGATAAAATTCTTGACCATGTATATACTTAATGCCTTCCTTATTCATAGCCTGCTTTTTCTTTATCCATTCAAACACGCCACCATGTTCGGAAAATGCTAAAGCTTTCATATTATGCTTCTTAGCAAGTTTTATATATTCTTCATAATGAGAAGCACTATCTATTGTAGTTGCGTTGCTGAGCATTGAGTGTAAATGAAACAGTGTATAGTTTCCCATCTCAATTCCTCACCTCCTATAAGGATAAAATGTTGTCTATTTCTTCAAGTAGTTTATCTTCTTCTGATTGATACTTCTTATTCTTTTCCTGATAAGCTTTATAGAATTTACAATGTCTTTTTACTCCACATAAGACATTACAATAAAACTCATCTTTAGGCTGGATAGGCTCACGATTCCACTTGTCTTCCTCGTCACCTCTCTCATTAATCTCTTCAATTCCTGCTACAAGATCACGTTTTAATTCATTAACCAATTCCTCCGATACTTCAGCATACACATAACAATCATCTAATTTATATTTGTTTTGTATTTCTTCATCTAGTCCATCCAATGAATTTGCAGAAATTAACTCTTCAAGTTTAATATCAGCCTCCCAATCTTCCATATTATACACACTCTTGATGTCCTTCTTTAAAGGTGTTTTGATTGCTGCTACCCATTTATGTCTCTCTGAGCTTGTTGTTTTATACTTACCATTCTTTTGCTTATATGTAACGTTGACATACTTTAGGAAATTCCATGCAACTTTAATCTTATCCAAAGGAACACCCATCTGATGAAGACCCAAAGCGTATAATAATAGCTGTTTACCATGTAATTTAATCTTAGCTCCCTTATAAATTGTACTTGTTTTCCAATCAATAATATTATAATTGCCGTCTTGATCTTTAATGATTGCATCTACATATCCCATAAACACATGGCCGTCTACATCTACCCAAATTAATTTTTCTGTTAATACTTTAGTTTCAATTGGCTTGTGTGTAAGAAAGAAATCTTTAACACAACTTTTATATTTGTTTCTCATTGATGTGTTTTTCTGCTCATCACTACTAAATCTAAAATCCGATATTTCAATATCAAAGAACTTTGTTTCAAATAGATCAGCCATTTGATTGTATTTTATTTTATTTTCGTAATAGTCTTGAATAATATCATGAGCACATGTTCCTGATACTGTATAGATATTATCCTCACTCTTTAGCTTCTTAACTCTGGAAAGATAGTATTCATGCTTGCAATTATCTAAGGTGTTAATCTTACTATAACTCCAAAGAGGAAATTTTTCACCATATTTTTTAATAAATTTCTTAGGAATCACTAATTTATCTCTAGCTCCCACTTAATCACCCTTTACAAAAGTTCTGTGTTTTAATAGAAAGTTCCACTTCTTATACCCTTTATCTACTGGACTATCACCTTTCTTTAATAAATCCCATTTATCTTCTATGTAACTTACCTTTTGAAACTTATTTATTCTACCACATGTCTCTAGAACATGACTCTTTTCAATGCCCTTATCAAAGGCTATTACCACTTCACAATTTAAAGATAATAGTATTTTTAGCTGCTCATTAGATACTTCATGACATCCTACAGATACTCCAATTGGATAACCAAACATATCTAACTTAATAACACTCTTTTCTGCTTCAAATACAACGATTTGTCCTGTCTGTTGTACACTTTCCATATTATGACTCAATCCGTATAGATTGGAACTCTTTTCATACCTCATCCCATCTATAGGGAAGTATTTGGGGATATTAAGCTCTTCCCATGCTTTGTTAACTGTTCTCCCCACTACTCCAACTATTTTATTTTTGTCATCATATTTAAAATGAGGAAATATAATTCTTTCACTTTGTTCATCAAATCTAACGTGATATTTGTCAATTACATCTTGACCAATGATACTATCCTTATGTATTAAATCAATGTGAGGAATCTTAGAGTATTTATCGAGAACAGATATATCATAATAAACTTGCTCATTATCAGATGTTGTTCTCTTACGCTTGGTTTTGATTCCTTTAAAGAAAGCTAAATGATCCGTCTTCTTAGTAATTATTCCTCCAGATAATCCTAATAGCGCTAAGCATTTCTTATATGCATTTGTAAAAGGAATATCATATATGTACATCACTAAATCGTAAATTCTTCCGTATATTGTTTCTCCTTTCGTAAATACTCGTATTGATAAGTTATCTGGGAAGATGGAAACTTTACTGTTGTCATTCTCATCAGGTAAAGCACATCTTATCTCATTAGCATACGGTACAAATGAATGACATCCCACCTTTTCTAATAGTTGTTGTAATAAATCATTTTCAATTATGTATTTTTCTAACTCTCTAGCATCCATCTAAACACCTCTTAAGAGTCAAATGGAATATCACATATCCCTATCTCTTTATAAACTAATCTTCCTAAGTCTTGCTCTGCTACAATTTGATAAGATTGTGCCTCCCCATTACGGTTCTTTTCTATAAAGATAACAACGTATTTCCTATTTCTATCTAGCTTTATTTCTTTTCCTGATTGCATGCTTTCTTTTGTTAGTGGCTTCCACACCTTCACAGGATACTTTCCATCACTGTATTCATCATTACGTAACCTTCTCATTAATAATCCAACAGAAGCAACGTCAATTACGTTCTTTGCCATACCAATTGAATCACCTGTTAAGTATCGTTTTAATGCACTGCCTTTCTGTAATTGAAGTGTTACCCATAATGAAACGTCTAAGTTGGACGGTTTAATTAGGTCATCAAATTTACGCATATCCTCTTGCATTGATAACCAAAATGAATCAGTGTTGTCTCTGTCAGAAGAAATTTTAAATGTATCAAGAACAAAGTTTTTAACTCCTAATGAGGCATACTTTCTAATTACCCTTTCTGCTTGTTTTCGTGAATATGATTTAAAGTGAATAAGAACGATTTGGTTGTTTTTCATCTTATTCTTTAGATATTTAGAAGCTGCTTTTAATAGTTGATGTTCTTCATCAGTAAAGTTTCCTTGTCTCCATCTCTTCTTGTTGAATGGCTTACAGTTTTTAAACTTCTCTAAATGAATTAACTTATTATTAATAATCCATGTCAGCAATTCCTGTTTCCATTTAACATGATCCTGCTCATTTAGCATTATTCCTCCTGCTTCTTCATTTTCAAATAGCGAGGAAAGCATCATTTGAATCGTAAAACCTGTCTTACCTGTACCACTTAGGCCTCCTACAAGGATAATCTGACCTTGCATTACTCCTCCTATTTCTTCACTTAAAATATCACTTGGGATAGGCATTCCCACATTTAAACCTTTATTAGCCTCCTCAATAATGTCATCTAAATCATCTTCTAATTTGTGTGACTCAACTCCATCATCTGCATTGATAAAAATACTGTTCATTTGAGCATTAAAGTAGTCATATAAATCGTTAATATCCATGTCGTGAGCATCTGTAATAACTGACTCATCAATAGTAAGGTTATCTACAATGTCATATAAAGCTGACCACTTCTTTAAATCATTTATGTATGCCTCAATATTATCTACTGTGATATATGATTTTAAATTATCAATAATATCGAATTTTCCATACTTCTCATAGTTCTCCATGAGTTGTGGATTATCTTTTATGTATACTTCTACAGCTACTTCATCTAAAACTGTAATGTTCTTATTTACTACTTTAAGGCCAACTGTATAATAGAAGCTCCAAATTGGATTTTTAAACGTCTTTCTTGTTAAATCTGCATAGTCATAATATAGTTCTGTTTTTGACCACATACATCCAACAACGTTAGCTTCAACTGGCTTCATAATTTCTTTAATCTTTGCTTTCATTACTTCTTTCTTATCAAGAACCTGTTCCATTCAACAACCCCTCTCTAAAACAAGTGGCTTAATTTGTTAGCGACTTTATTTTTATGTATTTTAGTTTTGTTTTTGAACTCTGTATGTACATCATGATTCTCAAGTTTAACTTCTTCAACTCGTCTATTGCTCTCTTCTCTCTCTCTCAATCTCAAATACACATTATTAATATTATTTGAGACTATTGCCATTGCGTAATTCCATCCATCCTCTTTACTTTTGAATTTACTCCTATCTGAAATAGCATTAATAATATCTACCTTCTTAATTTTGAAAGTTAATAATATTACCTTATATGGATAACCTTCATCACTCAACAACACCTTTTGATTTCTTTTAAATCCATAATTCCCTGATCTAAGGCCTTGCAGCCTACCAACAACTTGCCTACTTAGAGACATTTTCTTTTCATAATGGAAAATTTCATACTTTACATATTGGTAAAGTTCATCCCAATCTTTCCAATCTTTCATTTTTTCTTCTGTTTCCTTTTGGCTTTCCTGATACTTCTCATAGCAATTTTTATGTATGTATCTAAATGATTTTCTTTTTGCTTCAGGCTTAGTTATATCTTCCTTTACAGCTTCTAACTTCATTACTTTTTCTTTGCAGTGATAACAAGTAGCCGTTTGATTTGTCACACGCTCACTCCTTTTTTAGAATAGGTGACAGGAGTTTGTATCCTGCCACCCTTATATATCTGAAACCAATTATTTTAACTTTTTGATTTCTTCAATTGCCTCTTTTAAATTTGTAGCAAGTGATGGATCATTATATTTCTCTGCGCCTTTAGATTTTAGAATCTTAGCTACTTCACCTTTTAAAGCTTCATCTTTAGCGCTTAATTCTTTGTATAGAGCTTTGAATTCAACAACTAGTTCATCATGGTTCGCTGATTCTTCTTGCATAGAGCTTACTGTTGACTCAATAACTTTGTCATAGTTAGTTTCAATACCTTCTGCTTTAGAACTACGTTCGATATAACCTTTAAATGCTTCATATGTAACGTTCTCTAACTTTGTACCAAGCTTATACGTTTTAGTTGTATCTTTCTCAACCTCAGCAAAGAATTTCCATTCTTGAGTAACCATATCTTTCTCTTTATAGAATCGAATAATTACATCGAAAGTATGTTCAGCATTTTTACGTAGAGAAGGCTTCTCTCCTACTTTAATCGCCTTACCGTTAGCATCTTGCATAACGTCATCCTTGTGAGCTACAGCGATAACTGTAATTCCTTTGGCTGAAGCTTGAGCAATATAGCTGTCAAATCGGATTGTATTTAATTTAACTTTTCCCCATCCACGCTGAGATACTGTTGCGTCATCCACATTACCTTTCTTCTTACGAGCACGCTCTTCTTCACTTTCCATAGCTGATACTTGCATTCCATTATATATATTTGTATAAGAATCAATAGTATATGTGTTAAATTGGGTAGGATTCTTTACTACTTGTTCTGATAGTTTAATTACATCGTAGTAATTAGCAGTATCGGCCACCCCTACGATATTATCTTTATATTCAGGATCATTCTCATATACTCCAATCTTAGATTCAGAGTCAACGATTGCATTGTTAGGGAATGAAAGTGTGAAAAGTGATTTGCCTGCACCATTTTCTCCATAAGCTAAAATTTTAAGTCCTTGTTTACGAGCTGCTGGTTTACGAAATGAAATTGTCATATATAAATTCCTCCAAATGTATGTAATTTATTTTTTTTAATTATAATTTTACTGCTTATATGTAATTAGTTATTTGATTGTCTATGATATATCAATCTAAATCATCAAGGAAAGATAAATCTTCATCATCATCGTTGCTTACTACCACTTCTGGTTCTGGCTCTACATCTACCATAATTAAATCTTCAGGCTTAAACGCTTCATCATCAATGATTAATTTTGGCTTACCAGTGTCACGATCCTTTAACAACGTAGGTCGTGTTAATTGCATTTCATCTACTCGTTCTCCATTGTTAGTATTCATTTTCAATACTTCCTCAAGTGTGTAGAATCCATCTTCAATTAACTCTAATGCTTCTGCTGGCAAATCTTCTTTTGTTACTTGACGTTGCGTGTACCCGATTTTATACTTCCCATCCACAGTAATCTGACGAATTTTATCCTCTTCGACTGTTAGATATTTATCAATAATTTTTTGATATGTACCTTTATTCTCTTCAGTAGCTCTAATTTTCAATTCTAAATCAAGATACTCTGAGACGCCTTTTTTCTTATAGTGAAGTTTTGTGTTAACAGTAGCAATTCCTTCAGTTTCCCATTTTTCTAAGTCTAGTGAGTTAGATGAGATTAGTACTGATTGAGTAAATTTAAATCCTGAATCTGACTCTTCCTCCGCAGGTAATAGGAAGATACGCTGAATTTCATACTCTCTTTGTAATTTATCATTAAAGATACTGTGCTTTACACGACCACGTACATACAACTTCATGCCTGTTTTTAATCTATCTTTAAGATAATTCATTACATCATATGCCGTTAAAAAGTTTACATAATCCCAAACCATTTTACCTTCTTCATTTTTAACTTTTCTTAATGCTACCTTGATAAACGAACGGTCAGCTACATGTTTTAGAATTTCTGGGTTATTTCTATCACCGAAAGCCACTTGAAGCTGCTCATTTGCTTCACCGTCTTTGAGGTTTGCATAGATAATTCTTCCATCTGTTAAGCTAAAGCCATCTTGAGCATTCAGGTAGAAGCTATTTCCTTCGTTATCTTCCATTTTCATATTAAGGCGTGAATAATTCCATTGAGGGTTATTTTTACCTTTTAAATCAATTTGGAAAGTGTTAGGATCAACTGTGATAGTTCCTTTAGCTTCAAAAGTACCGAATGTTTGTGGTTTGTTGTTTGTCATATTATAAATTCCTCCAGTTATATGTATAATTTTATTTTTTTATTAATAATCTATTACTCTAGATAAAACCTAAATTTGATACAGAACTATTTATTATACGTCTCTAACATCAATAATTTCTAATTCTGATCTTCGTGGACTCTCAGGGAAGTTAAATGTCTGCGACACAACTTTAATACCCAATCTTTCAAGAATAGAAGCTAAATCCTTTGCTCCACCTTCAAAACGTCTATTTTCCTTCTCTGCTTGGTTTAAAATCTTATCAAATTGTTCATCTGACATATCTGTAGGCTGGATAACCTGAATCGTGTCTTCATAACGGACGGATTCTTCTACTTGAATTTCAACTTTTTGCATTTATATCACTCCAATTTATTTTATAGTTTTTCACTTTATAAACCGCATAACAATGGGCTTTATGGAATGCCTGTCTTCCACTTTGACAACCTATCACCTCCTTAAAGTTATTTATGTATATTTAATCAAATTAGTGGTTAATTAATCCTTTTTATCTTGTTTTAATTTTTCTACAATATAGTTAGCGATTTCCACATTCTCTTCTTTTGTTGCTAATCTATCAGCATTGATAACAATATTTCCTTTCTTATCCATTGAGAAGACAAGGCTATTATTCGAATTTGTAATAAAGATTCCCTTCGCTTCTTCGCTATTTTTTGCTGTTTGAAACTCATTTACTGTAAGACTATCAATGCCTCCAGTTTCATAGAAGTTTAAAATAGACCTTCCTTTAACATCTTCAACTTTCATTACTCCTGTAACATTTCCGGCTTTTACTTTCACCTTTTCAGATGCGGAGATAGCAACCCAACCATCTGCAATCCCACTGTCTCTTTTATGTTCTACCTCATCGAAAATATATTTTTGATAACTATCAACAACTCTTTTAACATAAGCTTTAGTTTCTGTTGAGTTTAAAATGTCTCTATTCTCAACAACAGAGTTTGCACCTACATTCGCTGCCATTGCTACTTTAAAAATATCTGAACCGACTTTGCTAACAATATCCTTTAGATACCTTACTCCACACTCGATGTTATCTCGAATATCAAATACGTCTCCATCTCCTATGTATTTTCTAAAAGTAGAAGGATAAATTTGCATTAAACCTTTTGACCCTGCGTAACTTTCAGCTTTTTCACTAAAATTACTTTCTGCTTTAATAATTGATGCTACCAGTAAAGGATCAACTCCATGTTTATTTGCTACATAATTAATTTCCTCTGCATATTTTCCTGCCCATTCTTTTACTAAACCCATATTATCAATCTCCTTTTATAATATATTTTATTTTATTAATGATTCAATGCTGACTGGAATCCACTTCTGCTGTCTTAATAAGTTGTGCTTTTCTTCATGAAGTTTGGTAAACTTATCTGTGAAAGGTTTTTCTTCACTAAGCTGCTTATCAATTTCAGTTAGTCTTGCTTCATTTTTATCAAATGTATCTTCTAACTCTTTAATTCGATCACTTCTTGTTGGAGAAAACATTAACCTATTTAACTCACCAAGTAATTCTTGTTGTCTTTCATTAATCATTATTTTTGCTTCAGGTGTTAAATCTTCTCTTTTTAAATGTTCTTTCAACTGACCTAACTCATTATGTATTTGACTTTCTCTTGCTTTAGCTCGATCTGATAAGATGCTTCTCACCTCCTTCAAAGCTATGTCTTAATGTTACTATCATTCTTTTAATTTGTCAACAATGTATTTTATTTTATTTGATATATTTTTTTCTTATACCTCCTAGGCGGAGAATAGTGTCACTACTACTATTCTTTATTGCCCGACCATCAAGGCCTAACTCATAGATAGGATGTGGTTTGAAGGGGTAACTAATCCCTCCCTAGGAAGTACAAACCCTAGTTACACAATCGTGTAAAATAAAGCTCTCTTATTCTCTGTTTTTCTTCCATTTACTCCGTTTTTCTAAGTTGAAATTTACGTAAAATAAGTATTTTATATAATCATGTTTTACTAAGTCTTCTCTTTACTTCTTCATATTCCTTTTTATTTCTTTCATATATTTTATAACAGTTATAATCACAGAAGTTAGTTTTATCAAATAATCTTAGTTGCTCTCCACATTGCTTACATTGTTTACGCTTAAAGAGCTTTTTCAATTTATCACCTCTTTATTATTATTTAATCTAAACTTTTATTCTTACAAGATGAGTAAGATTCAAATGTGTGATTTGCCCAATATAGTGGATGGTAATGATAAACAAATTCTGGATCACTTTTTAATAAATCTTTTATCACTGAATACTCATTAATCATCTTTGTTGCTTCTTGATAAGTAAATCTATATGTATCCATTAATTCTTCAGTAACAGCTTCAATAAACTTTTTATCTCCTATCACTATCACACCCTTATGTATCTTATTTTATTTACTTCGTTGTTTTTTCTTGCTGTTCCTTATCTCTGTATCTAATATATCATGCTGAATTTTAACCGTCAATACTTTTTGTAATTTATTTTTGTTAATTTATTATTTTATTTTCCATTCAATATAATGGTATAGATCATCATACACACCATCTTCTTTCATACGTTGTGTATAATACTCCTGTCCTTGTTTAAGCTCCTTCTTATCATTACATATTATACGACCATACCTGCGGCCATCTTGTAATAACCAATCCATAGTAAACTTGTAATGCTCATCTAATCCCTTCATATACTCACCTTTTCAGCCTAAAGAATTTATTAAGAATTTTCGTTCCTTCATACTTTTCCCACACAGCAACTATAAATGCCATTGTTCCCCATACGATATTAAGAAATGGAATCAGTATGAAGACGATATGTCCAATTCATGCATCTTGTTTCTCTGCAATAAGCATCGTTCTGACTCCAAAATAAGCATATATCAACGATAATATGTATCCAATAATCCACCACATGGGCTACTCCTCCTTTAATATTCTCTCTAAAATCATCATTTTCCACAAATATGTATTAACCAGTAATCTTTACATCCTGCGCTTTAAAAGTATCTTTAGTTCCATCATCAAATTCAATATGAAAAGCTCTATATGTATATGGATGCCAATGCTCATTTACGTAGAATCCTCTTATAGTACCTTGCTTAGTCATTCTTCTTTTTCTTACCTTAACAAGAAAATCCGCATACACCTCGCAACGCTTACCGATTATGAGGTTATCATAGTTCATGACGCTTCTCCTCCTCTAATGAGCGCTTATAAGCCTTCCAGCTACAGTTATCGAACAATCCAATATCTGATCCCATCCAAGTCTTATAGTGTAAATTGAAACTCGCTAATCTATAAACGTACCTTCTGAATCTCTGCACACGTTCTCCATACTCACATGGCAGGTTCTCATTCTCTAAATTCGTATCTATGCTCTCCCTTTCGGTACACATCATAGCTATTGAAGATAGTATCCTGAGACTTTCATGGACAAGGACTCCATTGAATCCATTAGCATCCTGTAGGCTCGATTCAAAACCATTAATTTAAATTATAAACCCATACTACCAATTAATTTATTTCCACAGTTTTTTAATCGTTCAACTTCAATATCATGTAACTGTTTAAAATTATTCCAACTACTTATACATAATGCTCTATCAGTATTTTTTAAATCATCTCTACTATTCATAATTAAATAAGCAGAATAAAGATCACGCTGTATTTTTCCACATTCAAATTCATTCCATCTAGCTGATAAACTTTTCTTTGTGTAGTCATCTGTAAAGTGATTATATTGGCTTGCTTTAAAATTAAATGTATCAATCTTGTTTAATTCCAATTCCCAATACCCTAACTTCTGCTTTAGCAACGTCAGTATCATTGCGGGCGCTTTATTTGCTAAGGATTTTCCAAATCGTTTCTTCTTATTGTATCTACCTGTTTTTTCATTAATTATTGTTTCCTTTGTTCTTTTCTGTAGTCCTTTATAGTTCATTTGTTCGACATAGAATCTGTCACCTAGACTTATAATCCAATTGGCTAGTCGATAGTGTGACTGTTTTCTAATATCAGCTTGTTTACGTTGCAACTCAGCTAATTGATAACGTAATTTTAAGTAGTTCTTACTCCATATCCATTTTTCTCCATTTCTCCTTTTAATTGTTCCGTCTTCGTTGAATTTATGTGGATTCATCATGCATTTACTTCTGTTCATCTTGCGTTGAATAACTCTCATTTGTTTATGAATGCTGTTAACTTCTGGTGCCAATTCTAATAATTTTGTCTCATTCTTACTTACAATGGCAATAGTTTGTGTGCCAATATCAATTCCTACCTTTCCCTCCCCGTGTCTACCTTTAAACATCCCTGTTTTATTATCAATTTTTCTAGGCGGGATTCCTTCTAGGACTAAGTGTATAAAGAATCTAATTTTACCTCTAATTAACTTTCTAACAATACGACAATATTTAATCTTATTTGTTAATGCCTCATGTGCATAATAATCACATTCTTTAATCTTCACCTTGATATTTAGTTTGTTCCATTGTAGATACCCATCACGATATTTAATTCCTTGTCTATTACTTGATCCTTCAACTGAATCCATTTCGCCCTTACACTTAAAATTAACTCGCTTAGCCTTCCCATAAAACATTCTCTCTACTGATAAAAAGGCGCGTTGAGCAAGTTTTTGAACTGTGCTAGAATCAACCTGTTTAAATTCATTTATTCTTAAGGGAGTGGAGAACTTAATTAAATCATATTTTGTAAATCTAAAATCTTCTCTAGCTTTCCTGTATGCTTTAGTTTGCTCTTTCTTATCTAGCTTCTTAATTAATTGATATTGTTTGGACTGTCTCATTAGATTTAATCTCTTCAATGATTCATTAAGTAAAACATTATATAACTTACGGGATAGTTCAAAATATTTATTTAATGCAGCAACATCTGAATTTGTAGTATGTAATGGCAACTGTAAAATAAATGTTGATTTCTTAACTTCACCCATTCTTCTCACCACCGATCTGATTCACTTGTATTCATCTCCATACACTTATATTACAGTAGACAGTATGTATTATCAACAGTATATATTGAAAAAGATTTGTATATTACTTATAATATATAGAGAGGTGATAAAATATGAAAATAATGATCGATGATTTACTTAAAGAAAAAGATAGAACACGTTACTGGTTAGCTAAAGAAGTAAGAATTACGTATCCAAACTTGTGTAATCTAGCTGACAGAAAAACAGCTTCTATTAAATTTGAGATTATGGAACGTATTTGTACAGCATTAGAATGTACACCTAACGAATTGCTTGGGTGGAATCAAAGAGAGTAGTCCATTTTCCTTGATGCACCCACCTCCCCTTCTTTATTGTTTAGATTGTCCTGATTTAGGAGATGTAGATTCTGTAAGAGTGCTCTTATATACTTTCCAACTACAGTTATCAAATAAGTCAATATCTGACCCCAGCCAAACCTTCCAATACCAATTACTCCATGTTAAATTATAGACATATCTTATGTATCCAATTATAATAATCACCTCGTATTTGTATTTTATTTGATTTATTATGTATTATTTAAATCTGTGTAAATCTCTTGTTTCGTGCAGAATTATTTCTTGTTACGAGTTCTATATGAAAATTCAAGATTAGCAATAAGTAGTGGTGCAGAAAGCATGAATGTAACTGCTAAAACATTAACTACAGGCAAACCTTCACTTAAAGTTGCGATCAGTAAATAAGTTACAAGAATAATCTGTGCAATATTAGCTATCTTCATTTAAATCTCTCCCTTAGTATATTCATTTTCTACAGTCATTAAGAAAACTTTCCTCTTCAGTTACAAAATCAATATATTTCTTGCCTTCAAATTCATACTCATGCTTAGTAAAATAGATAATCTTGTTGTCTGAATCAGGCTCTGGAGCTACTCCAATTACAGTTACGCAAATTACACCTGAAGCATGCTCAAGATAGTAAAACTTCTCACCTACGTTATATTTAGGAGTCTCCATTTACTTCTCTCCTCTCACAATTCTAAAACTAACGTCTTCTTTATTATGTATTTGATGAATTAAAATATAGTTTGAAATCAATTCCCTTATACGTACTAAGTCTCCTGATCCATACCGTTTACCGTTTACAAACATTATGTATGTTCCTTTATCCCTTATCTCATCGAATCTAATTCTAGCACTAGGAAAGTCAACCATTTAATTTTTCTCCTTCATACAATACTCCTCATAAACAGCGCTCACATCTACTCCTTGTCTCACCAGCTCTTTTCTTAGTTTAATCATTGAGCCAACAACATCCTCACTTTTAAGCCAATTCATATAAGCTAATGCTGCAAGTTCTTTTAGTTCTTTCAATTCTTTCTCCATTTAATCACTCCTCTTTTTTAAAATACTCTTCATAATCTGCTATCGTTGCATCTACTCTATTAATCTTAAGATCATCATCCCACTCAAACTCTTCAGATTCCTTTATAGTGGCAGTCTTAAAATCAACGTCGAACCGTTCACTAATCTGCCCTAATAAACGTCTAACTCCATTAATATCATCAATATCCTCATTTACATCCATAATGTACATACCTACCTTAAATATTTTCACCATTTAACCACTCCTTTTCTAAGTAAACTGAGAATTTTATCAATATTGATTTAATATATGTTCAATATCTTCTAGCACCTTATTAATCTCTGTAATACTCCCCAATACAGAGCCACCACTTGATTTTATTTCAGCTTTAAATTTATTTCTATCAGAAATAGCTCTAACAGGTTGACCATGATATAAAAGTGTTCCTTTAGGATACGTTTTCTTTTCCCAACTATCTGTATAATCCTCTTTCAATTCTTTTAGTCCTTTACAGCCCCTTATAATTTTCGCTTTGATTTTGTCACTATGTATGTGATAACCCAGAGAATCATATTTATATATCTCTACCAATAATCCATCTTGTACTCGCCAAATATCTTTAATTTCGTGTGACTGTATTTTTTCCATTCAATCCCTCCATAAGAAACTTTAAATTAATTCTTCTCTAAAATCATCTCTAGCCACATTTTCTTTCCGATTAAAATTTGTTTAGTTTTGTCGTCTAGTCCATATACATTAATATACTCATAAACCTTACTATGAAACTCATTACTTAACTCATTTAACTCTTCGTAGTCTCTCCACATTTCTTCCTTAATCATACTTTCACGCTCCTTATCTATTTAAAAGGGAAATTTTTTATAGATTTAATCATTTACTGTTTCTCTACATTCTCCTTTATATCTATCTATTCTCCATTTAATTTGACCTGTTCCCACACCAGACATATTATTAGCCATAAACTGTGTGTATGCTTTCTCATATTCCAAATGAACGCTTTGTTTATACTCATGATCCTGACCATCTTTCTCATATGTCCCTACAACTAAATAGAAATCTAGAAAACTTTTCTCCATATTATCCTCTCCTCTATGTAAATGTAATATTTTATTTAGTTTTCTTTTTGTTGCAAAACAAGTTCATATGAATCCTTGCTGTAATGTTTGTGTTCATATTTATTAATTGAATTTATAAGCTCTTCTAAAGTTTTGTGATAACCTGTGGCTCCGCCTAGTCCATTATCTAGATTTTTCGCAATAAAACCATCTTTAGTGGAAATTATAATATATGATGTAGTTCCCATTGTAATAATATCTCCACATTCAAAAACAGGTAGTTTTCCTTCTTTGTTTTCTTTGACTTTAAGTTTCATATTACCACTCCTCATAATTTGTTTAGCTTATCTTTGATCCATTTCATGATACTGAAAGTATTTTGATTACTCTCCTCACTTTTGCTAGACACTTCATTAAAATAAGTTTCTCGTGTATTTATGTACTTTGATTCCTCTTTATTTGTGAAATAATCTATTGAACCGTCTAGATTCTTCACTACTTTAAGTATTTCTACAACATCTTCTCCACACTTAACCACATCACCAACTTCAAAAATGCTTTTAAGCTCTTCCTCATGAAATACTTCTTCTCCCATAAATCTCTCATACTCCATTACACGAGTTGCTTTATATCCCACAGGATAACTTTCACCATGATGACATCTTGCTAAATTCCATTCTCCATCTTTTATATAAAATACTTTCATATAAGGATTTATAGCATATTTCACCTCATATTTGTCGCATAGGAATCTAGCCTTATATTTCATATATCTCCTCCCCATACACAATTTTTATATGTAACCTCTCTGCCATAACGCTTTTTCCATTTCTTCTGAATACGTTTTTTCTTAGGTACTTTAGTTTTACCTTTTGGTAATTGAATACTTGATACTGTGGCATCAAATCTTGGATGCGTTCTAACTAAGTTATCCCAACTGTCATCCAACTCAACATTCTGTAAACCCATACTCCATCCTCCTGAACTATGAAACGAGAAGGAGTCTCCATCTTTAATCAATTGGCTATTTTTATTCTCAACACCTACAGATGCTACATCGACTTTGCAATTTAATGTTTCTACCTTTGTCGTTTCTCCTGTTTGATTATCTATAAGGAACATCTCCATACTTCCAACGTCTCTAATACCCATAATAATCACTCCTATAATTGATTTTATTTAATATAAAAAGCTAATTTTATCCATTACTCTTACGAGATTCAGTCAAAACATAATCTACTTTTGCGCTGATGCATTCAGGTTCTCTTTCTTTATCTGCAACATTGTAAATATTCACAAAAGTACCATCTGTAAATTGAATAGTCATAAACTCGTAATTCTTTCTAGAAAATACTTTCTCCACTGTTTTCCCAATCATAAAATTTAAATCTTTTCGTTCTTCTAACATTTGATTACCTCCTGTTTAAAATAGTTTATTCAACACTTCTATTGAATATATAAATAATATTCGCATCTATATTGACTGCTAACTGACAGCCGTCATAAGCATATCCTTCAAACTCCTTAAAAGCATCAAATAGCTCTTTAACTGTGTTAATTTCAACATCCTTTAATTCATCAAGCTTATACTCTGTTCTCATAATCCACTTTGTATGATAGACATTATAGTGCCTTTCATAATCAAAGCTCTTTTCTAGTAACTCTTTATATTGACTTATGTCTCCATCTAGCGCCCTAATGCTGATTTTCATTACTATTCAATCACTCCTTTTCCTCAAAGGAATCAATAATGCTACAAACTTGTTTAATAACTTTCTGACAAAAAACTTTAGAGAATTTATCTAAGTTTGTAAGGCTGTCTTCTCCCCAATTCAAATCAATGTCTTCTGAGAAGAAATCCCAGTCTTCAAACAATTCATCAAAAGTTTCTACTGTTGCATCATTTACAACATCGCTTACATCATAGCCTTTTCCTTGTAACAGAAATTCTTTTACTTCTTTTAATTTATTCTCCACATTATTTCCTCCTTATTTTACAAAGTAAAATATTGCTTTCGTATTAATTTGAAACCTCAATAATTTTGCACTTAAGCATACTCTTGATATAATTCAATGCTTCATTAGGGTTAAGTGTTTTAAAGTTTGACATAATTTGAAGCGACCTTATATTTATGAGCCTAAAGTAATTTGTCTCACCATCAACCTCCATTACCACTCTATATTCTAGACTTGCTCCTGATTGGATATGTTTAACTTTAATATGAGTACCTTTTTCTATTGTATTTTTCATATAGACATCCCTCATTTTAATTTATTTTTTCAAAAATATAACCTCAATATTTTCAACTATACGAAAGCGTGGTTTATTATCTGTTTTCTCTATCCATTCCTTAAAAGTTTTCATCATCATCTTCTGTAATATCTCCTCATCTTCCTCACTGATTCCTTCATACCACCCGTCTACATCTTCTCCATATTCATCAAAGTAATTTTCATCTACTGTTTTTAAGACTGCTTCAACATGAAAATTAATTTCTGGTTCTGTAATTTGCCCAACAAGAAAATGAGTAATCTCTTCATGATTTTCTATTTTATCAGTGTAGTTATTGAGATTATGCCCTGCTATAATTGCATCTTCTTTTGTACTAAATAAACCATTGCCCCAATCTTCTCTGTCAATTATAAAAGACCATTTCTTATTCATTCAACAGCTCCTTCTCTATAGAATATTGCCTCATATTATTCTCTGATTAAGTAGGATAATGTTTTAGTCATCTGGTTTCTAGAATTGTAGCTAATAAAACTTAGATGAAAGTCGTCAAAAGTTAAACAAAAAGCTCTTCTTCCTATAGGTATAGGTAATATTGTTCCGTCCCTGCTTTTATTTTCCAGATCGAGATGATTTTCTTTAATCTTTTGTATATATTCATTCCAACTATCAATCTCTACGATTCTAGATTGATGATCCTTTATAAAATCTCTAACCATACTAAGATTAGTTTCAATTATTCTCGGCACTCACAACACTCCTATTATATTTTATTTGTTCTAACTTCCTGCCTAACGCATATGTATAAATCTGAGGTGATAATAATGGAAAAGAAAACAGTTGATAAATTTGCCATTGATTCATTGAAAAATATTCAAGATGTATTGCATAATATTCAATATGAAGCATTTGATCCAGATCATCGTGACAATGATAGACTTTTACTTGATACCGTTGACCACTTATGTAGAGTAGCCAATATGTTAGCTGGCGTTATTAGAGAAGAGAAATCTAAAGGATTTATAGAAAACAACAATCCTCAAAAGTATGCAGAAAACAAGCTCCTTATTGCTCAACGTAGCTTTAATGATTATCTTAAATCAACAAGAGGTTAAGTAAGGGGCTTATTTCTAAGCCTCTCCTTTTTTATGTACTGTAAAATGTTTCTTTTATGTAATCTGTAATTCTATGTTATCTAACCGTTTATTAGCAATTTCTATGTATTCTTCTGATATTTCAAATCCAATATATCTTCTATTGTTGAGCAATGCCATTTTCGCAGTTGTACCACTTCCCATAAATGGATCAAACACAACGTCTTCTTCATTACTCCAACTAAGAATATGATCTTCAGCTAATCTTTCAGGGAACATGGCAGGATGCTTGAAAGCGAATTTATCGTTTGTTGTACCTCCTCTGCCAACTGAATAAAACCATATGTTATTACGGTATCCTTCTTTTTTTGTTTCTTTTTTCTTATGCTTTGCTTGTGTTTCTTCTCCCGTGTGTCTAAATGTTCCACCTTTTATTTTCCCAAAATCTTTATTTTCTTTAAGTAGTGGGTTAAATGTATTCGGCTTTCCTTTAGCTAATACAAACATATATTCAAACTGTTGTTCATACCTACTATGCGTAAGGGGCATGGGGTTTGTTTTAGCGTAAATCATTGTGTCATGGAGGTTAAAGCCCACTTCTTTAAAGAACAATGCCTGCTTAAAACTTGTACCTGATTCACTTCCTTTTACAGTAGAGTCATTTACAACCCATACCACAATTCCCCCATTTCTAGTAATTCTATAAAGTTCATTAGCAACAGATTCAAAATCAAACGAATAACCATTATACTTACGTAAATTATCATAGGGTGGAGACGTAACCGTTAAATCTACACTGTTATCAGAAATCAACTTCATCCCATTTAAACAATTCATTTGATAAACACGGTCAAGCTCTAAAGTTCCTAATAATTGTTTTGTCAAATATATTCCACCTTTTATGTATTTTATATTATTTATTTTCCTGTAAAATGCAACTTTTATGTAATTATTCAACCTCTATTTTCTTCCTTTTTCTTTTCTTCTTGCTGCATATTATGTATTTGCTCATCGGTTAACGGCTTCTGAATACTCAATTTACTCATGATTTAACCTGCCAATTAACAACTTCTACATCATACCAGTAATCATCACTATCAGCATCGGGCATAACCTCTAACTCATATCCTAAAAGATCAGCGAAAGCTTCAATTCTCTGCACCATAGACTCCGATTCTACACTGACGTATCCAACGGCCACCATCTCTTCAATTGCCTCCGTAACAGCCTCATTTATATACACCATTGACGAGATAAAACTTCCGTAGAAAGCAACCTTATCCTCTTGAATAAGCTGTTCTGGTGTTTTCATTTATACTCCTCCATTTCTGTAAGAAAGATTAGTTATATACAGATTATTGAAAACATCCGTATCCTACAAAATCAATATGTCGTTTCTTTTCATCAAATCCGAAGAAAGATAACATCGGAATAGGCTCTTCAAGTTTCAACACTAAGTCATTATCAATTTTCATAAGTAGGAACATCCACAAGTCAGCTAAGTCACTAGAATAAATCGAAACAATACCTTCTTCTCTATTAATATTTTCTTCTGATATTCTAAATCCTAATTCCTCAAGCTCTTCTAGCTCCTCAAGGTCAACAGTGTCCTCTTCATATTTATTGCAAATCTTATGTATATCAAAACCTGTTTTTTCTTTAATTTGAAAATGAATATCTCTAACTTCCTCTACAGATTTATTAGAAATTACAGTATAATAATCACATTTTCCATGTCCGTCATCTGACCAATCTCCAATAGGGAGTTTAAATTTATGCATTATTCTACCTCCAATAACTCAGATTTCTCATATAAACTACCCACTACTTCAATAATTCCACCTAAATGATGATCGAATCCAGTATAGCTTCCATGACCTGCATTAATCTTATATAAGTCTACTGGACAGTATAGATAATGACCTTTTCGACTATCGTAAACTACAACAGTTAATAAAGTTTTACCTTTGCTGCGAAGAGTATAATAAGCTAAATCCTTTTCATATATTTTATTTCCGTTGGTGTCATCTAAGTTTGTGTATTGTAAGTACTGAAGATGCTCAAGCTTCTCAGTTTCAGCTTCTAATGGATATTCATCTTTATATCCAATAATTTTCTCAGCTTCTATGTATCCGTCATTAAGAGTGAAGAGAATATCGTCCTCTTCGCCAACATAATACATCTTATTTTCCACGTTATCCCATGCTTTATATTTAATATCCTTCAAATATTCACCTCATTTTTAACTTTATTTATTATTTATTCTCTATAAAAGGTATATTTTACAGCATTATTCATTCCATAATCTTATTTAGATACAAACTTACCTTTCATCCACTTAAGCAGCATGTATAATCCTTGACCAACAAGTATCCATGTAATCACAAGTAGAAAAGGTACATAAAATAGAATCCATAACACTTTATCTTTTAGAGAAACAGACTTGAATCCATTGAGGGTAAGAAAAGCTTTAATTACTTTTTCTCCATCCATTTCATAGCCTCCTTATCCATAACTCCAAAACACCGAACCTGTATTATTATATTCAATCTTAGTTAATCCGCAGTTATTCTTAAAGAAGTCTTCCAATAAGCTATAAAACTTTTTATTGAGATTAATAATATAGCTTTCAATAAAGTCGTCATTATTAAGAATGATATGAACACTTCTGATTGTTTCCGACATCTTTAAACGTACAGGACTTTTAAGATCAACCATAACATCATTAAAGCCGTCAATCATTTCTTCTGTAATGAGCATTTTCACTTAACACTCCTCCAATTTATTTACTAATTTAAAAATCTCCTCAGTGCTTTGTACTTCATACATTTTCGTTTTACCTGTTTCACTAGCAATCAATACATCACCATAAGTATCAGCCAACACTGCATCCTCTACTTGTTTTAGTGACTCTTCAATTAAATCATTCAATCTTTTAAAAGTATTTTCATCATTACAATCTTCCATAATTCCAATTAATTTATCAGCTAACGCAAGTAGAGCTTTATTATCTGTGCGCATTTAAATCACTCCAATATATAATTTATTTAACACTTACCATCCCATTTACTAAATTCCTTTACTCCATCATTTCTCTCTGTTGCTTTTCTTTCAATATTTTTCAAGTAATTCTCATAGCTTATCACTTGATCTTTTGCCATAGCCACATAATTATATTTCCAACGTGGAGCATCATATGCAGTTCCATATTCATCTCCACCGTACACACTTTTAAATTTATCTCTTTTGAATATTTTACTCTTACCTAAATATACAAACACTTCAATATGAGCTGTTCCCCACTTATCTTCCCATGCATCTATTCTATACTGATTACCGTTCTGACTTACTACAGGATACTTAGTTAGCACTTTCATAATTTCTCCCCCTTTTAATTCTATGTAAAAGAATGCATTTACCGATATTACAAATCTACCCGATTTTCTCTTGGCGCTATCATTTTCAAGTCCTTACAAGACACTATCATTAAAGAATTGTAACCCTGCGCAATTTCAATTCCATTCTCTTTGATGTCTACAACTTCATATACTTCGCGCTTAGGTCTAAATAGAACAATATCCGTCTCTTTAAATTCATTTATTTCACGACCCCATTTAGCCCATTTACGCTTTTCCTTTTCTTGTTCAATCTCTTCTTTCGTTGCTTTTCTCCATTCATCGAATGGATACTTCCAGCCTTTCTGTATGTCGCTTGCAATAGTGTATAAGTAGCTGCCGTCATTCATTTTGTGGACTTTTGAAACTTCTATAATTCGACCTCTACCATCTGTAATTAAATCTCCTACAGCAAATCGTGGAATGTGGTAAAATTCCCAATCATCACTATTAATTAGATAAGCATCAATATTACCTGTCACACCTGATTCGTCTGTAAATGTTACAAGATCTTCATTTAACTCAATATATGCCCCATCTCCCCATCCTCTCAATCTCATTTGTTTACCTTCTTGTAAGTTCTTATATACTTCCCATGCTTGCATATTTAATTCCTCCTTAAAGTGTCGTTCCTACCCAAAGATTATAAGCACCTTCTATTTCTTGTTTAGTTTCCTCCTGTTTAGCACCTGAAGCTTTTATTAAATCCTCTAGTGACATTGGTGTTTGATATTCCTTGTAGTGAGCGTCCAATATATTTAAAACTTCTCTCCATATTCCAACTAAAACTCCATCTTTATCATTAATCGCCTTTCACCTCTTCTATGTAAAATAATCTTTTGACTTTAATTATTCCTCATCCTTAACCATGATCCAAGCTAGATGAGTAGCTGCAAAGTTGCTATCTTTCACTTCATCTAAGTGTTTAATGCTGTCTCTAACCTTCCCACTTTCAATTAACTCTAAGGCCGTCTGCGCCTCTTCTATGACTTTATGTAATTTCTCAACTATTAACATTTTATTCTCCTACCTTTAAGCTGGCCTCTATGTATGATTCCATATACTTTCTATTTTTCTCTTTCTTTTCAACCATGCTATCAATCTGAGCTGAAAGTGTAAGTAAATCTTCTTGATCTAACTTTTTAAGGCTTCTTTTAATGTGCTGAACAACTACCTCATCAAACACCATTCCATTCACCTCTCAAATGTATTTTATTTTTGTTAACTTCTTCTTGATTCAAATATAGCATGCATCTTTTTCCATTGCAACACTTTTTTATAATTTATTTTATTTATTTTTTTTAAAACTTCTACTCTATAGACTTATCTATATAAAGAGAGACTCAACAAGTATTTATGAAGAGTCTCTGGTGTATTACACAGGTTTACACTGCTGTACACGAAAATACAATAAACTGTAACACTTTTGTAATTGCTATGCAACGTAATTTCATGTTATTATTTAATTAGGAATAAATTTCATTTCAATTTTTGAATAACCAATAAAATCTTTATGATCGCTTACTTTGTCAGAGTAGCGATCATTTTTTATTTTCATCACAAGAACACGTGCCTTCGATACATGTACCATTAATACATGTTTTAACGTAGTCACAATCCTCAAGACTTTCATCAACCCAATGCTCTTCTTCTACATACTCCACTTCTGCTTCTATATTAGAAACCTCAAACTTATAGCTCTCTTCGTTTGCTGCCTTGGTGCTTAATGTAGTTTCTTCCACCATAAGTAAAAGATTTTCAATTGCTTTTTTAGCTTGCTCTTCTGTCATTGTTTCAGCCATCATTCTAAAATCTATAGTAATTCTCCCACCTACACTGTATAACTTTTTTTCCATTTGATGCCTTCCTCCTCTTAGTGAAGCAAAATAGAACAGTAGTTCTCATTTTACATTATACCCGATTTTTCTTCAATAAACTACTAAAATACCTAAACTTTAACTCTCTCACAAAAAACTTTCCATATGCGGTACATTTTGCTAATATAGATGGGTGACTGTTATTCAACAGTTGTATTGAGCAAGAGGTGAGCCGTCTATGAACATCAAACTAGGACGCTGTAGGCTTACTATTTTGCTTAAGGAGCGCAAGAAAACAGCTCGTTGGTTAGCAGAGCGAACAGGCATGTCCGAACAGCGAATATCGGATTATTCAAACAACCGAAAGTCGATGAGCCTTGTTACTGCTAAATCTATTTCTCTTGCGCTAGATTGTCAGATTGACGATCTCTATAGTTGGGAATAGTAAGTTTACGAGTCGTTAGCAATCCATAACTTGGATTCTTTCGGCTCACCATCAACTACTCTATTGAGAGTAGTTCTTAGTTAGAATGGACTATCTTGCTCTCTATCTATCTTACTATATTTTACTAAATGTAGCCATGTCTATTTTTGTCGAAAAACACGCACAAGACCTAATTTTGAAAATTTATTCACATTATGTACAATTTTATCCTAGTTTCCTAGCATTTCACTTCTTGTAACTTAGTTACTTTATTTCATTATATTCTAAGTTTCAAATAATTACAACAAAATTGTAATTTATTTTTGTTTACAAATTAAATTTTTAGCCCTCCCATATTAAAGAGGGCTATTTGGCTTACTGTTGAGTAGAAGGTTCTTTCTCGATGTCTATTCCATATAACTTTAGAATGTTGTCTCTTGTTGTAAACACCTTTACTGTATAATAATAATTATAATCCATATTAACTTCATTTGGATTTGAGCTTCTGTTGATTTTCTTAATTCCAAATTGCTTAGATATTTCTCTAAATTGTTCAGGTGATAATTCTCCATCACGTAAAAATAAATTCTTAGCCATATTTATCATTCCTGATCTTCTTACATTTGTAGGTGTTAGGAATTTCATTTCTAGACCATATGCCACATCTTTTAATCGACTCATTGTTACCTGTTTAGTTGCTTTACCAGATGTATCAGCAGATGCTTTACCAAATGTAGTTTTCTTTATAACATATCCTGTATTTATCAATTCAAAATCTCTATTGCCTCTAGGCGTTGTAATTGTATAATTATCTTCATTCAATGCTGCTTTGATTATTTCAATACATCTTTCACTAACTTGTATAGTTCTCTCACCTATATCTTTATCATCATCACGTAAAGTCAACATTCGTTTATCAAAATCTATATCATCTTTGTGTAAATTCAATAATTCAGAATTAGCCTTACCTAAAACACCTTCCCATATTAATCTAAGGATTACTTTATTAGCAAAACTAATTCTTGGATCAGCTTCAATTTCTAATAATTCTTCTTCATTTATATATAATTTATGTCCAGACACTACGGCCTCAATAAAACTGTCTCCTAATGGCTTCAGCGGATTATCTCTACTGGTTCTATGTCCGTTTTCAATTGTCCATTCTACATAGTTAGATATAAAACTTGCCAATGTTCTTACAGCAGGTATGGTTGATGGCTCTAAATAATGAAATAAATTACGAAAATCATCCCTAGTGAAATCCTTTAAGTCTCTTTGTAAACGCTCCTCTTCTACTTTAGAACGTCTGAATACCGATTTATATATATCTTCTGTACTTTCTGGCGCACCCTCACGATGCATATAAGCTAGTTTTAATCCCTCATTATAAAAACCAGTCATCACTTAATCGCCCCTATCGATTTCTCTATATCTAATTTGTCAAAAAAGTCTCTGCATATTTGTTGTGCTTTAGCTGATTCTGGATTCTTTTCATTATTTAATTCTTTAAAGTTGTCCGAGTCTTTACTAAAATCTATACTATTAATTATTTTCTCTAAGTTGTCTAATGAAATTTCTTCATAATACATTTTACTTGCTAATCTAATGTATCCAGCGAACATCGAACTATGATTTATAAAAGAATATTCTCTAGTCTCTTGATATTTATTCGTAAACTCATCTTCAAATTCACCTAATAAATAAGTAAAGAATTTAACTAAATAATCTCCAGCTTTAATTGTCTTCATTTTACTATCTAATTTGAAATCTTTTTCAATTGCTTCCACTAATACTTTATAAGTTGTTAATTGATCTACTGACACCATAGCATTTTCTTTAGTAGAAATACGACCTGCTAAGTCAGATTCATTCCTCAATTGTTTAATTATGTCGTCACCCCTACGTACAGCATCCAACATTTCAACATGAGTTACTGACATAGGCATAGCTTTAGCGTGTTGAGCTAAATACTTTTGAGCTTGTTTAGTTGAATAGTTTACAACTAATACAGAGAATACAAAGCTATGTTTCTTATCAAACTCAGGATCAATCTCAAACGCTCTTACTGTAGCTTTGCAACGATGATAACCGTCTAAATTATTAACAATTGTTCCTCTTTGGATAGTTAAAGATGTAGATTTAACATCGTATACTAATTCGTCACCTGTATCTGAAGTTCCTACCGCAGCATTCCAAACTAATGTACTTGGCATTAATTCTCCCTTAACCATTAAATCTGCCATTTCAGCGATATTATTTGAGTTAATCTTAGGAACAGCACGAACCCCCTCGTGAGTCTTAATGAAATCAGCTTCACGTTGAGTTTCAAAATCATAATGTAAATCCTGACCATCCATTAAATTCTTAATATCACTTGGAGTAACAGTAGCTAAATAAGCGTCTACTCCTGCTGGCAATGCACGATTAAATGTGTAAGGTAAGCCTAGATCAACATTTCTACCTTCCATGCCATCGTACAATTTAGCCTCTTTAATCTCTGGTTCTGTAAAGTATAAACTTGGTTCTACGCCTTGAATTTGTTCATGTCTGTAAAATGCTTCCATAAATAAAATAACTAATTTTCTATCTACTTCTCTTAGCTTTTCTTCTGGATTGTTAAATATATCTCTAATGTAACTAGGGTTCACACTGTACTTTGTAAGGTCTTCAGCAATTACTTGAACTAAAGGATATCTTCTTCTGTTTCTCTTATACATTTGAATTGCTTCTGTAACAACCTCACACACTTCCTCAAAATCTCTTCCCAATTTCATACTTTTCATCCTCTCATAGTGAATCTAAACAATATCGAAAAAGGATAATAAATTACTTTTAATAAGATTCATTCTCAATTTTATAATTTATTCCTTTGTAAGTAAACCTTTTTAATGAGTTTTATACCTTTTTAGCGTGTACTTTTTACCATATATGAGAAGCATGGGATAAAAATACACGATAAAAGATATAAATTCTCCATAATCCCTAACCAAATAACTCTTTATGTTTTCTAAGTAAATCTAATTTCTGACTTTCAGTTAATGACTTAATAACTGCTCTTAATTCAGCTTCTGAAATATCATTTAACTCATTTGTGTCTTCTTTATTAGAATTGAATAGGCCAATTACACCATAATCATCTACATATTTAATATACTTTTTCGTTGTAGAAGGCTCTTTATGATTAGCAAATAGTTGAGTTGCGTAGAAATCTTTAGTAATTGAATAGAAATTTGTAATAGCAAACTTACGAATACTATGGAAGCTTAATGATCTTTCATCTTGAATACCAATTTTCTCAGTATATCTAGTCATCATTCTCTCTACAGTCTTAGAGACAAAATTAAATACTTTATTATCTTTAGAAGCGTTTTCAGATTTAATTTCTAATATCTCTTCATATAATTCATGTGAAATTTTATTAGCATAAGCATTACCTCTCTTTGGTTGTCTGGCCTTAACTAATACATATTCATCATATACTGCAAAATCACTCCAAGTTAAATTTAATAAGTCACCTATACGAAAACCAATAGTAGCTGCTAATTTTAATAAACATTGTTTTTCAAGTGGCTTCTCTCTATCTTCCCCTGCAACTTTAACCATTGCTTCTATTTCATTAGCTGTGAATGCATCAATTTCCTGCGAAGTAGTATTTAATTTTTTAAATAACTTAGTATCAAATGCTTTTAAATCCTTAACTAAGTCCTTCTTATAGAATTCTTCATATAATTTATTAATAGTTCCTACTTTAGTTTTAATTGTTGAAGCTGTATTATCTTTAGAATTCTTCATATATTTCATATATCTTTCAACATCATCAACAGTAATTTGAATATCTTCAACAGTTAAGAATCTAATATCTTTCTTTAGGTAATCGAAGAAGTGATTAATATGACTCTTATAATTTCTAGCTGTATTATTAGCTTTACCAAAATCATTATATTTATAGAAGTCTAAAAATTTTTCAATGATCTCATATACTTTATAATTATCTGATTTACCATTATCGAATGCTAATACTTTAGCTTCCATTTTAACCTCTCCCTTATAATTGATTTTAGTTACTTTTATTTACTAAGTAACTTCATGTATGCTTTAGCATATTCCTTTGCGAAGTCTTTTTCTACTATGTATTGATCCTGCTCAGTTGTCATTCCATAAATTTCACCAGCTACATTAGCCACATTATATTCTTTAATTGCTTTAAATTCACCAAAGTTTACAATTTTCTTATTCATATTAACTCTCCCCTTAATTGTTATTAATTTGGTTAGTCACTAATTTACCTGCTCACTTATATTATACTCTTTATTACTTATTTTTAAACTATGTAATGTAATTTATTTTATTTGTTTAAGTTATATATAATATACCATGTGATTATAGATAATGCAACAGGAAAAAACACAAATAAGCTCATCTAGGATGAACTTTTTTGAAATTTGTGCAGTTTTAACCAAATAACAACTATATATAGAGGATTAAAACTAATTTATATCTACATGTTGTATTAATAATTATGTAAAATCTATATTCTATGTAATAAATATTTTATTTTTCTTTATTTGAATCGTGTGAAAGGATAAGTTTCATTAATCAAAGCTTTTTGTAATCTCTCCATCACTGCTAAAACATCTTCTTTATGTTCAAGAATAAATTTGACTTCATTTCCCTTTACTTGAAAGTTAACGCCATCTCTACTGTCCTCAGTGATACTAAATAAAATATTGTGCTGGCTCATTTTTCATCTCCTCCTAATTTTTTAATACTTGCTTCAAGCTGTTCTAACTGGATCATTAATTCCTTCTCTGATTCACTATCATAACAATGAGTTCTTAATATGTATTCTGCGCTACTTTTTGCCTGCCTTAACACCTCAATCCCATAATCAACCTTCATTATGTATTCCTCCTTTATCATTTAGCACATTTTTTATTTACTTCAGTATCTATTACCTTTCTAAAGTGTTCCCTAACAACTTCTTTTGCTGTAAATAGCTGCATTCTTTTATCTTTAAGTAAGGAAATCCCCAACAACGTATGTAAGACTTCATGAAAACTATAAGATTTAACTTCATTTAACCAGTAATTGTATTTGATTTTATATTCTAATTCCTTCTCAACTTCTTCTAGTATTGATTTAACTGGTACAACTTCATTAATCATTGAATGTTTAATTGACTGTGGCTCTAAATCATCACTTAAGCAAATTAGATTATGTGTTATTCCCTTCTCCCACTCTAGGCATTTAACTAATGAATCTGATGTCATGGGCGTTTCTAAGTGGCCTATAAATAACTCTTGAGGTTCATTAAATGCTAAGATTAAACTTAATTGATCTCCTTCATAATCATCATAAATAATATTCAATTTTCATCACCTCTCTAATTGATTTACTTAATACCTTTGCATATAAGTAAATGACTTAAGGAATATTCGACCATCCTTAACTACAATCAAAGTGTCATCTGCTGGTTTTAGTAATTGTTTAGCTGCTAACAATGCTGGAAAGTTGATTGTGTTACTTGTACCTAGTTTCAATTTACCTGATATGTATGGTTCTAAAATTACCATTCGACTAGTATTACCTTTTAGATTAAACCTGTCACCATATGTAAGCCCTAATTCTTCTGTGACTGCTTTAGGAAGCCTTAATGTAATTGATCTTGTATTACCTCTAACCTTTGCTTTATGCACTGTGTAGCCTTCATTTATGTATGTATATAAGTTATGTAGCTCATCTGTATCAAAGCTGTTAAATATGCTTATAGGCCATTTTATGTATAATTTAATTTTGTTTATTAGCATATCTCGTTGATCTGTTGTAACTGCTACTGTCATTCATCACATTCCTCCCTTTCGAGAGGCTAGAATGCGCCTAGCTTTCTCAATCCTTTCTTCCTCTGTTAAGTCTACATCATGTACCAATTTCAAATCAGGAATCTTACTTGCTGGAGCTGATACCATTTCTTCTATATCTGACTCATACAAAGTAAAACCACTTGGTTCATCTAATGCCTGCTCTGAGCACCATACCATATTCTTTAAGTCCAATTGAGATACAGGAAGAATACATTCTTTATCTTCAACTTTGAAGTAAATGAGCATTTCTCCTTTTTCATTGGGCACAATATCAAACGTGTAATCGTTGATAATATTCAATTCTAAAGAATTATTTTTCATTTATTCACCTCTTTATTTTCTTTTTCTTTCCACTCAATAAAGTTGCTGCGTTTACCTCTGATGCTTTCTTTAGTATCATGAGCCTCAATTACACTACCATTTTTAAATTCAATTCTCTTTTCCATTTATTTCTCCTCCTTTAAAAGCTTCATTAAATCAACAACAGATAGGTGACTAACTAAAACATTAGATAAAGGAATTTCCTTATGAGAGTTGATTTTACAAGTTGCAACTTTCCCCTTATATTTTTTATATTCAGCATCTCTATCAATTAAATTATTTTCAATACCTTCTTCTGTTTTAGATAAAATAATCACCATCGTAGACTTCCTTGGTGTTTGATAATGTACCTCAAAAGCTTTCATATTTTTTCTCCTTCAGAATTTAAAGTAAGTTGAATGATTTACTTAAAAATATCGTAATAGCTAGCAATCTTCCTTTTTCCTATGATAAATTCCTCAATCAAGTTGCTATAAAGCTCTATGTATTTTACAGATTTACTCATACGATTCTCAATATCCTTAATCGCTCCATCAATGATTGTCTTAGTTTCGTCATTTTGTACTCTAAGCCTATCTTTTTGCATTAGAGCAATCTTATCCTCTAAAGTTTTTTTATAGTTAATTTCATAGCTCAATCTCTCTTGAATATCTCTTTGATTGTATTTTATACCATACATCTGCTCACACTCCTTTTAATCACCTGTTTTGTATTTTATTTTTATTATGTATGTACTAAGGTTTTAATTCCCAACTCTTCATTAAGCTGCTCATATCTCTCATGATCCTTCTTCCATCCAAGAGGAAAATATGATTTATTTCTCATCCATACTATTCTATTATTCTTAACTAAAAACCATAGACAACCATATTTATATAAATCACCTTCATAGCCTTCAGCCGTAGACTTATATGCAAGCAACATATTGCGTGTCATTTTCTTTCTGGCCTCTAAGTAAGAAACTCCTTCATTACCCTTGATTTCAAATGAATAATATCTAAACGCCTTTTTGCTGAATCTTAACAATTCCATATCTATTCCTCCTTTTAATAATTCTGTACCTATTCCTCCCAGTTATCTGACACTCTCACAATTATTGCGAGGTTCTTATTTACTATTGAATTTCCTCTACACTCTCACTATTTCAAGAATAGCTACAACATGTAAAGACTCATTCATTTCAATAAGACTTTCATGGACAATTCAACCAATGTTGAAATTAACGTCCTATAGGCTCGTGTCAAAACCTTATTATAGCCTAGATTCCCATACTCGCTATCGTTCTATCTTCATTTCTTAATCGTTCAATCTCTAAGTCATGTAGCTCCTTAAACCTGTTCCAATTATCAAAGCATAAATCTCTATCAGCTTCTTTTAAGTTCCATCTACTGTTCATAATCAGATATGCACTGTATAAGTCTCTCTGAATCTTACTACATTCAAATTTATTCCAACGTTCAGACAACTTCTTTTTAACATACTCATCAGTAAAATGATTATATTGACTTGCTTTAAATGAGGTTGTGTTAATTTTTCTTAGCTCTTTATTATCAAATTTTAATTTATTATCTAGTATTATTAGAAACATTGCTGGTGCTTTATTTTCTAAACTCTTCCCAAACCTTTTCTTTTTATTGAATCGACCTGTCTTCTCATTGACAGTTGTTTCTTTTGCTCTCTTCTGTAATCCCTGATAGTTCATCTGCTCAACTTTAATGTTATCGCCAAGCGTTAGGATGTAATTAGCTAATTTCTCATGAGACTGCTTACGCTTAGCAGCAATCTTCCTTTGTAACTCAGCTAATTTATTTTTTGTTTTAATATAGTTTTTACTATATATCCACTTACCTGTATTTCCTCTCTTAATCAGCCCATTTTCATTGTACTTATGAGGATTGTTTGCCCTGCGTTGTCTATTCAACTTACGCTGTAATATACGTTTCTCTTTCTCTATAATACTCACTTCTGGCGCAAGCTCTAATAGTTTAACTTCTTTTTGAGAGGAGATAGCAATCGTCTGTGTGCCAATATCAATTCCAACTGATCCTTCATTTCTAACATGCCTAACTTCACCAGTTTCGTTGTTATGTTTCTTAGGAGGGATTCCTTCTAGTATAAGTTGAATATAAAACTTATACTTTCCCCCAATTAATTTACGTACAACACGACAATATTTAATATTATCTTGTAATGCAGTATGAGCATATATATCATTCTTCTTTATAATTACAGGAATTATTAATTTATTCCAAACTAATTGGTTATTTTTAAACCTAATTCCTGTTTTATTGGATTTTCCCTCTAGACTGTTTAGCTCTCCACATTTTTTAAAATTCAATTTGTCTGCCTCGTGAAGCATCAATTTCTGAAAAGCGCTAAAACATCTAGTAGCAATTTTCTGCGCTGTGGAGCTATCTATGTTTTTCTTAAATTTCTTTTGCATCGGTTTAATGTGTGTATGAAGTAAATATTCAGTCAAACCATATTCTTTATTCAGATCATTAAGTTTTTTATTGCGTTCTTTACCTTTTTGCATTTTTAAAGCTAATCTATACCCTTTGCTTTGCTTAAGGGTATTATAACGTTTAAGTAGGTCGCCTAGTATGCTGTTGTATATACGCCTTCCAACCTCTAGACGTTTATTTAATATATCTTCCTGATACTTTTCAGTTCTTAGTTTTAGTGTAAGGATATAATTCGACATAAATATTCACCTCCCAATGTCTAATTTTGATTTTATACACACTTTCCATACTGTACTAAAAGGAATTTATTTTTAATATGTATTTTATTTAATTTGATTATATCTTATTTTTAATTTTTTTACAAGAGAAATATTCATTTAATCCAGTTATGTAATTTATTTAATTTAGTTATCGCATATTTTCAAACTAATTGCAAGAAAAATATTTAATTCTAGATATAAGCTATCTTTTATCCTAAATCTTAGAAAGCCTCTACATGTTTATCAAGCTGATTTATCATATACTCCCAAAGATCATAAGTGTCTTCATCAAAATAACACCAACTTCTATCATCATTAGGGTCTTCTTTCTCCCAATAAATACGTTGCCATGTAGGAACATGCTCTTTTTCAATAACTTTATATTTATTCTTACTAGTAGGTATCAACAAATAAATATAATCATTATTACCACAAGTTAAATAATTGTTCATAAAGAGTAATACATCTGAATAGAAACCTTTCTTAATATCTTCATATCGCATTTCTTCTAACTGCCATTGTTCAGCAATATATCCTGTAAATTTATCAAAATAATTGTCTAGAATAGCCTTATCAATAACTTCTCCTTTGTTTGCTGTTTCATTTTGAGAAAAGGTAACTATAGGCGTTCTGGCTGCTATACGCTTTAAGTGTTTTTTATATCTACTTTTCATAGGCTTCCTCCTAATTTTAAATTACGATAAGATTTCTGTTTTAACGTGATTTCTTTGAACCTATACGTTCTCTTCGTTCAATTTCCCAATCTGAAAGCCATCGTTTGTAATACATCTCTTCTCTCAAGGATAGTTGGAGATTATCTGCTTCAGTGAAAGAAAGTGTCGTGGAAACATGATCTTTAACCAGCTCCTCCAGTTCATAAGAAACAAGTAATAAATTTGGCTTATCCCTCTCATAATGAGAGTATGACCAATGATATTTTTCCTCTACTAGCTTTCTAATTCTCTTCTCTATTTCTTTTATCTTTAACGCACAGTCCTTACATTGTTTCTGTGCTGTTTCTATTCGATTCATATAACTCAAATACTCCTCAACTACCTTAACCCCTTGCATTGCAATTTTTTGTGGTATACTCATTTCTTACAAACCTCCTTAATCAACAAACCAATTTTGACATCGTAGTATTTTATCTCTCTATTTAATCCATTTATTTGTTCTGTTAGTCGTGAATTTTGGCTCTTCCTTGATACAAACCTTCCAACTTCATATCCCTTATCTAACATTTCTTTCTTTATTCCAAGGCTTGCTAATTTTTGTTGTGCCTTTGCTTTCTTGTTTTGTAATTTCTTAATTTGGTTGAGAGTTTCTCGCTTCATTCACATCTCCCCATTCTATAACGTCCTAACATATAGCCGTAGTGTAGCCCTAAAAATAAGCCTCCACCGAACACGAATAAAATTTCTTTAATCTCCATTATGTACACTTCCTTAGTTGTCTTTAATCAATCCTAAATCTCTCATTCTAAATAACTCATATTCCTCTACAGATTTGTATGTTTTGCATTTAGGGCAGCCTAATTTATAATAATCATCTACTTCTACAGCTACACCTGTATTAAAAGTATCAGTATAGTAGTCAACTAGCTGCCATTCATGTAGACAAAATGACTCTTTGCTTTCTTTCTTTATCTTCTTTCTAAAGAACATTTTCGCACCTCCTAGAAACGTTGATTTAACGCCATTCTTGAAACCCTATTTCTATATAAAATTCCAATTTTAGTTTAAATATATCTATGTATTAATTTGATGACCCACTGAAACAATAACCATAACGGTTCAAGTAGTTCAAAAACCCATTCAATCCAACTGGAGTCTTTACGCTTCTTTTTTCGTTTCAGTCGCATTTCTGTACTCCTTTTCATCTTCAATTGTTAGGTATAACCCTAATCCAACAAACCCAACTAACGTTCCAAATAGTGCTATAATGAACCAAATCATCAATACACCTTAAAGTCATCGTTATTTAAGTCTTCAATATTCCAATCAGCTATGTATTTACTTTGTCTCATTCTTGTGTTTCTTAGAGCATGCTTAGCTCCTTTAATTCTACTTAAATCTAATTTCTTCGTTTCTCTTTGCATAACCTTGTATGCTTCAAGTTCTTGTTTAATAATTCTTCTACGTCTTGATAAGTTTTGAAAATTCTTAGCTATGTAATAACCTTCTACAGCGTTGAATGTTTTTTGTTCTAATTCATGATAGAATTTAGAAAACTCACGATCACATTTAGATAATTCATCAGTTAATCTTCTGATTTCTGAATTGGCTTTCTTTAGAGTATCTTCAATTGTTAATAATACTTTTGTTGCCCCACACATTTTAAACACCTCATTATATTTTATTTTATTATTTCATGTAATTATTGTTATGTATTTTATTTCGTTAATATACTTCTTGCATTCCGTCCCAAAATACCATACTGCCATCATATGTAACTCTTACTTTACTATATTTCCGTTCCAATTCTTTGACTACTTTCATTCGTTCTCTGAAGTCTCCATTGAATGGAATAGCTCCACCTATTGCAATTTTTTGCTTTTCAGATACTCTTGACATGTAAACTCCTCCTTCTAATAAATTTTTTCCTAGATTCATATTATGTATTAATGTAAAAAGTTTAAAAGTGCTGCTCCATAAAACATTCCAAAAACAATTAATCCACCAAATACAGTGTAAACTAGAACTTCTTTAAAGCTTAGATCATTCTCAAATAACTCTTCAATCCACGCTTTCATATTATCACCTCATGTAATTTGTAGGTGTTTTGTCTAGTTGTTTTGTTCTTAATTACATATTACACCCTACAAACAATTAAGTCAACATGTAATTTATTTTATTTGATATATTTTTTTAATTTGCTCATAAAGGCCTGTTTAATGTAGAATACTTTAATGGAGGAGGAAGATCAATGGCTAGTAAGAAACTAATGGATATTGGCAATTCTAAAGCTGTTTACCTGCCTAAGAAAGCTCTTAAAGAGATGGGAGTAGAGAATGAAGTAGACGTATTCTACGACTCCTTAACGCAGGAAATAGTTATTAGAAATGTAAAAACAGCATCCTCACAAGACAACCGACTAAAGCGACTTGTGAAAGATGCTGTTATTGAAGCTTTATCTGATAAGGATAAATAGGTGGTTGGTAGCTACCTGTTTTCCTTTAATTATTGAGCAGGTTGTTCTGCTGGCTGTTGGCCATCAACTACTTCTGTTACATTAGTATCAATTGCATCGATTTCCTCGTCTGTCATAGGCTCTTTGCCTTCAACTTGAGCTTCAGCAGCTTCTGTAGCTTCTCCTAAAGCTTCAGCCTCTGTGTTAGCCTTCTTGATTTCGCCTTCAACTTTAGCTACATTCTCATCAACCTGTTTTGCTTTACCAGCTCCCCAAGTGATTGTATCTTTAAGATCAGCGTTTTCTGCTGTAAGTTTAGCAACTTGTGCTTTAAGGTCTTCATTCTGAGCTGTCAATTCAGCAATTTGTGCTGTAGCTTTATCTAAATCAGCAATCTTAGAATCTAGCTCAGCTTGTAGAGCTGTAAGTTCTCCTTCTTTACCAGCAATATCAGCATTTGCTTTTTCTAATTCTGCTTTAGTGCTTTCTAAAGTTTCTTTAAGTGAAGCATTTTCTAGATTAAGAGTAGAGATTTCTTTTGCTAATTCCGCCTTATCCCCTTCAAGTCCTGCGATAGAACCATTCTTCTCAGAGATAATTCCATTAGCTTTAGCAACTTGTGCATCAGCATCTTTCTTTAGGCTGTTAATTAAAGCCACTAATTTATTTTCGTTCTCTTCGTAATCACCAATATCCACTACATTTTTGTCGATGAATTGTTTAGCTCCATCAAGGTAAGGAGTTCCAGTCCAAAGTAATCCTAAAGCTCCAAGCGAAATTCCTCCACCAACTAATACCTTTGTTAAGATTGCAGACTTAAATTCCATAAATCATTTCCCCTTTCGGTTATCGAGTTTTTTTGTTAAGGAAGTATTTTCCCCACGAGATTTATATTACCAAATGTATAGTACATTGTATAGTACTTTTTTATAAATTTTTCAGATTTTTAGCAAAAAAGTTTGAGAGACTATTTTCACCGATAAAAAAGAGACTGCTGAATTAGCAATCTCTAGTTAAAATTTGTATCTTATTCAGTTTATTACTGCACCATTGGTATTGTATAGGACTTAGCCTCTAGCTCCTCTGTCATCATACCAGCAGCTTTTAATTTATCATAAACAATAGGACGGTTATATCTCCCTATTGTGTTAGGCATATAAGCGTCTTTAAAGTTCCCTTGTTCATCTACAAGCATTTCATATTCATAATACGTATTAGGTTGCGCTCCAGTTCCTGTTACAGTGTATGAAGAGGAAATATAATATAAGCCGTCTTCTCTTTTCTGAACTACTGAATTAGTATAGTCTGCTGGAATTATACGATCAGGCGCTCCAAGTAAATTTTCAAGGAAATTTGAAGCAACAGCATACAGTTCTTTTTTCGCAATTGTTTCTCCATTATCTTCAGCTACTTCCTCTTCAACAGGCTCTTCCTTCTTCTCACCTTTATCTGAATTTGAAGATTCATTCTCAATTCCTAAGAGATTGGTGACTTCTTTCTCATAGTCTTCTACAGTTTGCGAAGCATAAACACCTTCTATACCATTCACCTTCCTTAAATTTTCCTCATAACCTTCATCTGTAAAAGGAACATTATAGATCAATACCAACATCCCTAAATTTCCAAATGTCATAGCTTCTTTTTTAGTCAACTCTCCATCTTTCTCTTTCTTAGCATATTCATCTATAAACTCCAATTTATCTGTTGGATATTCCTTTTCTTTATCTTTCGCCTTCTGAAAATCTTCATATATACTTACAAATTCATCATAACTTTCTTCACTAAACCCTTTTGGAACTTCTTTTCCTGAGCAACCCACAACAAAAAATAAGATTCCCACTATAGGAATCCACTTTAAGATACTCTTCACAACATATTTCCCCCTTGATTATCGTGTAAAAGACTCATTTTACATTGCCTAAAGCATTTACTATTGCTACAAATTCAGCAAGATGATATTTCCCCACTAAGAATGACAAATGTTCCATGTCCTCATAGTCTTTTGCTTGCAAAGTCGATACAAAATTATAAAACGCTTCTTTTTTAAGGTCTAAACGAAATATGATAGTCTTTAATGCAATTTCAATAGAGCCTTCACCTCTATAGCGTTGTTGGCAATATGGATCAAGCCTAACTATATCCATCAAGTATGAAATATCCTCATATGTAAAGCCATAATTATCAGCAGTTAAAGCAACTTTAGGAAAATCCTTAAACAACGGTGAATCTATAATCATAATTAAATACTCCCCTTTCTATATAAGGCTGTTTAGCTTTATTTAATTCATTAGTTCATTCAATTTACTGTCAATACACCTAAAATACTCTTCATCAGTAGTGGTTGCTAAAAGTCTTGTGTACCAATTATGATATTGAAGCTTCATTGGGCATACTTGAACAGAATCATTGACTACTAATCTGTGAGGGAAATCCATCAATAACTCAATCGCTTTCAATTTTCCCTCGTAAACCATTTCCCTAGCCATGTAAGCCTTTAGTTCGTCTTCTGTTTTAAATTCTACAATACTATCCTCAACAATGGATGAATACAAAGCCCACTTATCCTTATAATTTGTTACTATTGCTCTTCCCATATATCTACCCCTTTCTAGTTAAAAACATTATTTCTTATAGATTTTTCAAGTCTCTTTTTATCCCCTCGACAGTATCTAAGTATTTAATAATCTGTTCAGGACTCATATCTCTTTATTTCATCGTCTCTACAAATTCAAACCATTCATATTCTACTTCTATTTTGATTGAAGAAACACCGTCTCCACTCTCCAATAAGTCTGACAGTTTAACCTCATACAATTCTGCAAATGACTGCAAAATTTTGATAGATGGAATATGCCCTTTTTCTATACGGCTAATATAGCTAGGATCAATACTAAGAGCCTCTGCAACCTTTCTCATGGTATAGCCTTTTTTATTCCTGAGATACGCTAATCTTTCGCCTACTAGGACATCAATATCTTTTTCAATCATAATAATTCTCCTTCATGCATTATCTTACTTAGAATTATCTCTCTCCATATAAAACTCATCTAATTCATTTACTAACTTTGCTCTCTTATCCTCATCTAACTCTTCTAATAATCTACGTATCATGGCACGTTGTTGAAATACAGTTTCAATTAACTGATTTTTAGTTTGCTTCCTATAACCTGCCTTAGTCGTAAGAAAAGCATCATCATAACCCATATATTCTAATAAATCTCTTTTTATTTGATTATACTTTTGACTTATTTTTTGATACTCTCTTCCAATATACTCTTTAAATTCGTCTGACTGATTATTTTGTGTCATTTAATAACTCTCCTTATTGTTTATCTTCTACTTTTTCAAAATCAGGTAAATAAACAGGAACTAACATTTCTTTAACATGACCATAGTTATCATCGTCTGAATCATCTGTGCCTATATAAGTAAATAACTTTCCGTCACGTTTTCTTATTATTTTGTCACCTATTTTAAAGTCACGTACCATATTTAACAGCCTCATTTCTAAGACAAGGTTTATTTTATAATCTTTGACCATCAACCATACAATTCTCTTTAACTACCTTTACAATTTCATAGAAATCTAATTTCTTATTTACTACATCAACAACAAAATCATCAGCTTCATTGTCGTCCATAATAAACTCTACTTCATTCATCTTTAAAAATACAACTAAGCACATAAGAGCTGTTCTTTTATTACCGTTGTGGAAGGCGTGATTTTTAGCAATGGATTCAAATAAAGCTACAGCCTTCTCAAATATAGATTTATAAGCATCCTCAAGAAAGATTGATTGTTTAGGCCTGTTTACTGCTGACTCTAGTAGAGATAAGTCTTTAACTCCTATTTGTTCCTTATCGTTGTACATAAGAATCATACGCTCATTAATTTTAATTACTTGACTGACTGTAAGATATTTAATCATTATTTATCCACCAGTCTTTTGAGAGCTTTGTCGTATTTCTTAATACCATACTCAAAAGCTTCCTCAAAATCTTTATCAAACTCATCCTCTTTAATCAGTGTTTCAGCATATTTTTCAACTAATTTAAGTTTATCTTCTGAAAGGCGATCTAAAATTTCATCTAAACGCTCTCTTGAAATAGCCATTCTTATCCACTCCTTTAGTGTTAGTATACACGCTATTTTATTTATTAACACTTTATATAAAATACTTGCATTATGTATTTAGAAGCCCACCTTTTGAGTGAGCTTCCTTATTAGTATTTCTTATGCAGACATTGATTTACTTTTATCTTTTCTCACTAATCCCATAATACCAGCAATTAGTAATAAAACACCTGATATAATATAGAACATTGAAATGCAGATGAATCCACCAATCGCAGCGATCAACATAAGCGCTCCACCTAGTTTTGCTTTACTTTTTACAATAACTGATCCAATAATTCCTATGATAGACATGATTACTGCTCCCCATCCAAGACCAGTAAGAGAACTAGTGCCACTTGCGTTTAATGCTGAATCAATTACACCCATAAAGAGAGCAGCGAAGGCAAACAAGATTCCAAAAATTCCACCAATTAATCCCAATGTAAATTCAGTTGTACGTTTCATTATTTAGCATCCCTTTCTTTTGCATCTTTTGGATTTAAAATTTCAAAGTCCAAGCGTTTTTCTTGACCAATATCTTCTATACTATCCATTCCATAAGGTGGAGAGATAATCATTTTAATATTCTTCAATTCTTTTTCATGATCTTTAAGCACCCACATTGCCATACCTTCTTTTTCAACTTTCCCTAAGAAGTCACCGCCTAAATCATCGCCTAATAAATCGGATTCCACTTGTTCCCCTGTATCTGTAGTCAAAATCGCTTGATCTGGATAGAATGTAATATCCTGATCGGCTGTATTTTTAACTTTCATATCAACTAAAACTACTCTTACTTGCTCTTGGTTATCAAATTCATATAGACTATCTTCATTTGGTCGAAGGTCATATACACTCATATTCTTGATATATAGTTGCATAGAGCCAAACTGCACAGGTTTTATAGGTGCGTCTGTTCCATCTATGCCAACTTCATCATTATATCCGTACCCTACAGGCTTCATAAAACCTGCGTCAGTCTCTTCCCATCCATCTTTCTTCATTGCAGAAGCTTCATTCTCTACAGATACAGCTTCAACAGTTGGCTCATCTGAGAATTCATCAAGGCCTACATAAGTACCATAAATCGTAGCGTTATCATCAATCTTAAACTTATCTTTTGAATCATTTCTAACTACAAATACATCTGAACTATCTTCCTCTGCTTCTTTAGGTTGAACATTGAAATAAGTTGACTTAGTGACTGCATCGTCATCCTCTACTTCATCTGATGTAATAACTTTACCTTCAATTTTAACAGAAGCTCCTTTTTTAGCTTTTTTATCCTTAAGCTCATCATAAGTATATGTTTTTGCTTCTTCCTTAATCGTCTTTACATCTTTTTTCTCATTTGCTTTTTCTTCTTGTGATTCATTACCACTATTTTTAGTTTCTCCTGAATCTCCACAAGCTGTTAAAGTGAAACATAAAGCTGATGCTACGGCAAATACTCCTAATTTCTTCATGAAATTCTCCCCTTTTATAGTTAGTAATTTAATAGATTATATAAACCTAAGTTCCTTCATAACTATGGTACTTTTTAAAGAAATTATCAATTGGATTAACCCTTTCACCTCTTCTGTCACCTGCTTTATTTTGTCTTTCTGCTCTATATGGATTAAAACTCATACGATCCCTTATACTTGGAGCACCTTGAAATCCATGCCATATTTTTTCTATTTCTCCTAACTTCACACCAAACTCATCAGCCAAGTCTTTGAGTTTCTTTGCTATGGATGTGCCTCCATACTCCAGATATTCTTCTATAGAGTGTTGCATATAATCTAAATCCTCTTCAGTCCATTTTCTTTCATTCTTTCTTCTGTACTCCTCAACAGCTATATCATACTTATCCTTTAAGCAAGGATACTCACCTTCTCCCACCCATCTTTTCTTAATTATAATTTTTGGTACATTGAATTTATAAGCAGTCCTTTCTAATATTTCTGCAAAAGTCATTTGTTTGTCTAGATAACTAACAATCTCTTCAATAACTTCCTTTTCTAAATTCTCTGTCCATTCAGTGCTTTGTCTTCTCTTAATAAAAGCAGCTACAAGCAAACTCATTTGCGAATTAGTTAGCTCAAATTCCTTCTTAATTCCTTTCTCCTCAATTTCAATAATCACACTTAGATGATCTGTGTACGCAATACTTATTTCCTCAGACAACTTTTCTCGCTCCACTTCTTCCCACTCTTTCCGTAAATATGTGATAGAACTATTATAATAGTCCTAAAGACATATTAACAAAAATTGGGTTAGTTGAGTTAATAAATTACTTTCTAATATGAATAATTTATTAACTTTATGTCACAGCCCCCATACACACACCACCTAAGAGTAATTTATTTCATTTAAAATTAACTTTTTACCTAAAGTTCTTTTGTCTTTTCTATTTTTAATTCCTTGATTACCTTCACAATTGAAACAGGATTATTAGTGGATTCTAAAAGGTAATTCCACTGTGACCTTTCTTTAAGAATATCTAATGCAATTTCATTAGCTTCCATTTCTGTGTTGAATAGGTCAGCCTCATCTGCGTTCTCTACAGCGTACACTTCTATATCTCTTTCTGCGACTTGTTCAAACGTTAAATACTCACCTTCTAAAGTAACTAGGGCAAACCCTTCTCTTTTTACATTCATTCTACTTCTCCTCCTCTATTTAAAATCAATTTTTTATCAATACTTTAGTAATTTAGTTATTGCACCGCATTTACATCTATTGATATGTTCCTTCAATTCAATTTCCCTTCCACATTGTCTACATTTAACTTTGTCGTATTTCTTTTTCTTATCCATCTAGATCACTTCCTCACACTTCGGCCAATAAGCTTTCTTTATAACAGTCTTTACAGTTTCCTTTATAATAAGCTGCTTCTGTTAAGTCGATATTCCTTTTACACTTATTACAGGTTTCAGGATTGTATTCTTTGCTGTCATTATGTACTATATAGTTTAGATTATGTTCTTCTAGTTCGTTTAATTTTGCGTTACGTTCAATGAAACCTTCAGCAACATATGTTTTTACCTTTCCATCAACTTTCCACTCAATAAGATACAAAAGATTATCTCCTTTCATGTATTTTATTTTGTTTGATTTAACTTAATTATAATCTCTTGTATCTGATATTGCAAGCACTTTTTCAATTATTCTCTAATTTATTTTTCTATAGGAAATGGATATTTTATTGCAATTTACAGCTTACCAATACTTAATATTACTCATATCTTTCATAGCAAACAACCTTATTTCTTGCTTATCTCTATCAGTCGCTTCTAGTAACCATTGATCTTCTTTGTGATATTCATTAGAGCCATACCATACATTTTCTACCATAGCTGTTCTTCTAGACTTTTCACCTCTCCAATTAACATAATCAAATTCTATCATCGTATTTTTTAATTTCAACATTTCATTTTCCTCCCTTATTTCTATGTGAAAAGTAGATTTCATGTAGTTTCTCTTTGAAAATGTGCATACCACTCATAGTCATCTTTAGTTGCATCCGTAATACTTACGTTAGGTTTTAAGCGTTTCATTTGACCGCTCTCAATCCATCCTTCTCGCTCCATATCAGCGACATGATAATTTCTATAGGTCTTACTATTGTAGGTGAACTCCTTCACTTCATAGCTTCTAATCTGCTTCATATGTATCATTCTCCTTTTTATATATTATTTAATTAAAGCTCATTATAATACTTCTCAGAAATCCTCTTTCCATAAACTAATTTAGTGGCTGCATAAGTTAACCAATATACAGTTGATGTCCCTTTGTTGATTCCTGTACCTCTTTTAGCAAATCCTTTATTCACTAAGTCCTCCCAATCATCATCAGGCTCATTTACATGAAAGTAATTGCGATATGGTTTACTTTTGTAACTCATACCTAGAGCATGCTTCATTTCTTCTAACTGCTGCTTAGAAACGTCATTTAAACTTAACTCAACTGTTTGCATATGTATTCTCCCCTTCTAAATTAACTCTTTGTAAATACTTAACTAGAAAGCTACTTCCAAACCCATCTAAGAATACTAATCGTTGCTCATAAACTCCTTCACCTTGAATATATTCATCTGTTCTACAAGTCCAAATCTTACCGTCATGTATTTCAGCTTCCATACAAGTATGCATTACTACTTTATCGCCTTTCTTTAGCATAGCAAGCCTCCTTTATAATTTAATGCTTTGAATAGTTATGTATTATCTTTCTATACTCTCCCATACGAAATAATTCCTCATCACATATATGACACCTAATGACAAAGTCTACTTCATGACCGCCACTCTCAAGCTTCCTTCCTATCGCATTAACCATTATGATTTCCTTATGTACACAAGTCATATCTAACCTCCATTTTAAGTAAATGACATTTCACTGAACTACTCAGCTCATACTTAATCAATACAAAAATTTAATTTGTGCCACTTTTTCTGGTCTGATTTTTCCCAAAACTGAGTTTTCACTACAGGCATCACTCCTTCGTAATTATATACTTCCGCATAAGTTTCATCAGTATATTTTATAATTATATATCCGTCATCAAAAACAACTTTTTCAATTGTTTGCATATTTAACCTCCTCCTTATATCTCTCCATCTTTACGTTTAAAAGACTTTAAAATTTCATCCTCTTTTGAATCTTTAGGACGTACTCGACCTTTATTTAATTTGCGTGTAGAAAGATTATTTTCAAACTTTTCAACAATCTTATCCTTTAGCTCCTTATCTTTATTCACTCTTTGCTCAATGTCCATTAGTTTGATTATGCGTTTCTTATCCATAAGTACACATCCTAACTCATTTAGTTTTAAGCTTATCTTGGGTTCTGATTTTTGCTACTACAACACACAGGACAGCTTAAAGTAAGCACCATACAATCATCATATTTATTCCCACAGTTCCCACAACTGATTTCTCTTTGTTTAATCATGAATAATCCTCCTTTACTCCTTCTACATGCATCTTATAATCTTTTTGAAGCCAACTAATAATTTTATTATACTTCTCATCTGTATACAGACCACTCAGCTCTTTAAACCAATGTTCAAAATCAGATGTATACTTACTCGAATTGCAAGACTTGCAACTTGGTACACAATTAGATAGGTCATTAGCTCCTTCGTGATCCACATGCTCTCTGTGGAAATAATTTCCCTGTTTCTCTTTGGCTTCATTTTCAGTTATATTGCAATAGGCACACTTATAATCAAAATATTCTTTACATACTCTCCATTCATCTTTTGTTATATTATGAGTTTTGTTCATTGCTCTGTTTTCATGATATTCTTTCATTTTTTCTCTATTGTTTTGCTGCCATTCTTTATACTTCCCATTTCTTCTTCTTTCTTCATTACTTCTCCTAGTTGAGTCTTTGTTTTCCTGTCGTTTATGTCTCTGTCTAATATAGGCTCTGTAATATATGACGTTTTCTTTTCTCCACCTTGTAAACCTATCTTTGGTACATTCCCTACATTCTGGAGGATAATACATGTACTCGCCTTTCTTTTTACTCTTTCTTTTTTGAGCATAAAAATATTCAAGTTTTTTATATTCTAAACAACTCTTGCATTGTTTACCTTCCAATAAACAATCTCCTTTCCTTGATAAACTTTTAAATAAATTTGACAATTTATCTAAATAGCCTCCACCTTGCAGCCCATTACTTCAGCTACATATTCTGCAACAGAACGATCAACAAATTTTAATGCATTGTATTTTCTAAAACCTACTGTGACATGCTTAGTCCCTATATTATAATCTTCTACATATTCTTTTTCTTTGTTATCAAAAATTAAAATATATTCTTTCCCCATCACTCTTCCTCCTCGTAATATTGTTTTAATTTTACAACTTCTATACAACAATCAATAGCTTCTTCAACATCGTCATATTCTACTTTGCATCTTGAGCAAAAATATCTTAATTCGTATTTATCCATTTTAAACAGCTCCCTATCTTATTTAATGTCATATGCTTCTTTCATTCTATTAACTTCCTCTATAACTTTAACTTTATTCAGTAACCTTTTTCTTCTGTAACCTCTTTCTCTGTTGTTTCTGGTCTTTTAATATACTTTTGTAGTGAATGCTTGATAATTTGTAATTCTTTATAGTTCATTAATTCCCTCCTAATCTTATAGAAACCTGACATTTTCTATAATCTATTGACTGACTCCTAACTCCTTTCGCTCGTCAACTATAATCTGCACTTCACCTTTGTCTTCCATTTTCTTTATTGTCTCATATACTTTATCAACACATTTTATATCGTACATTTTATTCAACTTTAAATTCTTGTAGACTATCCGATATTTTTGCTCTATTTGTTCTACAGATTTCTTTATGTACAGAGCGGTTCTCCAATCAAATGATTTATCTTCAATAAGCTGAACTTCTAACCCATGTTTTTTAGCTTCCTTTACAAGTCCCAATAAATCCGTTGAGTTTTCTAGATGGCTATCACCTGAGATTGCGAATCCCTCTTCATCATAATTCTCTCTATTCCTTCCGAAATAACATTCATTATCGCCACAACTAATAAAATCCATGAACTCATGAGTAACATGTAAGAGCTTCTCTTCAAAATAAATATCGAATCCCATATTAATCTTCCTCCCCTATTTACCAAATAATTTAATACTCAATAAACTATTCTGCTCAGCAATCTTGTCATTGATCTTTTTCATTTCTGTTAACATATCAGTTTGTAGCTTATCAACTTTAATATTAAGTTGTTGAAACTCCTCACTCATACTATTTTGTGAATTATTCATACCTTTATTAGTTTCCGTCCTAAAATTACTCATATTTTCTTTAATCTCAACCTTAAACTTATCCATACTTTCCTGTATTTCAGCGCTTAATTTATTAAGTCCTGCTTTTTGTATCTCGATTTCCTTCAAAAGTTTACTCATTTCTTTAAGAATTCCCGTATTCCCTTCATTCATTAACGTCAATGTTGCTTCTTCTCCCTCTTTTTACGTATTTTATTTTATTTAAAATCGGTATTTTACAGAATGAAGAGAAAAGGATTAATCGTCCTCCTCTTCATCTTCATTAATAACTAACTCATCTTCTTTTACTCCTAATCTCTCAGCTAAAGTAGTGTTCGGCTTATAGTAATGGTTAACATCTTTATCAGATGAATTTCTATACTCCTCTAATTTCTTTTCACGCTCAACCTTTATTAAATCTGCTAAACTTGTTTGAGGCTTTTTCATTAATATCTCCTTCTTCCTTTTTAATTTAATTATATCATCCAAATCCATTTGAAATAGCTGTCATAATAATTCCGTATGCTAAGTCATTATTTTCTTTTGTATGCTTACTCATATATTCTTCAGTAGAAACGCATTTACCTTTCCACCAGTCATCAAATATCTTAAACACATTTTCATTCTCATTTCTCGCTAAATCTGAATAGTATTTGTATGCATCGTTAAAAACTTTCGCTCCCCATTCATTCAATTCATCCATTGTTTTATCTCGCTCTATTTTATTTTCTGTTTTAAATACTTTTAAAATCATATCATCTCTCCTTTTTATAGTTCCTTTGACTCTTCATTAAGAATCTCTCCACAATCTTCACACTGCTCTACTGTCACCACTTTCCATGCACCATAATGAGAAATTGGATACGAGTTTTTCTCAATGCTTTCATGCTTACAATCGTCCATATCATCTCTCCTTATATGTAATCATAGCTCTACCTAAAGACGTAAACATCACATTTCCCACCACATTTTTCACAATCTCTGATAGGGAAAATTTTTAATTCCTTGTGCTTACACTCTTTATTCCTGCACATTGTTGTAAATATTCTCATAACACCTCTCCTTTTTGCAGAATAGGATTTTATCTATACTTTTCGTAATTCATCTTTATGCTTATAAATCACCACACTCATTCCTGTGTCAATACCATACGTCTCAAATCTAGAGCTAATAATTACACCCTCAATAAAGTTTTGATGAATTCCAGAGTAAAAAAGAACTTTATCACCTATATTCATACACATGTTCCTCCCTTCTGTAGAAAATAGAACATTTATTTAAATTACTACCAACAATCATTTGCTTTCACTAATATGTCATGAGCTAAATCTTCATAATCTCTCATCTTATCAAAGAAGTCATTAAATTCATCTTTACTATCTATTGATTTATCCCCTTGTAAAACTGAAGTAATTTCTTTTAATTCTAATTGCGCTTTTTTAAGTAGCTCTTTTAATTCCTGATCTGGTTCAAATCTATATCTTCCCATTTATCCCAACTCCCTTCATTTTTAATCTTCCTAACTCCTCAAACCAATCTTTGTCATTTGTCTCCAAGGCTAATAATTGCAAAGTATGAATATCTTCCTTTAATAACTGATTATCAGTAAATGATAACTGATCTTTAGAAAATACTTCACTATTTTTAAGTCCAAATTTAACTTTTATTGAAGTCTCTAGGTGATTTTTGTAAACAATGAATCCCATTTTATTATTAACTTTTACCCATTCACCGACTTCCATTAATTTCCCTCCTTATCAATGTAAAATCAACCTTTTAATTAATTAGTATTAAATTTACTTGCTCTGCATTTACATATTCCATATCAATTTTATTTTTAGATAAACATTCAATTACATCCTCAGCCTGTTCTGTTCTTAAATTAGTGAGCTTTCTCTCTTCTCGCAATAAGCTTATCTGATTGTCTAAATAGAATGCATACTGATGCAGCCAAAACATTTCATTCAATTCTTATCAGCCCTTTCTGTGTAGAATTAGAATTCTATTTACTTTTTCTCACCACTTCAGTTATAGATACTATTGCAGATTGCCCATTTCTCCAAATAGTGGCCATATTGTTATCAGATACTTTTTCTAACATCCACCATTTATCATCATACTTAACTATTTCTTTTTCTTCTTTATTCATGTAAAATCACTCCTTGTATAAGATTAGACTTCTATTTAATAATTTCTAGATCATGATGTTTTACTGCATGACCGCATTTATTATACCAAATATCTATTGTGTATCTCTTTCCTTTTTCGTAGAAAGTGTATGGTTTTGTTTCTCCCATCTTCTCCCCACAATAAGGACATCTCCAATTTACTTTTACCTTTTTAACTCCTATTATGTAACCGTATATATCTCTGTTTGGAATCCTAACCTTTTTCATCATAAGCAGCCTCTCCTTTACCGTTCAATATCCTCCTTATTTAGTATAGTAACCCATTTTCTTCTATAAGCCTATTATACTTGTTCTTTTGTAATTTATCAATAAGTAATTTATTTTTGTTATTAAGTTAGAAATTTAATGAGTTTTATCTCCTTTTTATTTAACTCTTGAATAATTTCATACTCTTCCTCAAAGTCAACAATTAAATCAATCAGTGTTACATGTTCATGTATTGGCTCATAAGAAGCTTTAATATCTCCAACCATATTTAACCCTTGGAATTCACCGTAGATAACTAGAGAACCGAATAGTTTATTATGTAGATCAATGCTTATAATATGTACGTCATCCACTACTTTTTTCATGACAATCACTTTGTTTTCTTGTTCAATATGTTCTTCATTTACTTCTTTATTTTCCTCTAACAATTCAGTTGCGTTGACTTTAAGGTCAAATAAATTTTCTGATATGTGCTTAATAAACGCTTTCACATAATGGAAACCTACATCTTCAAAAGTTTTAACTTCCATACTTTTAATGCCCATTATCAGCACCTCCTGTAATTGATTTTATTAATTTAATTCTCCGTTTTCCCTCATCTGATAATACTATACTACATTATTTTATATACTGTCAACGGTATATATTGCGAAAAGTATATATTTATTTTACAATGTTCTCTGAGGTGTTTAATATTGAAAATAATGATTGATGATCTACTAAAAGAAAAAAGTAAAACTCGTTACTGGTTAGCTAAAGAAATAGGTATGCAATATCACAACTTGTGTAAGTTGGCCGACAATAAAACTGAATCCATAAAATTTGATTTACTACATTTAATTTGTACAGCCTTGGAGTGTACGCCTAATGATATATTTGATTATAAGTAATTTAAAAAGCTTCAGGCGTTTTGCTTGAAGCTCTTATTCTTTGTTATATTATATTCTTTAAATTACATGAAAATTCCTTCTAGATACCATATTCTTCTATGCCTATTTGGAATAGATAATATAACTACATTCGTTTAGCTTGTATAATATATCGCTCTGGTGCATTTCCTACATATTGAAAAGGATAGCATGTTGTAAGAGTTAGCGTAGATTTATCTTTCTTTACAATAACGCTTCTATCATCCTTATCAACAATCCATGTTTTTGTTATCTCGTATGTGTAATATTCGTCATCATATTTAACAACTAAAGTATTACCTTCCTTAAGTTCCCCTAATTCAGCAAATACTGTGTCTCTATGACCACTTAAAACAGTATGACCATTACCACTAGGAGTTGTTGTTGTGTAGCTTACAAACATTCCTACACCCTTTTTCAGACTATCTTCATCTGTTCCCCAATACACAGAATACTTCTTTCCAAGTGAAGGAATCATGAGCATAGCCACTTTATCACCTTTATTATGACTTACACTAGAGGATGGAATTTGTTTAGTTTCCTGCTCATTTGTAGTTGTTGAAGATGCTTTATATTGTTTAACTTCTGCTTGCGTTAATTCTTGAGCTGCTGATTTCCCTTGATGCCAATTTAGAAAAGAGTTTAATCCTATTACTAATGCAGCCACAATTAAAATAAATCCTATGAAACGTTTCAGTTTTATCACCTCTATAAAGAAAAGACAGGGATTAACCTGTCTCTTAGTTGCATCTATTATTTCTTTCTACGTTTAAACATTAACACTCCACCAGCAGCAGCCATAAGGCCAGCTAGTCCCATCATAGCAACGTCATTTGTTGCAGTGTTAGGAAGTGCCTCACCTTGTTCTTTTGTTTCAGTTGATTCTTCTTTAGTTGTAGTTACTGTTGATTGTTTATCATCATCTGATTTTTCTTCAGTTGTAGCTGGAGTTGTTGAAGTTGATTCTTCTTGCTTAGTTGTTTCCTCTGTAGCAGAATCTTCTTTCTTAGCTTCTTCTTTTTCTGCAACATATTGATCCCATTCGCCTTTAGTTGTCTCACATGGTAGGCCGTCATTGTCACGGTCTAAGTCATGAGGATCATTGTTAGCATTGTATCCGTTTTGATACCAAAAATCCATAAGAGCTTGCTTGTCCCCTTTGAAGTCGATACAGTTTTTATCGTCTGATGGAGCTGCTTGTGTAGTTACATTACCTACTCCAAGCACAAATCCACAGGCCATAATACCTGCACAAAGTTTTTTCAAGTTTTTCATAGTAATTTCCTCCCCTGCAATATGTTACAACAATAAACATATTATAACATTTATACAAAACTATCAACATATTTTTACAATTATTCTGAATAATTTATACTATAAACAAATTAAAAAGACCGCCAGATTAACTGACAGCCTTTTAGCAAGAAATTCTTTTTTGGTTTCATAGATGGACTAAAGTTAATTGCAGATAAATTCTTTGATACCTAAATATTGAGGATTGCTTTTGACAGACCCATGTCAAAACCTCTTAGCTTATCTAGTAAGCTTTCTCTTTTAAGTTGCAGCCTCACCTTTTCCCTCCCAAGAAAGATAGGACTACAGTTTTAAGTGTCATTGTAAGCATTCTTGATTTCACCTTACACTACAGTATACGATACCTCATCTAATTTATGACTGAAATTTAATTATTTTTAAGAAATTTGATAAAGTTGCCATCCTCCATTTTCTCAATCTCCCTGAGTCTATCCATGATAATATCCATAGAAGGAAGCCTGTGTTCTTTTGCGTAAATTTGATAATATGATTTGTCAACGATGGATGGAAAGTGTTTTACTAATAAAGATATAATTTCTACATCTGAATACTCTCTGCTTTCCACCTGAGCAGCCTCCCTTACTCTTCTTTTTACATCTGTCCAATTACATTTAAAAATCCTCATCAGTTGCCTATGTGAAGGTAATCCACTCTTTTCTGCATACTTACTCCATTTTTTAACAGTCTCAAGATATTTTTCGTTTTCTTTAAGAATTCTCAATAATTCCTCTGTTGTTTTAAATTTCGTCAATCCCATAACTTTTTTAGTTTGCTCCCAACTTCCAAATCTCCTAGCAAAAGCACTGTATCTTGGAAGGTTATTTTTCCTTGCTAAGCAATCCCACTCAATTGTTCCCATGGAAGCAGTCATATACCGCTTCCCGATTTCTAATAGCTCTTCATCTGAAAATGAGTATCCGCCAGCTAAAGAGCTTTCTGCCTCTTTTGATAAACCTATTTCTATTTTAGCATTATGCCAAGACTCAAAGTAATATTGAAATTGATGACTTAATGGTAAATTGTTCTCTCTTGCGTATTTATCCCATACTGATACTTTTGAAAAGTATTCTTTGTGCTCTAAGGCTATTCGTTTAAGTTCCTTTTTCTTAGCGTTGACTTTATTTTTGTCTGTTCGTTTAGATACAGTTTTACTTTGCATATATTACTCCTCCTTTTTATAAGTGAAAGGTATATACAAATATGTATTCATTTTTTGTTAGTTTAATTCCTTTTATTGAATTAAAATGTGTTCAAATTATCCGTAAAATACGTGATTTATTGGAATATAAAAAAGACCACTTTTAGTGATCTGTGTTTACTCTTATGTATTTTATATCGTTTAATATGCCCCTCATATAGGGTATGTTAGAAAATTGGTGTTGCTATATCAACGTTTATAAAAACAACATGCACTTACTTTTGGGTATGTTAAAATCGTTAAATCCCTTGTGGCTGTTGGAGTTTCGTCATTTTACCCCTAAAAAGTCTTCTTAATATCTCCCGACAATTTATTATTTATTAATTTCCTTCTCAATTTCATCTTTAAAATATGTATTAATAAATGTTCCACTATAGAAAACTTTAGGATTAAGATAGTATTTCTTTTTTCGTTTATTCTCTTCTTGTGGCTTAGTAAATAACATTTTAGACTGTACCAATAGTTTAATTGTTTCATGTGTTTTATTTCTGCTCCATCCTACATATTCAGAAATATCTTGTTGAGACATATAGCTACCATCTGAATTCCTTAATACACTTTCATTATCTTTTATATCAAGTCTGGCTGATAAACAAGTCAATAAGCCAACTTGTTCAAGTGTAAGTTCTCTTTTCTTCATTTTATTTTCCAACTCCTTCACAAATACTTTACTAAAAAGAGCATTCCTCTTCCACGGAACTTGATTATGATCGTTTATCTTGATGCTTATATCGTAGCCTGTTTCTTTATAGTCATGAGCCTCCATATGATCTTTAATAGCATTATTAACAATAATTTGGCCTACTTCTTGAAGTTCTTGAAGAAATTCTTGTCTACTTTGTCCCAATATAAAAGCATCTCCTTTAGTTTAACTTTATTCGTTTAACAGTGGATGTTAAGACCTTGGAAACCTGTTATTAATATAATCCACTGGCGTGTCTTATATTAACCTTGCTGCGCAGGTTTCCAAACCATCCACGCAGCTATTTAACTATTTTTATTTAACTGGTAATCTCTTAACGCATTAGTTAATCTATTATCTTGCTCATATAGCCAAAACTTTTTACCTGTCTTCTCATGTAAAGCTGTACATATAAAAGGAATTCCCCTTTTTAAATGTAAATATGTATGTACTGATTTGTTATAACAATAGTAATATTGATTGTTTAAACTTTTCACGGTAACACCTCTTATACTTACTATTTCTCTTTTAGCTTATCTTCTAACATTTTCTTTAATATTGAAGCATCAGCACTCATTCCACCTTGATAAAAGAAAGTTTGATCTACACTTTTCGCAAATGCTTCTGGAAACTTAATTCCTTTAGGAAGAATTACTTTTTTACTATTAAATAATTGTTCATGAATAGCACTTCCTATTCCCCATAATAAATCATCAACAGTATAATTGTGAGCTAGTAAGAATATTGTTTTTTGAAGAGGATTATATAAGGTTGTAGCTTTTTCATTTATTTCTAATTGTTTTAGCAGTTCTTCTAATTCCTCCGATACCTCATATTCAATTTTAGGCAGTAAATTAGGATAGACTTCTAAAATCATTATATATGCTTTCATTTTTGTATTTTCTAATTTTGACAATACTTTCATTCAATACCACTCCTTATTATAATGTAATTGATTTAATTTATAAACATTCCATCTACTCCAATCTAACCACCTCCTCAAATGCAGAAAGAAGCCCACGTATTGTAGGCTTTAATTTCTTAATAATCTGTCTATATCTTTTCGGTTTTGCTTAGCTTGTTCATACATTTCATCTAAATCTATATCAATCATCTTTACTCTTCTTTCTAAACGATCAAGACGGAAATGAACGTTATCAAATCCTTTGTTCATTGTTTCTTCAAGTGCTGTAAGTTTAGCGTTTGCTAGTTCTTGACCTTCTTTTAGAGCTGAAAGAAATTCTTTTGACTCTTGTTGACCTTGCTTTAATGAATTAACATCATCCTTAACTGTATCTAATCCATTTTCAATTTTAGAAACCTTTTCAAGTATTTGTTTTAAAATATCCTCCATGCTTTCCACTCCTTTTATTGTTAAGATTAGTATAACATGATTACTTAATCAGCAAATAACATTATATAATTACAATTTTCACATTTTGAAGCCGTCACATTTTCCGTATATCTGCCTATAAACTGAATTTTTTCAGTACTATATCCATAATCACTATCATAGCTACTTTGACGATTTTCAGATTTTAATTCTCCATTTTCAAAATGTACATCTTCGCCACAACATGGACATTTTCTAGTAGCCTTTTCAAACTCCTCATCTTCTACACATTCGACTGAAAATATACCAATACTATTAAATTCACCATAAAGAAATGATAAGTCTTCTTCTGCCCCTGTGCTCTTCTTATATTCTTCATACGCCAACCTGCGAGCAAATAATTCTGCCTCGTATTCCTTTTCAAATACCATAGTTTCTTCATATTCTTTCTTCTCATCATTTATCCCATAAAAAATTCTATATTCCCTCATATATAACCCTCCCTTTTATTCGTGTAAAATTGTTACTTTACTTTGAGTTATATTCTACTACATATCGGCTAACAATTTCATATTCCTTTTCATTAAGAGAAATAACTCCCTTATAGGCTTCACTATAAACGCTTGCTTCTTTTGTGTGAGGCTCATAATATGCAACACTAAATACTTTCCCTATGACTTCAGGTAAAAGCCCATCTTGACCAGTGTGAGGACAATTAGAAACTATTTTAATTTTGTTAGGAATCATCTTTTACACCTCGTTATATTTTATTTTATTTATAGAAAGATTAACTTAATGGCCATGATAATTAAAATCCATAGAGCTATTCCCATTTGTAGGCCGTTTATGATTCCTTTAGCTGTAGAGAGTCCGTCTTCTTCATGTGTAGACTTTTCGTTATTATTGTACATGAAATCACTCCTTAAGTTTCTGTAAAATAATACTTTTAAGTAAACTAGAGCATCAAGATGTTAATTGTAATAACTCACTAGTATCAAGAATATAATACGATTTATTTTTCATCACTTTGCTATATGACTGTTCGCCTTCAAATTCGTCTTTCGTTTCATAATATTATTTCTACCATTATCAGACATATTCTTTTTAGGGTTGTAATCGCACCAACCTAATTCACTTCCTTGTTTTAGATACTTAATTACTGTTTGTCTAGACAGTTTTATTTTTTCACTTATTAATTTCGTGTCACTTATAGACTCGCTCCATAAATCACACACTTCTTTTACACGTGAAGAGCATGAGAACATATGACAATTTATCCAATTAATTTTAGACAAATCAAATATTTTTGCTAGATCACTATTTTCAATACTATCTTTTATCCAATTATTTTCCCATTCCCTGCAATCTAACACAATATATTTATATATGTTGTTTCTTAGTGCTAATTTATATTTATAATTGTCATTTTCTTGTATGTCTTTTAATTTTACATCAGGAGAAAAAGAATAATTATTTTCATAGTGTTGCAACCCATGTGTCTCTATAATTAAATTCAACTCTGGTAAATAGAAATCATATTGCCTACTATCTGACCACTCAAAAACTTTTTGTATTTCAAATACAATATTTAATTGCTCAAGTAAATTAAATATAAATTTTTCTGGATAGGAAATACCGTCTCCACATTTACGACAAGGAAAGCCTCTTTTTGTAAGTTTATCTATACTGTACTTCTTTTTATGCTCACAATTTGGACATTGCATTAACACTTCTTTTCTGCTCCCATAAGAATTTCTATAAGCATCATTTTTATTTATAAAGTAGCTTAGTAAATGCGGATGAGTGGTTGCTACATCATTTATCCCTTTAATTATTATTCTGTTGCTACAAACTGAACACCCATTTTTATTTTTTAATTTTGGTTCAGACACTTCACCTATATATCCATCGTTTAAACATTTATATTTATATCCTCTAACAGTGTGATTTTTACTGTTTTTTATCAAGATTTGATCTAAAACTTCAATATTCCCTGTTGATACTTTTACAACATCACCTTTGTTATAGGTATGCGCATGATTTATTAAGCCTAGCAAGTTTCCTATTGCACCCTTTTTAAAATGTGAAGTTTTTATATGCAGAGTGTTGTTTTTATATTTAGTTACAAGGATTTGTTTATTTTTATCATAATCTAGTATTTCAATATACCCCTTTACATCGTTATAAAGAAAACCAACTTTGTATCCTGCTGATTTAGACCAATCTATTCGACCTTTATTACCGCCCGTCTCCCATTTTGGTAAATTGTCTAGGTACACTTCTCTAGTCATGCAACTCCTCCATCTAATAATAATGTTTTTTCTGGCTCATATAGATAATACTCGCTATTATTCAATATTTTATTATATTCTTCTTTTCCACAAAAAGAATCTACAACAGCTTTTTCTTCTTTTGTCATATTGCTATATGTAGTTTTACCAAAACTATTAGGAATCCATCCACGCTTTTGACTGCCAAAAAGATTAAACTTATGTAGCAATTCCATATTTTTAAATTCAATATGACATGTACCCTTTTTGTAGAAAGTAACATAGAAATATTTCAACTCTATTTTCTTAGTTTCTTGGTAGTATTCTGCCATTTTTAAAGTGTCTGTTATGTCAATCTCTTCGGTTTTTCCGTCATCTAAATAATTAAACACTTTTTCAATGTCTTTTAATTTGTCTAGTACATCATAATTAGTAGGATTGTACTTCATGCCCCACCATGTATTAAAGCCATTTAGAGGAATAATTACTTTTTTGTTAATTTTATAAGATTTATTAGTTTTCCAGCCGTTGAAAAGATGGACGTTTTTTGATGACTCATCATAATAATGTTTATGGCTAAACTCTTCAAATAAGTTTAAAATAGTTTCTTCAACGCCTTGTGTCATTTCCTTACTAAGCTGTATTCTTAAAGTGTAAATGTTATATAAAGAAAAATCATAGTCTTTTAATTCATTTACATATTGCATATATTTTTGTTTTAAATTGCTTGTAAAAAGCCCCATAAATTGCTCATTTGAAAATAGCGCTTGCCAATACTTGGAGCGGATTTGTTTTATATATGCATTTTCTAGGCTGCTTTCCTCATTGTCTTCACGTTCAAGCTCAAGCTTTAAAACTGGTGTATCATTTTCCTCAAAGCTCTTCAACATTAACGGTTTAAGACTATTATATTCATTTATTAGCTTTAATCCTGCTTTCACTTCATAATTATAGCGTTCAACGATTCCTTTTATAAAATCAGAATTGATTAGTTTATCGCTTGTATATTGATTGTTATTAGTTCTATGCGCTTCTTCTTTCTTCAACTCATCCACTAAGATCGAATTACTTTCTTTCTTTTCTATATTTATATAAATAAGTGCCGTTTCTACTGTTGTAGAGCGCTCGCTGTTTAGAAAGGCATTTTCTATATATTCAACTTCTGCGTTATATTCCTCAAGTTTTCTAATAAGATGTTTTCGAGTGTTGGAAAATGGATTCTTTAAAGTGTCAGCATTTAATAAAAATACTAGCTGACAAGATTGTATTTGTTTTTCTGCTAATTCTATTGCATGCAAAGCGTGTTTATCACCTTCTGAAAATGGAAAGTTTGCAATTATAGCATCGTATTTTTTAAAAGTTCCATAAGATAGAAAGTTATCATGAACAACTCTATAGTTTCTCCCCTTTAATATATGCACTAGATTTTCATCAAGCTCAATAGTATCAACATCATATTTGTTAGTTCTACGATAATTCCTAGTGTAGTCAAGTTGTTTATAAATCGCTTTTACTAAGTCTCCTTTGCCTGCTGAAGGCTCTAATACTGATTGTACTTTTCTAAAATCAATTTTATTTAACATCTTTCTTTGTAGATTGTCAGGCGTTGGATAGAAATCAGGATTATTATTAAACATGTTTAAAACCTCCTAAATGTTGCAGGTTTTTTATTTTGCAGAAACCTGTTAAAACTGCTTAGTGCTTAGAATTTAGGCTTATAAGTGTTCACAATTGGCTCTATTCCTTGTTGATCGAAGTAGTTTAGAATTTCATCATACTGTCTATGGTCACATGAATGGTATTTACTTCTTGTTACTTTCATATTGTTTGTTTCTTCTACATGATGCAATACTGTATCAGGAAGGTTAAGCCATCCTTTATATACTAGCAATTCAGAATAGAAGTGTTTATAATGTAGCTTTCTTTTCTTCTCTGGTGTAAAGGTTAACTTAACAGCATTGTCATACTGCGCATATTTTTCGTTTGCTACTTCATCAAGAGTAACTCTACTTGTTACAATTGAACCCCAATCAGAAATATAGAATAATGTAACCTTATCGCCTGTTGAAAGGTCAGCTTCTTCAAATTGGTCTTGTATACTGTCCACATCCTGTAGAAGCTTATACATACTTACTTTCAACTCTTCTAGCTCTAGCTGTTGAATAACTCTCTTAGTAAAGCTGAAGTTGGATTCTTTAAATTTAACTTTCATCGCTTCTTTATACTCTTTCCAGCTTTCATTTTGCCATGTATCCATGATATTTAGTTCACAGATAACCTCTGTCGAGATGTCTTCTAATACGTCAGCCTGATGTGTCAACTCTTCTTTCTCTTCATCAGTCACAACTTGATTGAATACAATAGTCTTTTCAACTTTTGCGTTATCTGTAAGACCTACATAACGAGCATATGAGTGCCCTTGAGCGTCTACAATAAACTGTAATTGACCGTCTAAATAGATTGCTACACCGTATAAATTCCATTGTACTGTTTGTTTTTCTAACTCATCCATGTTATAGAAGTCTGTCATAGAATTAATTCTGTTGTCTTCTGTGAAGCTTCCACCAGTATTAGCTAAGAAATCAAAGTCATTTAAAAGCATATTTGAGAAGTTTACTAAAGCTTCTTGACTGCTAAAATGTACTTCCTTTGTAACTTTAACGTTTTCTAGAGAATAGTCACCGTTCTGCACTTCTTCTTTATATTGGTCTAAAGTTTCGTTTTTGTTTAAGTTTGCAAATTCTGAACCTGTAATAAAATATTGGTTAGTTTCGTCTAACTCTTTAACTTCAACATTGTTATAGATAGTTTCAACTTGTTTCTTTTCTTCTGCTTGTTGCTTTTCATACTCACGTTGTTCTGCTTCTCTTTGCTCCATGTATGCTTGGAATTCTTGCTTTCTTTTTTCTTCTGCTGCTTCTTCAGCTTCAACAAACTTCACATCAAATTCTTTCATATCTTTTTCAACTTCTTCTGTTGCTGCTGTTTGAGTATATTCCCAATCAATTTCAACATATCCATAAAAATTATAGCTTCCTGCATAGTCTGTATATGGATCAGAAGGACTGTAACAATGTCTGTAAGCATTTAAAAGATTAACGCAATATTCTTTAACAGCGTTTAAATACACTGAACCTTTTTCAAATGGACTAGATTTGATAGTGAAATTAATTTTACCGTAGTAAGGAACTGTTACAGAAAACTTACATTGTGGAAAACGTTTCTTGATATGTGCGCGAATTTCTTTTGCAATTACTTTAGCTTCTTGGTCTGTATTTACTTCCATTCCGTTCCATTGTGCAGCTTCCCATAAACTTAAAGTTTTTACTTGTTTATTTTTTCTTGTATGTAATTTATTTTGTTTATTTTTTTCCTCTTTAGTTTCTTTAACTTCTCCACTTACTAAGCTGTTAACAACTTGAAAAGCTTTTTCAGATTGTTTTGTGTACCAACATTTTTTAAAGTTAGACCAACGGAAACCATTTTCTTTTAAGTTGCTTAGTACTTCTTTTTGTGGTTTAGCTGAGAAAAATAATTCAATTCCGTTCAACTCTTCATTTAAGTTATAAGTGATATTCATTTTAACATTTCCCCTTTGTTTTGAAGTAGTTATCTTATATTTATAATTATAAAGGACAAACCGAATAATTTCAACATGTATTTTATTTTTGTTATATTAATTTAATTGGAAATATTAATTTGTTCAACAATCCTATATTCATTATTAACTTTCTCGCTAACAGTAATATGAGTAGGAAGACTATCAAATACAATTTTTTTACATAGTTCATCTTCTTTATCAATGGCCACAAAGTGCAACTTATTAACTGATTGATGAGTGAAGATGATTTCATTGTATGAATTATTCTCAAGGTATGTAGTAGCTTCTTCAATAGTGAGTGCGTTAGCTTCTTGAGCCTCTTTATTATTCTTTTCTGCTTCCTTAATTGCCTCATATAACTCCTCTACAATGCTATCAAGTTCTTTAGGAAACATACCTTTGCCTATAGCTCTGTAAGAATACTGCCCAAGTCCTACAGCATCTAATTGACGTTCACACCATTGATTTAATGAATAGTTAAGTTCGATTCCATATTGATTAAGTAACTCTAAGAACTCTACATTTGTAATCTTTTCATTGTTCATAAACTTTTCTTGTGGAGTTTTAACTTCTTCAATTACTTCTTCTTCAGTTGTATTAGTTTCAACGTTAGATTGCACTTCCTCAAACTGAGGAGAAATCATATCGATAATTTGTTTTTGTGAAGCGTAACGGATCGCAAAGCCTGTAGCATCTTCAAGAAAAACATTCTTGCCGTTCGTAGTTGTTACTTTATAAGCTACATGACCGTTAATTGTGATTACTACACCGTTTTCCATTTCTTCAATTCCAAAACCTTTTGATTCAGCCCATTTACGAATAGTATTCATTTTCATTTTTAATTCCTCCCATTTGGTTTTATTTGATTACGTGTTCCCTGTCTCTATTTATAATATATCATACCTCAATTAATAATTCAATATGTAATTTATATTTGTTGATGTAAATATTAAATAATTTTTGCATTCGCTAACGCTCATGTTCTTTCTATATTATATATGTAAGCAAGAGCATAGAGCATTGAATGTATATAGTTAAGTGAGTAAGGAGATAATACGTAATGAAATAGACCTCTATACTATAATGAGATGAGTCATTAGATTAGTTTCTAATGGCTTCTTTCTATTTAATGAAGGATAAGGTTAGGCTAATGGATACGTGAGCTTAGAATGGAATGTGAGTACATTATATAGAAGAGATAAGGATTATATAATATGAATAGGTAAAGTATATATGATATGTAGATTGATTATGTATTAATGTGATTAGTAAGTGATTGATGAGTTATTAGATATACTTATTATATAAGATAGATATAGGTTATGTAGATAGGATAAGGTAATGTGATGATGATTAATAATATGATGGCCTTATATTTTTTAGTGTGTAGGAAATTTATAACGTGTAGAAATATTATAATGTAGATAATAAATTGATGAGTAATATTAGGATTGATTAGAGTAGATCAGGTGAGTAGTGAATGTGTATAGTGATTAGGTTAGATTAAATAATATAAATTATATATTGTGGATAAATGGGATAATGCAGGATGATTAGTGAGTTTATAGTGTGAGTAAGTTGTGGATAATATTGTATATAATATGTGAATAAGATAAGTGATTGAGTTGTGATAGGTGATATAGGATGATGAGTATATAGTGAACAGTGTGAGATTATATTATAATAGGATAGATTAATATGAGGTGGATTGATTGAGTATAGATGAGGAATAAGTGTGAGTGAGTGGAATGTAAGGTGATGCTGTTATAGTTGAGTGATACACATTAGATTAAACTGTAATAATATTATAGGTGATATAGTGGTACAGATTAGATGAGTAGATGAGATGCTGTATTATATATTATGTAGCAGATTAGCGTGAGTTGTATTAGTATGATGAGTATTGAGTGATACAGTTAGGATAGATTAGGTGAGGATAAGGTGGATAGATGAGGATGAATGAGCGTGTTATACTGTACTAGAGTAGGTAATACAGTGATATGAGATTGATATAAGGAATAGTTATGGATAAATGGAATAGTGATAAGGTGAGGTTATGATAAGTAGAGTAAGTTAGTTATACATATGTTGTACATAGATTATAAATTGATTATACAATTAGATTAATATAAAGTGGATGAGTAGCAAGATGATACAATATGGTGATAAGTGGATAGGATATAGTATAAGTAATACTTATGAATAATATAATATATGATAAGATAAAGTTATAACTCATGTTGCTTTGGAAGTCTATTATTATGACGAACACATTATACAATTTTCATTCAAAAAATAGTGCAACAAAATAATTTTTAAAAATTTAAATTTACCATTTGTTACCTAATTAGACACCAGATGAAAAAGTTTACCCTTCTATAGAAGAAACTACTTCATCTTTCAATTGTCTGTATAAATTAAATTATACGACACTAGAATTAAGCCAGTATTTATAAGGAGGGGGGATACTTTACATCTAAACTTAGTTGACAAATCGGATATACAGTGTTAGCTCTTCCATTTCCACACCTCACCTAAATTTACAATTATCCACTCTAATTTTCTCCTAATATATACCAAATAATTACCAATTTACCCTATGTATCCTTTATGCATAATTAATGTATATTACTGTATAAAATCACCCTAATTTACCCTATTTTAATCGTACCTTCAATCGTTCATCCCTTGCTACTATTGACTTTATCCTCTATGCATAAAATTAAATTGTTCATTTTCACCCTATAAATCACCTCTAATCCCTTGCTATTACTGTGTTTTTACGATGCAAGCATATTTAAGCACGACAAAAAAGGTGACATACATCACCTTAAGCCTTGATACTATTGAGTTTTCATCTAAAATTTGTATCGTAGCACGATTGACACTAAAATTACTCACGATACCCACTTTTTAACCCTAAAAATGTCCATCAGACTATATGAACTCTACCTTTTACGATTAAATACTTTTCTGCAATCCACACTTTTTACACTTTCTTACTAGCTTCCTATCCTCTATTCTACTGCTAAATTTAGCTTCTCCACAGTCATCACATCTTCCACTAATGCGATCAGGATATTTAATTATGTCATATACTTTGCTTTTATCTTCATAATATGGAGTTTCATTTTCCATTTAGTCATCTCTCCTTTTAATCACAAGTAAATATTCTACCACAAAATTGCACACAAAAAAGGAGTAGTTTTCACCACTCCATCTCATCAAAATTTATGTCATTTTAGCAGCTCATTTTAGAGTAAAAAATAGCCTTAATTTTCACCTTAAATTTACCCCACTTTTTCACCTAACCGCAAATCATTTAAGATACAACCGCAAATCATTTAAGATACAACCGCAAATTATGTAAGATAATTTGAGGTCTAGTTAGATTATATATAAAGATATAAAAGATATATAAAGATATAGTATTACAAATCGCTAAAAAAGCATTAGCAATTTGGGGTTATTTTTACTCTATTTTTCACTTAAATTTTTTCAACTTTTCGATGTCTAAAAAATAGTGATTATTGTACTTTTTAAATTCCATTTTTGAATTATTAAATTCATCCTCTTCGTAACTATAGGTAGCGGTTAAAACATGTTTACTTACTCTAATTAATTTATTATCTTTAAGTATCTTAGTGTATTTAGTAATTGTGTTCTCTGTCATATCTGTTTCGGTAGCTATAGTTTCCTGAGAGGTAAAACAGAAATGATGGGCGGTGTTTCTTATGTATGATCTAAAGTAAAACAATAATCGTACTCCCTGATAGCCAATTAAATCTAACAGTTCCTTACTAAGTATAGTATAAGGTAGCTGAGCAAACGGCTTTCCTTGTTCATCACACCATTCTGCATTAAACTCTATCGTTAATAATTCCTTTCTGGGTAATGTATCAATTTTATTCTTAATAACTCCTCTCTCATATAATTCATTTAAAATCTTCTTAAAGCCTTGATTACTCTTAATCCCTGCGTAATACATAAATTGCTTATGGTCTAACTGGAATGTAGTTGTAGATTGTTTCTGTACATAGAACCTTTGAATAAACTTAGCTAAGACGTAAAAAGAAGCGGAACTAAACTCACTGTCTCTAATAACACTGTTAGGCATCTGAATCTTAAACAAATAAACATCATCTCCTTTTGAATACATGTTTTAATCTTTTTATATTATATAATTTATTTATGTTAATGTAAACAAAAAAGTGGAAAGAAATTAATCTCTCCACTGTGATAGTTCTTCTTCAGTTGCAATAAGCTGATAACCTCTCTTCCCATCTTCTTTAGTTAACCATTTCTCATCTACAAGTTGTTGCATTAAGTCCTGTACGTCATTTATCCGTATTTTCATTTGCTTTCTTAGCTCTCCAACTCTAGTCTCATTCGTATTAGCAATTATCCTTTTCATTTTGTCTAGGAGACTCTCAGGTTCAGATAGCTCTAATTCTTCATATTTTCCTCTGTAAAGGCTTTGAATCTTCTCATAGACCATTTCCTCTTCGTCTTCATTCAGAGTGATTACAGGCGATTGTAGGCGTATATAATCCTCCATCTGTCCGTCATAACTCAACACACCGTCCCCTTTACCTAATAAATTATAAGGAATACCCTTTCCAAAAACAGTCTTATAGTCGGAAGAGGTAGATAGTTTAAAACTTATTCTTGAAGGCAGATTCGCTTTAAGTGTTCCCGTTAATACATCAGCAGATGGCTTTTGAGTAGCTAGGATAAGATGTATTCCACATCCTCTCGCTTTCTGCCCCAATCGTTCAACTTGGCTCTCAACCTCAGAAGAAACCATCTTCAAGTCGTTATATTCATCAACCACAACTACAATATAGGGCATATACTTTCCTGACTTTTTGTTAAACGCTTTAATACTTTTACATTTGTTTTTAGCCATAAGTTCATAGCGTTTATCCATTTCAATAACCAATGACTCTAAGATATTATAAGCCTTCTTCATATCTGTAATCACATCTTCTACGTGAGAAATTCCTTTATACTGCTCTAACTCTATATGCTTAGGATCAATTAAGTATAATCTCAATTGCTCAGGTGATTTAGTAAGTATCAAAGTAATAAGCAGAGCATTGATAAATACACTCTTTCCTCCACCAGTTGCTCCAGCTACTAATAGATGGGGGGCTTTTGTTAGGCAACGGTAGAGGGGCTTATTATACATATCCACCCCTGCTACAAATGGTAAAGGGTTATCTTGTGCAAACTGTAGAAATTCCTCATTCTGCAACAATTCTTTAAGATAAACCACCTCTCTTTGCTCACAAGGAATCAAAAATGTCACTGTATCAGGCTCTTTACCACGCTCAATGTTCATATCCGTTCCTGTTTGTGCCTGTAAATCAACTAATTTCTTCTGTATGTTGGTGAAATTCGTATCTTTAGGGATTTTCATGACAATTCTCTCAACAGTTACACCTTGTTCTATCTCGATGTATTGTATTTTTGTGTTATTTGTAGCTTTTACACGCCTCAAAGCATTGGATAGCATCGTTTTAAGCTCACTTTCATCTCTTTCACGCTCTTTTTTAACTTCTGGATCAGGTAAAAGGTGTATAGGATGCTCTTTATCTACTTTTTCAATCACAGGAATAGGCTTTGTTTCAACTTCTGGGATATTTGAGGTCGATAGGAACAATGTATCTAGCTCCTTTTGGGAAAATACTTGTAGATGAGAAGTATTGGAGAATGTTCTATTGCGTATAAGGTCAATATTAAACTTTTTCATAGTCTGAAGCTCAAATTGATTATGAAAATCTGCTTGCTTTAAGATTTCTTCAATCTCAGGGAGTAATGTTTTATAGAATTTAGAGTTAATAACAATCCTCCACTCATACTCATAAAGGGAGTCTGTTACTTTGTCTTCTATATCGGTGTCAGGTGTGCGCTCAAAGTTTTCTTGAACAATATTACCTAACTTTCTTAGTATTCTCGTTTGCATAGCATTAAGTATCTTGTTAGTTGTAGCAATGTCATTCCCATTTAGATAGTTCTCGTACAGCTCAATGAGCAATTCATTGTAAGCCTTGGTGCGTTTAATTAATAAGAGTTGAGTAAATATCTCTCCTTCTACATACAGTCTATTCAAGTCTTCAAATAGGCTGAGCTGGTCTTTTGCATAGAAAGGTAGAAAGCTAGGCTGAGTGGATTTAACTTGCAGTACAAGGGAATCTGAGCTAAAATCAAAGGGTAATTCCTCTCCTATATCCCTCTCATGAAATACCCCTTTATAATGACATGGTACTGAAACGTTCCAGAATTGCTCAGAATCAATTTTAAGAGTTTCGAGACTAATTATACTCGAATCGAATTTAAACGATTCAGAGAGAACGCTAGATACCTTAGAATCGAAGTTAGATAGATTATACTCTATCCGACTCAAATTATCATAATTTAGCTTCTGCTTTTTTAAGAATCTATTCACAAGTCATCACGCTCACTTTTTCAGTTTCATTTTTCCTAACTTCTTGAGGTTGATCCCTGTTTTTAACTGAATGAAACTTGAACTCATACTTTTCCACATATCCCCCATAGACTCCTGTTTGCCAATATACTCATTTACAATTTTCGGTTGCTTAATTAGAGCGTTCAGCGCCCCGATATTTAGGCAAAGCTTAATTAATAAGGCTTTTGTTCCTACTGATCCCTGAGTTGCAAATATTAGGATTCCAATTATCATTAGTTCTATTGCATAAACGATTTGAACAATTCCAATCCTCTTAACTTCTCTCCACCACTTATTAAAGATATTTTGGTGCTTATCAAATACCCATGCTGTCATCACCAAGGGACTCATGATAGCTAAATTGATAGTTTTATACCATCTTGTTCCCGTTTGTGTAAATAGGACGCAAGAGAATATCAATAGAACAATATCAAAAAGAACCATGAAAATTAGAGAGATTGGATCAGGGTTTACATTGGCAAGTGCTTTAGAAGCCCCTTCTCCCATTGACTGTTGCCCTAGTTGAAAGATTCCTTGTGAAAGTTGATTGACAAGTGTAAATCCTTGTGAGAATAAGAATAAACTTGAACTTGTTGCTAACATAGAGATAACACTTCGCTGAACAATCTTACTTGGGGGAGTATACTTCTTTCTGACAATCATCTTTATACCTTCAAACATAGTCAACAGGATTAGTCCGTAAATAGAACCTGTAGTTAATTGTTCAACTACTGCTTTCACTGCATCGTTTTGAAATAGATAAACAGGTGTGTAAAGAATGAAGGATGAGAGTAATTCATAAACCTTTGTGATAAGTAGAACCGATCCTTGCATAATGTGAAATGGCAAATTAGTAAAGAACTCACTCACTCGTATTGCTGTTTCTGTGAATGCTTCTAATTTATGCTTCATTTCATCAATTCCGTTGTATCCTTTATTCAGTATGTCAATAATATTGTTAGCTTCGTCTAGTTTATCCTTTATCCCTTCTGCACTTGCCTTGGTTGGGTTAAGTACAAAAGGGAAAGCGGATAAAGTGGCTAGGGGGATAGCTTTACTTTGCTTTACTTTATCATTGAGAACCAATCGAATCCTCCTAGAAAGTATTGAACGACTACGTGCAATAGAGCGAACAGGAACGGAGCAGTTAGAATCTGAATGAATCCCTTCTTGATGTCCGTTGACCATTTGTTGGCTACTTCTCCCTTTCTGAAGATTCTTAGTCCTCCTGCAAACTGGTAAGCTATAATCGCTGCTACTACTCCCAATGCTGTTGTAGCTGTGATTAAGTATTTTCCCATATTCATTATGTCTACTTCTTGAGCGGTTGCTACTGGAACTGCTACTGCTGCGAATGTTGGATGTGTTGAAGTTAGAAATACCATCCCTGACATGAGAGTTATTTTTGCGATTTTCTTTAAAATTTCCTTTTGTTTTTGATTTATCTCCCCCTTTTTCTTTGTTTGTTCTAAAAAATCCGTCTTCGTCTGTTCTTTATTATTATTTGTTATTGCGTAAGTTTTCTTTGGTTTGTGATAGTTCACATGACTATTCAAATTTTTCGAGGAGATGCTTAGTTTTACTGTCGTCATGGTTATCACTTCCTTTCTTCTTAGATGCTTTCGGTTTAAATGAGTAGAAGGCATTTGTTCCCTGTATAATGCCTCCCCCTATCCCTAACACTGCGCCAAACTTAAGAATCATAACTCCTATAAGAGCTGTTCCCATGCTGTCACTTCCTTTTCTCTTTGATGATATAGCCTATGTTGAGTACAAATTGTTTGATACACAATTTTTAAAATAAAAATTAATTATTTTTCAATTCAATCACCTTGTCTAAAGGAGGACTACCAAAGAATACCCATAGCTTTAAGAATACATCTAGAGATGGAAATGTTTTATTGTTTAAGACTTGGCTTATGTGCCCTGTGTCCACTCCTATAAATTTCGCAATATCCTTTTGTTGGATTTTCGTTTTGCTTTCTTTAAGAAGGTCTTTGAACTTTAACTTCAGAAATGTTTTACTTTCTTTTTTATCATCAAGTGTATTGATCTTATAGAAGGTTTCAATCGAGTTGAGGTAAAAATTAACGGCAGCATAAATTATGTCTTCTTCTTCAATCAGTTCTTCTCCCTTGATTAACTCTCTCCTGAAATTCTCATATACAGTTAGTCGCTTTATCTTTTCGGCTTGCTTCTCATCAAGTTTCAATTTGTATTCAGAAAGCATGTATATCTCTCCTTTCTATGGACATGCTATACCTAACATATTTAGGAGCTGATGCTTATGTTACAAAGCAACTTAGATCAATTCATCGATCAAACAATTAAAGATGGTCAAAAAATTAAGCCTAAAGGAAAGTGACGCTGATGTTATTTTCATTTTTATCTGATTTAGATGATCGAGAAATCGACTACAAATTAGCTCAAATTGATGATTGGATTTTTGAGCAAGAAGGATTGAATTCCGAACAATGTAAACAACTCTTGAAAACTTTAGTCAAGAAAGATATTGTTCGGTTCAATATATAGCCCTCTCTCACCGACACCGAATAAAGAGGAGTTACGTTACCCAAAATTGTCGCTTACTGTTTTTTAGTTACCTGACGCTCAGGTAATTACCCACGTAGGCGGTAACGATATGGGTAACGTAATTTTTTGTGTTCGGTAACGAAGTGGGTAATGAAAACTGAAGATCAAAATAGAAGATCGAGTTACCTTTTATACTTACTCAATACGTCTGAAATGGAGTTCGCCTTCTTTTTAGGCTGACGAATTTTGGACATGAAGCCACTTACAGATGTTCGTGATTGGTAAGTTTGCTGATTTTCATTGGAGAATGCTTTTTCGATAACCTCCTTCTTCTTTTCGGCCATGTCCTCAATCTTACTCAATCTCTCCTTACACCAAGATAATCCTGATGCTGCGATAATGAGATTATTATTCTTCCCACTATAATTCCCCTCAAATAAGTCAATTACATCGTTGTCGTAATAACTAAATACACTTTCAGGATTAATTAAGCTTAAAAGTCGCTCATTTCCCTCAAATATTAATGCCCCATTGATAATTTGCTCCTTTTGAGGCGGTATGAAAACTCCATTACATAAGGAGTTATTAATCTTCTTACTTATAGAATCATGAGTCACATTCTCCCCTTCACTCTTTTCGCTACTTAGGTTGATTTCTGTAATATGAGTCATCCCCTTATTATTGAACAATGTCATAAAGTCCCTTTTGTCAAAGTTTCCGTTCTTTGAATGCTGTTCTGTATAGCTAAATAGCTTATGAAGTAAATAGACGGCTTTTTGATTGGTTTCTGTGTAAAGCTTATCTTTACCTATAGAAGAAAATTGAGCTTTTTGCTGTTGATTATCTATTGGTAATACGGCCACATCAAGATTAGATAGTTCTTCAAATACATATAAAGTGTTTAATTGGCTTATAGTGGATTCAGATAAATCAGGTAAGATTGGCATAGCGATAATCGTTTTGTCTGGATAAGAAGACTTCAACACATCACATATAATTGGGGCTAAACCACTTCCACTCCCACCTCCACAGGCAAAAGGGATAGCGATAATATCATTAGTTTGAAAGTTCTTGTTAATGAAATCTATAACTAGCGCATGATGTTGCGTAAATAACTCAATTGCTAAGTCTCTATTATGGCCAACTCCTTCTGTTCCCAATATTCTCAGTTTAAATGTAGGATCAATACCTTCTAATGAATCTAAATCTCTTTGTGAGTAGTTAATCGCTCCCACATGATAACCGTACCGTTTCGCCTCTTCAGCAACATTCCCACCAGCTCCACCTAATCCAATAAAAGCTAAACTTAACATTATATTTCCTCCCTTTGTAATGTATCTTCGATGACTTTCATTCCAAAATCAGTAACATAAAGGTGAGTATTCTGTGTTCCGTTGGCAAATTCGATTAAGGACATTCCTATTAATCTGTAAATACTTAGAGAAAGTTTGTGTTTGGATAGGTCAAGTTCGTCTGCAATTTGCTGTCTTCGGATTGCACTCAGAGTGGAGTCGGCCTGCAATTCGTATAACTTCCCTATAATCTGTACATCCTCATAAGTTAGCTTCTTAACTGTAGTCTTAAAATAATTGTTCAAACTGCATCTCTCCCTTAGTGGATTCTAAGCTGATCGAATCGGTTTGCAGTCGGTTTCTTTCGGCTTGTAGTTTAAATATAGCGGTCACGAAATTGTCTTATTCCAAATTTTTTACCAAAAAATTAAATATTTTTCAAAATAACTCTTTACATCAACAAAAATAAAATATATAATCAAATCATACCAAGTGAAGGGAAGTGAAATGATGAGGTGAATTGATCCTTAAAGGAAATGTTAGAAACATATTCAAAGAGCTTATGGAGATAAAAGTTTAAGTGATACATAACTAATAAAATAAAATACAATATAAGAATAGGAGATTGATATATGAAAAAGGTAAAGATTTATTTCGGGAATAATGAGGAAGCTAAGTTGGATTTTACGGATGGAGAGATTGTAGCATACATTGAAGATAAAATGGCTTACGAGGAAGCAACTGAAGAAGAAACAGAGTGGTATGAGAAGTACGCATATAACGGAGAAGTTGAAGAAGCAGGAAAGAATAATACATATAAGAAAATCAAGAGAGCAATGAAGAAAGAATATCATAATTAATACATAGAGTACATAACCGAAATCAAATACATAGAGGTGGTTAATTGAAAAGTTTAAGCAAACAGTTTTATGTGCATTCAGTAGATACATCGGGTTTTTATCGTGACGGCAGAGAACATAATATACATATACTTCAGTTGCAAACTTACCATCTACAGGCTGAGATTAATAAGTTAGCTGAAGACAAGAAACAAAGCAAACATAAACTTGAACAGTTAGAAAGAATTAAGAAGCTCCTCAGCAAACGTTTAAAGCGTTTAAAAGGTATTCTTAAGATGGAGTTAGAGAAAAATACGGAAATTCGTTATCTCAGAGAAGACGCAATGAAAGACACAAACAAGGTCGGATTATTCGACAGTGCTTTAAGTCGCACTTTGAAAATTAAACCCAATACAGTAACGGATGATATTGTTATTGTGCAATCCTACTACTTTAAGGTGTTAAAAGACATCATCCTTAATGGTTTTATTTACAAAGGTGAGCTTTATCGCTATTTCAGCTCATCTGCTGGTCAGATTAGACAGAAAAAAAGTGTATTTTTTAAAGAGAGTGTGTGGGAAAAACATAAAGAATCATTAACGTGTGGATTGAGTTTAGAGGCGATCAACGCAAAAGGTGGTTGTAATACAAATAAATTTTTAGCGTACCTCGCCCTCACGAACTCGGCCACAGACCAGTGGAGAGGTTTCAATATTGATAAGACAATTGTTGTCCCTGATATGGAAACTGAAGTTGAAGCAACTGTAGATTATATTGACACAAAGAATGAATTCAAAATCACACCTACAGATATGAAGATTCCAATTGAACATACAGATGGTTGTGGAATGATTATTGCTAACAGAAATAATAAGAAAGCCTTTATGTGTAGACTTCCTTGGGTTAAAGGCCTACTCGTCCCTTTTAACTTTAAGGCTGATGAGTTTAAAGATGAGAATGGTCAAATCTTAGTAAAAGACATTTACGGAAAAGAGCATGACATCATCAAAGAGGATATTCAAGTTATCTTTACAAAGTCTCAGTTTAAGATGTGGAAGTATTACTCCAGTTGGGAAGAGTATAAAAACAATTTTAAATTACATAATTGTCAGGCTGCAAAACTAAATGAAGAAGAAACTTTGATTCCTGATGCTAAGCTTAATTATCAGATGTTACAGACATTAACTATGTCAGATGAGGAATTATTAGCAATTGCAGATGATACTATTCAAGATATACAGAAGATTGGCAAAGACAAAGATGTAATGTTGCGTATCTTAGGGGCTGATGAAGCTAATCCAAGAAAGAATAGTTTTCAGCAAGCCCTCTCCCTCTACCCTGAATTATTGAGTGATGCTCATGCACGTCAGGCCATTAAGGATAAAAAAGCCTCTGTAATTAAGCAGGCTAAAGCTGGAAAGTTAAACATTAACGGGAAGTATACGTTCGTCTCCCCTGACCTTTATGCTTTCTGTGAATATTTGTTTAAAGGTGATAAGCATCCTAAAGGCTTGCTCAATAACGGTGAAGTATATTGTAACTTGTATGGGGAAGGTAAGTTAGACCTGTTAAGAAGCCCTCACTTGTATATTGAGCACTCTATACGCACTAATGTAATCGATGAAAAGAAAGCTGAATGGTTTTGCACTAATGCAGTGTATACAAGTGTATTTGACCCTATTTCTAAGATTTTGCAATTTGATAATGATGGAGATAAGCTACTTGTAGTCAAGGATGAAACACTGATTAGAGTTGCTGAGAGAGTAATTGAGAAATTTGATGTTAAGCCTTTGTATTATGAAATGGCCAAGGCTGATCCTTCTATCATTGATAATCAGAAGATTTATGACAGTCTTATCTTAGCTTATAAGGCCAACATCGGTGACATCAGTAACAGAATCACTAAGATTTTCAACAGCACTACAGAGATTAATGAGGAAAGCTTGAAGATCGTTAAGGTGCTCACCTGTCTCAATAACTTTGTGATTGACTATGCTAAAACATTGTTCATGCCTGAAGTACCTAAGAAGATTCAGGATAAGATTAATGATTTTAATAAAAGCAAAGCCCCTCATTTCTTCATTTATGCTAAAGATAAAGAAGAAAAACGAGTTGAGCCAAAGAACAGTAGTTTAGTGAATAGATTAGATGATATAATTCCTACACAACGTATTCATTTTACTAAAGTAGCTGGAAAGTTTGATTATACATATTTGATGAGTGATAAAAAGATTAAAATTGATGAAGTTATTGTTAATACATATAATGAGATGCATCGAAATAAGAAATGGATGATGGGAACTGTATCGACCAAAACTAACCAAGATAAAGTTTACATCTATCAAGTAATTCGAGATACACTTCTCTCTATTGAAGATAACCCTACATATGTAGCAGATGTGCTAGTGCAATATCTTTATGGAATGAAGAATGTCAACAACAAGAAAACTCTTTGGGAATGTTTTGGAGATGAGTTGGTGGAGAATATCCAAAAGAATACAGCAGGAACAATTCAATGTGTTACTTGTGGCAAAAGAGAAATGAAGGTTATGCAAAGACAAACCTTATGCACAAAGTGCACCAACTTAGCAAGGAAGAAAAGCAAAGATCAAAATAATGCCATTCACTCTAGAAAGAAGAGGGTTTCTAATTTATGAAAGTTAAAAACCCTTATGGATTTATCTACATAACTACAAATCTAATTAACGGCAAGAGATATATAGGTCAGAAAAAGTTCGACACAGGATCAAGATGGAGATCGTATTTAGGAAGTGGTACATACTTAGCAAATTCTATAAAGAAATATGGAAAGGAAAACTTTCATAGAGATATTGTTGACTACAGCTATTCTCTAGAAGAACTAAACAAAAAAGAAAGTGAGTGGATTGAGTTTCTCGATGCGGTCAAAAGTGAGGATTATTATAATATGATTGAAGGGGGTGATGTATTAGGAGCTTTAAATAAAAGAAATGCAGTAAAATGTATGTGTATAGACAATGGTAAAGCGTTTGCTTCTATTAAAGATGCTTGTCAGTGGTCGGGATACTCAGAAACAAAAATAAAGAAAAGCTTCAAAGAGAATCATACATTTTGGAACTACAAGAAAGAAGACTTTATTTTCAGACCTATAGATGACTTTTCTGAAAAGCTCTGCTCTATATGCGGTGAGCATTTAACTAAATACAGAATCAGAAGAGGAACATGTCTCCCTTGTGCGAAAAATATCAATAAGCGACTTAGGAAGTGTGAAGACTGTCCTAAGATGTTTAGAGCTAGAGGTAGTAATCATCTTCGATGTAAAAAATGCGCAGAAAAAAGAACTCAAAAAGTAAAGGTTCTTTATGCAAAACAGCGTAGAAAAAAGAAGAAAGAAAACTCTTTACCTAACTAAAGCACCCAAAACGCTGTTATATCAACGTTTATAGACATTTCATAAAAAAAGTTAACCGACTGTAAAGGAAGCAAGCTAATTTATGCGGTACAGAGATTGCATCCCTCTCCCCTTTTCTTTTATACATAAGTTTCAAAATATAAATAAAATAAAATATATCGGAGGAATTTACATATGAATAAAACAGATTTAATTGCAGTAGTAGCAGAGAAAGCAGAACTAACTAAAAAGGACGCAGGTAAGGTTGTAGAAGCTACACTTGAAGCAATTACAGAAGCTCTAGTTGAAGGCCAACCTGTTAAACTAATCGGATTTGGAAACTTCGAAGTAGTTGAACGTGCAGCACGTAAAGGTCATAATCCTTCTACGGGGGAAGCAATTGACATTCCAGCATCTAAAGCACCAAAATTCAAAGCTGGTAAAGCTCTTAAAGAAGCTGTTAAAGGTAAATAAATTATAATCCAGTTGCTATTACAGCACATTTAAATTTCAGGTTGTCATTAAGATACATTAAGACACATTAACATTACTCTGTGTGAGTCGGTAACATTTTAAGAATTGGCTAGATAGCCCAGATTAAATACTAGTAGAGGATAGAAAGGCTTCTATCGCCCTCTTCGATAAATCAGGGAGATGTGGGAAACCGAACGGATAAGTTACGGAGCTGCCCCACCTACTAGTATTTAATATTCAATCAACACGGATAGTATAGGGAAAGCTGTACTATCTTATTTAAAATTTGAACAATGATAACTACATACGTAGATAAGGTGAAGTTTAGTGGGCTTAGTCCTGACAAAGACCTCTCCTTTATCTAAATAATTTAAATTACATAAGAGGTGATTAAGTGCCACTACCAAAGGATAATATGTTCTTCGGATTAAAACTAACTAATGAGCAACAAGAATACGCTGATTCTATTTTTGATAATCAGATTACATTTGTGAATGCTAAAGCAGGAACTGGTAAAACAACTATTGCAGTTGCTTGTGCAAGTATTATGCAACGTGAATTGGTATACATATTCTCTCCTGTAGAAGAAAAAGCACTTGGTTTCACCCCTGGCACAGTTGAGGCAAAAGAGTTGAAGTACACTGTCCCTCTTCGTGATGCTTTATTAAAAATTAATGAAGACCCATCTAGAGTAATTGAGTCTGAAGAAAATATCGAAAACATGAAGAATGGTAACACTTGGGTTAAAGCCATGTCACATGTGTTTGCTCGTGGAACAAATATTGACGGAAATAAATTAGTAATCATTGATGAAGCACAAAATTTCACTCGTGGAGAACTTAAGAAGGTGCTGACTCGTATACATAATTCGGTGAAGGTTGTTGTAATTGGTCATGAAATGCAATGTGATTTACCTGATCCTAAGAAAAGTGGGTTTCTCCCTTATTTAGAACACTTTGAGAATCAGGATTATGCTAAAGTTTGTAATCTTACAGTTAACTTTAGAGGAGAATTAGCAAATCACGCTGACCAACTTTCTTGGTAAATACATAATAATCAAGTGAAATAGTAGTTTTATAGAGATTATAGGAGGAATGTAGATTGGCAAAGAATCAAGATACTATGAGTTCAAATCTCACAGGTGTATTAGATGTTGAGGAAATGACAGTTACGTTTATTGATAAGAAGGATGAAGGCGAAACAGTTTATGACTTAGAGAAAACTCTACAAAAATATAATGGGCACACTGTTTCAATCACTTTTAAAGTTGATGAAAACATTGACCCTGTTGAAGAATAGGAAGGTGAATGAATGGAATATAAAATCAAATCAAATGAGTCAGTAGATGCGTATCGTATTCGTTTATGTAAAAATAAGGACTTGTATGATTTAAGATGGAAAGACCTCCCTCCCCTTTGGTTTGAAGCAACAGGAGAAAATAAATCCCCTGATTGGTTTCGTAAATTTTGGCGTTTTTATTCTGAAGGCTATCAAGATGCCACTACTGATAATTCAGATGTAAGTGAGCAACTATTAGAACTTGAAGATAAAATTGTTGAATTCGAGCAAATGAAGATTAGATATGCTGATAGAAAGCGAGAGTATTTCAAACCTAATCGTGTGGAAGCTCGAATGAAAGAATACTTTGAAGTAGCGACTGAAGAAATTAAGAAGCTAAATCACACTAAGCCTCTATCTTGGGTTGATCGAACTTTTGTTAACGATTCTACTAAAGAAGGTTTGCTATTAATCTCCGACACTCATTATGGAATGTTTGCAAAAAATTATTGGAACGATTTCAATAACGAAGAGTTTAAGCGAAGAATGAAGAAGCTCATCACTAGAACGGTTTCTCATAGTCAACTACATAAGGTTAAAGTAATGAATGTGTTCCTTTTAGGCGACCTTATCAACGGTCTTATTCATCTGATTACACGTATCAACAACACTGAAGACGCAGTAACACAAACAATTCAAGTTTCTGATATTCTTTCAGAAGTGTTGGCAGAATTATGTAATGAGTTTGAAGAAGTTAAAGTATACAACGTCAGAGGAAATCATGATAGAGTCACAGCTAATAAAAAAGATGAGATTGCAAAAGAAAGTTTTAATGATTTCATTCCTCACTTCTTGAAATTGAGACTGTCTCATGTGAAGAATATTACTTTCATGGAAAATAAATATGACGATGAAATTATTGTAACAGATATTCTTGGCCATACAATTTTCGGAGTACATGGACACAAAGACAAGATTAAAAATGTCAATCATGATATAAGTCAAATGACAAAAACATTTGCAGAATATATTGTTATGGGACACTATCATCACCATGAAGAGAATGAGGATCATGGAGTTGAGATTATTATCAACCGCAGCTTCTCAGGTGTTGATGAATTTGCAAAAGACATTCGTAGAACTAGTAAATGTGCTCAAAAATTAATTATCTTTGATGAAGATGAAGGTCGCTTAGCTACATACGATATTAAATTACATAATTAATAAAATAAAATACATAAAATAAGAATATTGGAGGTTACATATGGATTACAATTCTGAGAAAATTACTAATGTTGAAGATAAAATTTACTTAGAAGACCTGAAAGAACGTAAGATTATACTTAATGACGGAGTTGATTACCTTCTATATGAGCCTGTAGCTATGCAAATCGAACGCTTCAATACTGAGGATGAAAAAGCTAATATTCCTGTTGAAGAACGCAAACCAATTAAAATTTATATTAACTCTTACGGTGGAGTTGTGTATGATGGATTTGGTATTTGTTCGGCTATTGAAAGAAGCAAAACAAAAGTCATTGGTATCTGTGACGGCTACGTAATGTCAATGGGATTCTTGATTTTCTCTGTATGTCATGAACGTCTTGCAGGAAAATACAGTAACTTTATGTATCATGAAGTTTCGAGTGGTGGCGTAGGTAAAAATACAGAAATTGAAGAAATCACTAAAGAAAATAAACGTTTACAGAAAATGTATGACAATATTCTACTAGAGAAAACTAATCTTAAAAAGGCTCAGCTAGATAAAGTTAAACGTGGTAAATTAGATTGGTTCTTTGGTGTAGAAGATGCAGTTAAGCATGGTATTGTAGATAAAGTATTATAAAACTAAATAGTATTTTGTTAACAGCACTTAAAACCTAAGTGTTGCATAGAAAATATTATTCCAAGGAGGCGGTCAAGCGACTGTCTCCTTTTTCATTTTTAGACTCAAGGCGGTGATATATAGATGAGCGAAACTTTAAAATGCATTAACTGTAAGAATGAACGTAACAGAGAGAAAAACTTTTACAATGCAAGGAGCGGAATTTATAAAGAACTAGGTAAGATTCCTTTCTGTAAAGCCTGCTTAATATCAATGGTTAACTATGAGGATATGAGCACTATCTACAGAGTACTTCAACAACTAGACGTAATGTTTGATCCTCTTTATTGGGATAAAGCTAAAGCTAGTAAGATTGATACATTCAAACGTTATATGACAATGGTCAACTCTTTAAAACAGTTTGAAGGTACAAACTGGAGCAATAGTAAGATTCCTGAACCTAGTAAGACTGTCAATAACAACAGTAACGAAGACTCAGATGTAGATAACAAACACTCTAACTCGAAAATCTCTCCTAAAGAGCTTGAAGACTTAAAAGAGAAATATGGGTATGGTTATCCTGATGATGACTATCTTCTGTTTGAAAAGAAATTCTTGCAATTACGTCCAAGTTTTCAACTTGTTACAACTATGCACGAAGAGTGTTTGAGAGAATACTGTGTAAACAAAGTTTATGAAACATTAGCTAAGGCTAAAGGAGATTTTAAGCAGGCTAAGGATTGGGCTTCAATGGCTAAAGATGTTGCTGAAGCAGGAAAATTAAAACCTTCTCAAATGAGTAAAGCTGACTTATCACAAGGTTTAGATGGATTTGGCCAGTTAGCAAGAATGGTAGAAGAAAGAAAAGATATTATTCCTGTACTTCCAAAATTTATCTCACAACCCAAAGATAAGCCAGATGTTGTTTTATGGTGCTATTTAAATTATATAAGAGATTTAAAAGGACTTCCTGAAGCGGACTATAAAGACATTTACAATTTTTATGAAGAACGAAGAGCTGATTATGAAAAACAAGAACTAGATAACGATCCTTCTATGAGGGAGGATAATTAATAATGGCAAGTGGAAAAAACTTCCGCAGTGATAATTTTAAATATACAAAAGCGAGTTCACGAATGGATGACAATCCTGCGTTTAACTCCAGTGTTCAAGCTAATGAAAATAAAATGGATTCATTCGAGAAAAATCTAGACCAGTGGACAGAGTTTGTTCAATGGTCGCGCTGGTTCCCAGACCTGTGGTATGACCTTATAAAGCCCGAAAAAGGCGGAATGAGATTAGATTTAGATCAGCGTGTGTTTTTACGCTGTATGAGTCGTTTTGTTAGTACTTATGGAGTGTTCCCTCGTGGATTTGGTAAAACAATGCTTGAGTTAATGTCTATCTATCATACTTGTATATGGTTTCCTGATATTACAATAGCTATGTCAGCTCAGACTCGTGAGAACGCTGCTTCTATCAGTGAAGAAAAACACAACGAGATTATGAAATGGTTTCCTTTGATGAAAAACGAGTTAGCCAAAAGCCCAAGTTTTACTAAGGATAGTGTGGAAGTCATCTTCTCTTCTGGGGGAACTTATACTGTTTTGGCCAATGCTCAATCTACCAAAGGGCAACGTAGGAGAAGATTAAATGTAGAAGAATCAGCTCTACTAAACAATGAATTGTTTAAAGATGTATTAGAGCCTGTAGTTAACGTACCTCGAAGAACAATTGGTGCTTTAGCTACTATAAATCCATATGAGCTAAATGGAATGATTAACTACCTCACAACGTCAGGCTATAGAGGATCGGATGAGTTTAACCGCATTCTTAATATGTTGGATGAAATGGCTGACCTTAAAGGGAAAATTGTTTTAGGAGCTAGTTGGGAACTCCCCTGCCATTTTGGACGTGGAGAGACAAGAACTCAAATCTTAGCTAAAAAGAAAGATCCCACAACCTCTTCCACTGCATTTGCAATGAACTATGAATCTCGTTGGGTTGGAGCTACAGATGGAGCATTAATTAATATTTCTAAATTACTCAAAATAAGAACCTTAAACAAGCCTGAATTAGAGTGCCCTAGGGATAAACGTGGTAATTTTGAACTGAATGAATATATCTTTGGAATTGACGTTGCACGTAGTAATTCTCAAAGTAATAACAAAACAGCGATTGTTGTTTTAAAGATAGTCAGAAGTAATAGCGGTGTTATTAGACAAATTCAATTAGTTAATATCGTAGAGCCACCTAATGGCTTAAGTTTTAAAGAGCAAAGTATATTAGTTAAACGTATGTTTTATAAATACGGTGGAAGCTTAGATTTAAATAAATCAAGAGTTAAAACTATTGTAGTCGATGGTAACGTAATTGGTAAGGGACTTATTGATAGAATGTTAGAAGACGTTACTGATCCCGAAACTAATGAAGAATTAGGGTGTTTTGATACAGTTAATACAGAACAAAAACCTGACGTACCTAATGCGCCTAGAATTATTTATGATTTAACTGCTCAAGGTATAAATGGAGACATTATACGTGCGTTCATTGATTACGTAGAAACTGGTAAATTAAAGATGCTTAAAGTGTTTGATGATATTAAAGGTAAGTCCACTTCTTCAGAAAGTGCAACTGAGGAAGAGCAAGCTTATAAGCATACTCAATATTTAATTGATGAAGTTTCAAACTTAAAGTTGAAAACCACTAAGACTTCAATCACTGTTGAACAAGTACAAAAGAAAATAGATAAAGACAGATATTCTGCATTAGCCTATGCCCTTTACTACATATTCATGTTCTTAGAAAAAGAAGAAACTGAAGAGCAATATGATGAAGATGATGAATTCGTTTATTATTAAACATAAATAAAATACAAAGGAGGTGTTTGAGTGAGTGAGGATTTTACACAAGAAAATTATGATCGAAGTATTAATGAGTATAAGGATTATATCAACACTTATGTAGATGGATTTGTTTCTAAGTTATTCTCTGACGGCATTGTTACAGAAGTTGACAGTAAGAAACTTAAACAGTGGTTTTCCAATCCCGATGCTTTCCAAAAGGAAATTGAAAATATCGCCCAATACTATTACATTACAAACGGTGAGATTTTTCAATTACTAGACATTACTAGAGTCCTTCCTACTTTAAATTATAAATTGGATGTCTTTGAGAAAAACAAATCCTATGAAAAACATATGGGCAACATTAATAAGCTTCTTTACAAAATTGGTCATAAAACCTTAACACGAGATATGATTTCTCAAACAATAACTTCTGGAACTCTCTGTGGTATTTGGTTAGGAGACAGTAAGAATCCTTACTTTTACATTTTTGATGATTTGGATTACGTGTTCCCTTCTCATAGATTGCAAGGAGAATGGCAAGTTACTGTTGATATGAGTTGGTTTGACACAATGACAGATTATATGAGAACTGTCACATTAGAAAATCTCTCTCCTTACATCACAGATAAGGATTACCAACGTTATAAAAGCAACTCCACAAAAAGTCAGTATAAATATATTGACCTACCTCAAGAGCGCACAGGAGTAATTAGAACGCATACTCTTAAACGTTCACAAAATCGTGGGGTAAGTTGGATTACACAAGGAATGTATGACATCCTTCACAAGAAGAAACTTAAAGATTTAGAGAAGGCCGTAGCCAACAAAATTATTAATGCTGTTGCTGTGTTAAAAGTTGGTAGTGAAGCTAATGATGGTCAATATGCAAATATGAAGCTACCTAAAGGAGTTAAAAAGAAAATCCACTCAGGAGTTAAAGGTGCTTTAGAGAAGAATAGTAAAGACGGAATTACTGTTGTTACTATTCCTGAATTTGCTGACATTGAATTCCCTGACATTAAAAGCGGAAACAGCCTAGATCCTAAGAAGTTTGACTCAATCAACCATGATATTACATCTAGTTATGGACTTTCACAAAGCCTGTTAAATGGAACAGGCTCTAACTTTGCTTCTGCAAAAATCAACATTGATGTTCTCTATAAGAAGATTGGGGATTTGTTAGAAGATATTGAAAGGATTTATGCAAAATTATTTAACATCGTCCTCCCTTCTAATCAAACTGACAACTTCACACTAACTTATGACAAAGAGCAACCTTTGACACTTAAAGAGAAGATTGATGTATTGCTTAAATTACATACGCAAGAAGGATTTGCTTTGAAACCTATTGTTGATATGGTAAGCGGAATAAACTTCGATGAATACATTGAACAATCTGTATATGAACAAGAAGTGTTAAAACTTCAAGAGAAAATCAAACCGTATGCTTCTGCTTATACCTCTACAGGTCAAGAGGAAGATGGGAGACCCGAAATAGAAAGTCAGAATGAAAACACTATTAAAAGCAAAGAGAATGATAGTAATTCATTACCTGAATAAAAGAGGTGAGTTTAATCTTTGAAATTATTCTACTGCTACTCTCCTAAGTTGAAGAAAGAATTATTGCTTGAAGGAATACAGTATATTCATCAAGCACAACACTTTAAGACCAAGCGTAACTTCTGGGTGTTTGAGGGAAGTGATAAATTAAATACTTACCTCAAAAATAGAAGAGGTTATTAAGTTCGCTTTTATATTTTACAAAGGATGATATTATGAAAAACGTTAATTGTAGTAAATGTAACCAATCTTTACCCTTTAATGCAGACTATTTCACTTCAGATAAGAATAGACGATTTGGATTAAGGAGAATATGCTTAAATTGCAACACTGTTCGCAGAAACATTGGGAAATACAAAAATAAGTATGGAATAATTTTAAATGAAGATTACTTTAAAACATACTCCCCTATAGAGTGGTGGAAGTTTATTTATTACGGAACTCCCAATGGCAAAAATCTGAGTAGGCTTCCTGATGAAATTAATATTAAGGACAATATGAGAGAACTAGTGGATTATGTAGCATTTAATGTGATTGGGATTAAGGATATTAATGAGCTTTCTACAAATTTAATCAAAGATTATAAATTAACATGTATCTATAAACACAGCGGAAGTCTTTTAGAATTTATTAAAAATTTTTACTCTGACAAAGATACGGCTATACTTAGAAAAAGATGTATGGGAACTGCCTTTTGGAAAGAGGAAGAGATAGAGAGGGTTATGGAAGCTGTACTAATGAAATATCCAATACAAGATATTTTAAACAGCCAGATATCACTATCGAATATTCAAAAAGAATATAAATTAGATTCTTTAGTCAACAAGTTCGGTGATATGCGAAAGTTATTAATATGGTTTTTAAACAAAAAAGAAATAACCACGTCAGAATGTGACTTCAAGGTGAAGAAAGGGAACTACTGGAAAGTTAAAGCGAATGTGGATAGAGAAATGAAGCAGTATATAGATTCTTTATTACCAAGCCTAGAATCACCTAAGCAACAACTACCTGCCTTGTTTACTTGTGATGCGCTCAGAGATAACGGAAAAATTTCTTTATATAATTGCATATATCGTCATAAACACTACAACTCTTTTTCAGAATGGATAAACGGCTTATTTCCAAACTTCAATCTAGAGGAAAAAGACTTTAAAACCTTTTTTGGAGCAGACGGAGTTACCAAATGCGACTCTTTTCAGGAGAAAGAGGTCTTTGATTTTCTGTATTCCGACTTAAACTTAAAATCCATTCAAGGTATAGGTTCTAAACGAAAAAAGATTTTTTACAACAATGAACATAAAGAGTGGTATTGTCCTGACTTCTTTTTAGACAATAAAGATTTTCCTTTGCTAGATAAACCTTTATATATTGAATTTTACGGATTGTACCATGAAGAGTATGATGATGATCTTGTTAAAACTTATGTTAGAAAAACTAAACGAAAAAGTCATTATTATCAAAGTAATCCCGATATCCACTATATAGGAATATATCCTGAAGATTTAAAGGATAAGTATGAAGGCGTTAGAAATAAATTAACGTCTTTTTTCATGTCTAAATGCAATCTATCTCTTCCCATAAGGAGGTGAAAAATAAGTGGATAAAAGAAAGCTTTGGAATTTACAACTAAATAACATTGTTGAAACAGATGATCCAACTCAATTAAAGTGTACATTTTCAATTTTTGATTTTGAGAAATCCCACAACAATACTGTTATTGAGGAAGAATTAGCTTTAGAGATTGCTGAAACTATTATGGGAAAACCTATTGTTACAAAGTACCATGAAGTTGAAGATTTCAATACATCTACTGATGCATTAGGTGGACATGAAGCTTCTTTAGGAACTAATAAACACGGAGAATTGGATGTTCAGTTTGATACTACTCCTATTGGTACATTTATGTCCAATGGATATATCACAACTATTCTAGATGAGAATGGTGCTGAAAAGAAAGTATTGGCAGCAGACGCTATTCTGTGGAAAACAAGATTCTCTGATGCTTGTGATTTAATCGTTGAATGGTTTAACCGTGGAGTTAACATTAATACAAGTTGTGAATTACTTTACAAGAATTACACATTTGTAGAAGGTGTTGAATACTTACAATCCCCTGTCTATTTTGAAGGACATTGTGTATTAAACTCTGAGCAGCGTGGAGATCATGCAATTGTTAATCCTGCCTATGATTCTGCCAAACTATTAAGTCTCAATGAAGTAAATGAATTTAGACAATTAGTAGCTCAAGCTATTAATCAAGATACAACTAAGGAAGGTGAAGATATGTTTAAGAAAGTGTTTGAATTGTCACATTCAGATGTTCGCACCCTTCTATACGGTCAGTTAGACCCGACATTAGGTGAAGGTGTATATTCTTGGATTACTGACGTATATGAAGGTTATTTTATTGTTGAATTAGATTCATCAGAGGGTTACCACTATTATAAGTATGAGTACTCTAAAAATGATGAAGCTGTTTCTATCAACTTTGATTCAAAAACAGAGGTGTTTTTAAAACGTGATTGGGTTGAGGTTACACAATTTGAACAGATTCAAAATGAACTTAAAGAACTTAAAGAAACTCACGAAGAAGCTCAAACTCAACTCAATGAAGCTACTAAGTCTGTAAAAGATTTAGAGATTGCTAAGTCTGAATTGGAAGTACAGTTTAATGATGCTAGTGAAAAATTAATTAAGCTTAATTCTGAAATTGATACCCTTTCTCCTTTCAAAGAGAAATATGAGCAAGAACAGTTTGAAAAGAAACTTAGCGAAAAGAAAGAATACTACTCTGCTAAATTTGAAGCTGTAAATGCAGAAGAAGAGTTTGCGAAAGAGGAAATTCAATCACTTATTGCTGAAGCAGCTAAAGATAATAATGAAGCAGTTTTACAACTTAATACAAAACTTGTTGATTTAGTGCAAGTACCAGTTAAAGAGGAAAAAGTAGAAAATCAAGTTATTCGTGAATTGTCTAGCAAGCGAGAAAATCTCATTGCTGATGAAGACGATTTCGATAGCTTATATTCTATTTAATAAAATAAATTATAAAAACAAGGAGAGTGTAATACATGACTACTCGTCACATGAAAGCTTTAACAGAAGTTGGTAATCACGAAATTGGAAATTTAAACAGCCTGAAGGTAAAAACAGTTGCTCATGGTGCAATTGTTGTAGGTGCAGATGTTGATAACTTCACACTTGTGGAGTTAGGATATAACGCTGAAGGTGAACGTACTTGCAAACAACTTTCAGATGTAGCTAAGAAATCTTATCTTATCGCAACTCCAGAAGACCGTTATTTGGGAGAGCAACTTGTAGACTTCTATAATGGTGTTGGAGATCGTGCTCGTATCGTTGTTTTAGAAGCAGCTTATACTCGTTTTGATTCTTCTGCTTTTGTGCTAGATGCAACAGCTCCAAAAGTTACTAATGGCCAAAAGGCTCATTGGGATGTAGCAGCTAAGAAATTCCGTATTCATGACGGTTCACATGTTGATTATGCAACTGCTTCTGCTAAATTTGAAGTTGTTTCTAACGAAGATGACCTAGAGTACACAAATGGTAAAGAACAGGTTCGTTTTGAAGTAATCGAAGCTTAATTAAAATTAAAAAAATAAATTACATATATTCATTATATTTTAGGAGGAAATTTAAATGACTTTAAGTACAGATAAACTAAGAGGGTTATTCTCTCGTGTAATTGACGACAAAATGGAAGAAAAAGATTCTCAACATATTCGTGAGTTTGCTACACGAGTATTTGGTACAGGAGAATTCAATCCTGACCCTTCTCTTCTTCATCAATTTAACAACCTTGTAGTTCAAAAAGCTGATGAAATCGCTAAACCGATTGTAACTAATATGATTGGTATTTTTGCAAGCACAAAGAATGCTCGTAGAGATCAAGTAATTAAATATGAAATCCCAACTAAAAACAAGGCTAAAGTACGTTGGTCTGCTAACGGTTCAGGCGTAGATCTAGTTCGTGTTGAAGGTAAAAAGTTCGATGTAGCTGTACCTAAAACATTCACTACTGGTTTCTACTATGAGCCATTTGGTATGGTTGAAGATGCTGAAGCGTCTATCCGTACTCTAACTCAAGATATTGCTAATGCTAAAGTTCGTCTTTATCTAGACGCTATCGCACAACTTACTGCTACTGCTACTGCTAGTGGAGAAATTCCAACAGCTAACATCCTTTCTGGAGACAACTTGGCTCTAGCTGATTATAACAAATTAGCTTCCACTCTAGGTCGTTATGGTGGTCGTCCACTATTCGTAGCGGATACTCTACTTATTGACCATTTCGCTATGCAACAAGCTACAGATGCTACATACAAAAACCTTTTAACTGACAATATCCGTGAAGAGTTGCTTACTAGTCTTAACCCTTCTACTATTGGTCGTTCAGATGCTTTCAACCTTGTTAACCCATTCACTGATGAGCGTAATAGCAAAGTTGAGCTTCCTGTAAACAAAGGCTATATGTTCGCTGGTGGCGGAACTCAAAAACCATTCGTACTTACTGAATTTGGTGGTCTTCGTCAAATGACTGAGCAAGATATTGAAGATGAGCGTATCAAAATCAAACTTGCTCAAGATGCTGACATCCAACTTATCTACGGTCAAGCTATTGGTGTAGTAACTGAAAATACTAGTGTAGCACTTTAATACATAACTAATTCAAGGAGAGATTAACGTCTCTCCTATTTTATTATTTTAAGGATTATTAGGAGGAGATTTAATACATGGGAAAAGAAATTAAAATTGCTCGTTATCGCAATACACCTTACACAGTAAACTTCACAACTAACGGTGGAATGAAAACTTATAAATGGACTGGCGTAAAAGGTAAAAAAGCTGACATTAAACCAATTCCTGAAGAAGTAGTAGATTGGTTACTAATGAATAGTATTTGCTTCCGTGAAGGTGAATTAAAAATTATCGAAGATACTGAAGAAGCTAAGCAAGCTGTTGAAAATATTGACGATAAAGAAGCCTATGAAAACAATTCACACTCTAAAGAAGAAGTTATTTCTGCATTGGAAGGAAACTTTAATAAGATGAAATCTGTGCTAAATAAAGTTACAAATAAGGATGAAAAGAAATTCATTATTGATGTAGCTAAAGAAATTAAATTAGACAGTAATGCTAAATTAAAATTCCTTGCAGAATGGTATGGTATTAAACAAGATATTTTATTCTCAGAAGAATAAGGAGTGAATGAAAATGACCTCCTATGATACAGTTTGGACTGTATTTCTAAATAACTGTAAGACTGAAGATATATCTGTTCCTACAACAGAAGATAAAATCTATGATTGCTTAAATAATGCTCTTTTACACTTCAACAATAGGCTAAGAACCACACTTACAGGTGATAATTCTACAGAACTGTTTAGCGAAGAATTGGATGGCGACAGTCTTCTTATTTTAGCTCACTATATCCGACTCATTCTATTGAAAAATGAATTGACTTATTATACGACTGTTTCTCAGCCTTTCCTTAAAGAGATTGGTATGAAGAACTATAAAGATCAAGTAAATTCATTTCAATATCTTATTAACGACTGTAAGAGTACCATTGATGAACTTATCCTCAACACTGAGGAGGATTTTCTATGACAAATTACAAAGTCAAACACAATGGAGCTGAAATGGATTTATACACTTACTGTTCATTGCTTAGTAAGAAGAACAATTCCACTCTATATACCCTTGAAAAATATATTGGCTCTCCCCTTCTTTCCGATGATACATTAATGAAAATTCGAGATGATATTCTCACAGTTAGTGCTGAAATTAGTAGACTACATGAAAAATTAATCATGAGTGATACAGATGAAGGATTATAGCAATTACTACGGTGTATCTACTAATGACAGATTAATTCATGATGGCAAACTACTATTTAAGCGCTCTTTGAGAGGTCTTGAAAGTTATGATGTATTGGTTGGAACAGAGACAGTGAGAGTTAATATTGAAAACAGGTTTAATAGTAGTGGTGGTTACTCTAAGTATGTTTACACGGATAGTGAATTAATTGATTATGGCACACCTTTAAAATGGAATGATGAGAATTGGTTAGTAGCTTCTAAGCCTGAAGCTAATGCAATTTTTAAGAAAGCAGAGATTGGTTTCTGCAATCACCTCTTCCCTATTACAACTATAGAATCAGTGAGGGTTGATACTGGTAAATTAGATTGGCGTAAACAACCTATTTATGAGGTTATTGAACAGGCCAAGACAGATTACATACCTTGTATTGCTGAGTCAAAGATTATTACCAATAAGACACAAGAAGCTATTAATATGCCTGAAGGTCAATTAATCCTTACCCTTCCCTACACTGAACATGAAGATATTAGACTAGATGAAAGTGTGATTTTATACAAAGAGAATTACAAAATCATTCACATTGATTGGACTAATTCGTATGAAGGTAAAGGGATTATTAAGTTGACAGTAGAAAGAGAGGTTGTTGAAGATGCAACTAGCTGATTTATTTTCTGATGTATATAACAAATTAGCTGATGATGAACAACTTTTTCGTTACCTCTACTATCCTACTTATGAGCCTTTAAGTGAAGAATTGCCAAATGTACATTCCGATGATGATTTTGGTGAAATACTTGATGACAGACTAGTTCTTGCACCTCAGACTAATGATCTTAGTAATAAGGCCATCTGTCGCATTTGTTTATATTTAGGAGTAGCTACTCCTAATAATGAAGCAATTATGGATCAGAGCATTGTCCTTGATGTGTATAGTCATATTAAAGAGTTTGAAAAGACAGATATACGTTCTCTAAGAATTATAACTAAACTCAGTAAATTACTAATTGGTGAGCGTGTTGCAGGTATAGGAAAAGTAGAAATTGTTAGCATTGCTAATATAGCTAATTCCCCTACTGGTTATGTTGGGTATAGAATGATTTGTAAAGTTGGGAGATGGAAGAAATAATGAGCGATCTCTCAATATTTAGAGGTACTCCCTACCCTATTAATCGGTTTATAAATGTTCACTGTATCACAATTGGAGAAATTGAGGAAGTTGGAGAGAACTTATACAATACTTTTCTTAGTAATGTATTATTTAACAAATCGCTATTAGCTGATGGAAATCCAGAAGTTATGTCTATGGATGACTATAAATTACTATTAGCACTTGTTAGTGAATCACCTGAGTTTAAAGAAATTTTCTTGCAGTCTCTATCATTTTTTATTAAACAGGAAGTCCACTTTAATTTAGAAGGTGGATTTTTTTATGTTGTTGCTGAAGATGAGACTGTCCCTATAACTGAAGAGGATTTAATTTATATTCGTGACATTATCAAGAAGCAAAATTTTGTTGATGATAAGGCAATGGATAAGAAAAAACCTGCTAATAGTAAAGCTCAAGAACTATTAGAACGTATGCGAAAAGCTAAAGAGAAAATTGCTAAACGTCAACAAGAAAAAGACAAGAAGAAAACTCTTAGCTTATTAGATATTACGGAAATTGTAGCTTGTTATGCAGAGAATCTTGACCCCTTCAAAGTGTGGGATTTAACAGTTTATCAGCTTTACATGAGTTTCATTCGTCTACAGATGAAAGATACTTATGAGACTAATAGGTTAATGTTGCCTCATGCTGCTAGTGAAGATTTTGCAAAAGATTTTCAAGAGTCGCATTGGGCTTCAAAAATAAATACATAAATTAAATTATATTGGAGGAATTATTAATGGGTTTACAACATGGTATTAAAGAGGTTCTTGATTTAAACGTTTTAGACTTTGCTACAAAGAAACCATTATTCTATGTAGACTATGCAACAGCTACATCAAATGAAAACCAAGCAGAGCGTCTTGACTTAACTGGTGGTCGTGGTAATGCTAAACAAATGTCATTTGACCACAGCCGTACATCTACTTTCCAAGTAACTGTACCACTTGTTGACTTAAAAATGATCGCATTGCTTGCAGGAGAAGAAGTTGTTGAAGGTGCTGCTGACATGCTTAAGCGTGAAGTGCTTGTAGTTTCTAATGCTTCTACTGCTCCTGAAGTTACACTTTCTGAAGCTCCTGTTGGAGATGTTCAAGTATTCCAATTAGAAGGACTTCGTGACAATGGTGAAACTTTAGAAGTTACTTCTGTTGCAGAGAAAGTAGTTACTCTTACTACTCCTGTTCCTGATGGTGCTGAAGTTGTAGTTTACTACCAATACAAAACACCTGTTACTTCTAAGAAAGTATCAATCAAATCAACTAAGTTCCCTAAAGCTGTTGAAATCTATGGTACTGGTCTAGCTCGTAACCAAGAAGATGAGCAAGATTATCCTTGCCACGTTCACGTTCGTAAAGCACGTCCACAAGCTAATTTCACATTTACTATGAGTGGAACTGAAGCAACTAACCTTGAAATCACTTTTGACGTTTACGAAGTTAAAGATCAAAATGGTGACGGTCAATATATCGACTACATCTTTGAAGGTTAATACTAAATAAAATAAACTACATAACTTAGGGTAGAAGATTAAATTCTTCTGCCCTATTTTTATATCAGGAGGTTAATGAATGGCTAAAAAACAACAACAATTTTCTGTTTCTATGTTAAAGCCTGAAGTCGATTTTTATAAACAAACACGTGATGTTACAGCTACATTGCCTGATGGAACTGAACTTCCTATCACGTTTACTCCGTTCTTTTCTCCAGAATCTATTCGTGAGCTTTTAATTGAAATAGGTAAATTCTTCGAGAAAGCTCAAGAAGAAAATTTAGATGTTGACTCTATGTCTCAAGAAGATATTGTTAACTGCTTTATTCTTAAACATTACACAGATATGAAATTTACTACTAGCAAGAAAGCAAAAACTTTATTCAATTTATTTGAGATTCTAGTTAATAGCAAGCTTTACAGTGATATTTTAGATGTTATTCCTGAAGAATCTATTTTATCTGTAAAAGAAGCAATCTTTAAAATTTATGAAAGTTCTATTGAGCAAGAAGAATTAATTACACAAAAACTTATGGAAGCTCAAGCTAATATGCCTGAACTACAAAATCCAGAGCTATTAGATAGATTAACTAAGAAGGATTCTGATGAGTAAGTATGCAACAAACTTAGATCAATTAATTAATATGCTTACAGATGAAGTTACTGATGTAATGAATAGTGATGTTGGTAAAAAAGCTGCTGATGTCACTAAAAGAAATATTGATAAGAGTGTATACAAATATGACCCTGAAGAATATCAACGTACATATCAACTTAGAGACAGTATTAAAAACTTCCCTGCTAAAGTAGTTGGGAATACAGTTGAAGTGGAAATTGACCATGATAAATCAATGATTATTTCTGATCCTGACAACTATACTCATGGCTCTCCTTATTACAGTCCGCAAAATATCAGTAGCTTCCTAGATATTATTGTCGCAGAAGGAAAAAGTGGTGACTTATTTGGAAATGGATTTTGGAGACAGAAGCGACAATATTTCAATGTTACTGTGCAGGATTTAATTCAAACAGGTGAACACATACAGGCCATGAAAGCAGGATTCAGACGTAAAGGCTACGATGTTAGATAAAATAAAATACATAAGTGTGGTGAAAGTTTATGGCTAAGAAAATTGAAAAGAATATGCTAAGAGAGCGAGCCAAACCTCTTCCTGAAGTCACAGATGAAATGTGGAATAAGGTTAACGAGGATTATAGAATGCTAGTTGAAGAGTTTATTTCTGTACAAAACCATAGCCCTCAAACTAAAAAACAATACATCTCAGGATTGAAACAATTTGGATGGTATATCTGTGACTCAATGAATAATAAACCCCTTTATAAAATCACAAAACGTGATGTGCTTAGATATATTAGTTATTTACGTGATAATAGGAAACTTTCTTCCAGTGCTTTAAGTTTTAAAAAAGCCTGCGTTTCCAGTTTATGTAACTACATTGAAAACGTAGTAGCAGATGAAGATGATAACTATAAGACATTCAGAAACTTTACTCGCGGCCTCCCTGCTATTCCAAAGAATAAAGTTTACGAGAAAGTTAAGGTTACATATGAAGATTATCAAGAAATGATGAAAGTTCTTGAAGGTGATGAAAATTATCTAGGAATGGCTTGGTTAGCTACAGCGTTCAATGTTGGTGCTAGAAGAAGTGAGATCATTCAATTTAAAACAGAAATCCTAGATTATGAATTCCCTGAAGATTCTACTTTCATTTATAGTCATAATGTACGTTTAAAGGGTGCTGGTGAAGATGGTAAGATTGAGCCTTATATGATTAATAAAGAAGCCCTTGAATATATGAAACTATGGGTAGAAAAACGTGGATATGATTGTGAATACATCTTCTCTACAAAGTATGGGACAGATGGAAAACAAATGTCTAAGTCATGGGCGGATTACTTCTGTACTAATATCCTTTCTGATATTTTAGGAAGACGTATTAACCCCCATTTATTTAAGGCTAGTTGTGTAACTTACTTACTTGAAACAGGTGTTAAATTAGAGCTAGTTTCTAAGTATATTGCCCACCACGAAAATGTAGCTACCACTATTTCCCATTATGATTTACGTGATTTTGAGGAAGAAAAGAACCAAATCTTTAAATAATTAAGGGTAAAACCCCTCTTTTATTTAGTCGTTCATTTGAGTTAAGCGTCCAATATAATTGGGCGTTCAGTTGAGATGAATAAATGTAAATAAAAAGCAGCCTCCTCTATTGGAAGCTACTTCTTTTTCATGTCTTTTAAGAGTAATCCGACTGCTTTGTCAATTAGTTTTGAAATAGGAATCATCGTATCTTTTGAAAGTTGTTTCAGTTCTTTATTAACTTCTTTATCAATTGTAGTAGTGAATCGGTCACGAGTTGTTAATGCCACATTATCCCCTTCTTCCTATTGTTCTTGAAAGTTAATTAACTTTCTGTAACCTTACTATACTTTATTGGATTTATTTTGTCAAAGGTTATTTAATATTAATTAATGTTCAATAATGTTGTTTACAGTTAATTAACCATATGGTATATTTAACTTAACATTAAAAATACGGATGGAATGGGGATGTGAACGGATGATTATTGAAGGACAAATGATTGAAATGAAATGGAGTGTTTTGGGTAAAGAACATTATGAAAGCAAAGGATATGTATTTACTGCATATAAAGAGAAGTTTGATGTAGAGGCCAAGGATTTAATGGTAAATTCTAAAGAAGTGATTAGATATACGTGTGATAACTGTGGTGTGGAGGACTCGAAACAAGCTCGCAATCTGCTGATAAAAGAAAAGCATTATTGCAGTTTAAAATGCCGAAACGCTAAAGAGCCTATCAAACAACGTGAAAAAAAGATAGCCTCTCCTTACACCTATGATCCTGCGACTAAGAGATACGAAAAAGAATGTCAAAATTGCAAAAGTAAATATCAAGTACCTTCCTATAGAAAAGACATAAGTAACTATTGCAGTGAGTCATGTAGAAGATTGGGGATGAATAAGCAAGTAGAATTAAACTGTAAGCATTGTGATAAGCAATTCATTAGAGGCTTATCAGGTATGAAAAGAAACAAATCTAAACAATTCTTCTGCTCTTCTGCGTGTGCAGCTTCTTATAAAACAGAGCAATCTATGGAAACTAAAGAGTGCGAATATTGTAATGAATTATTTAAGTCAAAAAAGAAATATAAGCAACGCTTTTGTTCTACAAAATGTCAAAGTGAGTGGCAATCTATCTACTTAGTCGGTGAAAAAGCCAACAATTTCAATAAGAGTTTACCCTTAAATAAACGAAATACTAAATGTGAATGGTGTGGAAATTCAACAAAAATTAAAAGCCCAACTAAATATAGGCAAATAACAGAACAAGGGAAGCATATATTCTGCTCCACAAAGTGCACTAAGCAATGGTACTCTTCGGTATGGTCTCAAAGTGAAGAATGGAGAGAAGCTTCTCGTATAAGACAAACTAAATTTTTATCTGAAGGTATATTCGATCACACAGACACCGCCCCTCAAAAAGTAATAGATTCTATCTTAACAGAAATGAATGTATCATATATTAATGAATATAACTGTAAGTATTTTGCCATTGATAACTATTTAATAGACCATAATCTAATGATTGAAGTGATGGGTTCGTATTGGCATTGTGACACACGCCACTATAACGACATAGCATATAAAAGACAACTCAAAAGAATTATGAATGATCGAAGAAAAAAAGCTTACATCAAAGAACAGTATAATATAAATATACTCTATTTGTGGGAAGAAGAAATAATGAACGAACCTAAACTATGTAAAAGATTAATTCAAAAATATATTGAAAACAAAGGACTTTTAGATAATTACCATAGCTTTAACTTCATTCTCAAAGATGACAAAGTTTCCCTATCCTCTTCTATAACTCTTCCTTATATGGAGATGGAGTTGGAGATTGTGCAAAGCAAAGTTACTGAAAGGGTAAAGAAGTCTACTTCTCAAAAACAACTTGACAAATGGATTACTTTTAATTGTGAGTATTGCGGAAAAGAAACGGAGCAACTCAAAGTAAGGTACAACAAAAGTAAGACACACTGTTGTAGTAGAGCATGCAGTTACGCTAGACAAAAACAAATGTAGTTTAAATATTCCACCTGTGGTATAATGTAGTAAAAAATACTCAGGTGGTGTTTTTATGGATTTCCTCATATTTTTAGCAATTATAGGGTTTGGGCTTCTTCTACTATATTGGGCAAAAATCGGACAGCAGGCAGAAGATGAAGTGTTATCCAAGAAATATAAGGCTTTATATGAAAGAATTAACTCTAAATATAGTATCCAAAAGCACTACATTTATAAGGGCGAGCAAGGTATAGCTTTTGATAGTCAGACAGATAAAATCATCCTATTTAACACTGTTTCAGATAAAGTGTTTAAAAAACAAGAAATCCTACAGGTTGAAATTGTTGAAGATGGAAACACTATTTCACAAATTTCTCGAACAGGTCAGTTAGGCGGAGCTTTACTTGGTACAATGATTGCAGGAACAGCAGGAGCAATAGTTGGAGGATTAAGTGCTTCAAGGAGCAAAGTAGAAAAGATTACAGATATGAAGCTTAGAGTAATTGTTGATGATACCTCTTCCCCTATTCATGAAGTTACTTTCTTCCATACCTCTAAAAACGAAGCAATCAAGAAAAGTGATGCGACTTATAAGCAAGTATATAGAACAATTTTAGAATGGCAAAAGATTGTTGAAATATTAATAAAACGTGCAGATCAAGAAGAACAAAAATTAAATATTAACTAATTAAGACACTTCAAAAAATGAGGTGTCTTTTTTGTGCCCATTTTTGAAAGGAGTGGACATTGATTGAGCCAAGACATTCGTTTATTGATTAAAGCAGAAATACATAAACAAAGTAAAGAAATCATCAGCAAGCAACTTAAGGATATTCAGAGTCAGATTAAAAACTTAAACATCAAAGTTAATGTAGATAAAGACACTCTAAAGACTCTAGATAGCTTTTCTAAACAATTCCAAAAGATTCAAACTCAAGCTGAGAAAACTAAAAAAGTTGTGCAAGAAGCCCTCCTTCCAGATGGTACAAAAGTTAAATTAACACATTTTGATGGTATGCATAAAGGGTTTCAACAAACAATTCAAGATGCTAAGAATTTTAAGAATGTAGTTGATCAAACCACTAATGCAAATGTAAAGAATTTAGAATCTCAGCGTAAGAAAACTGAGCAACTTACAAGAGCAATTGAAGAGCAACAGAGAATCCAAAGTAAGTCACAAACAACTAAGCCTAATGGGAATCAATCTACAACAACTACATACGGTGATAAATATAATAACGCTAAGATTACTAATAGTAAGAATGGAGCTACAGTTACTGAGAATAGCAACTATGCAAAACAAGAGCGTGATGTACAGAAACTCACAGCCTCCTTATCTAATCTACGTAATCAAGGTGCTGTAACAGACAGAGTATTTGACCAAATGCTTAGTGGATTAAATGCTGCTAAAACTGAAAGACAGTTGAATCGTATTGCTGATGCAATGAAACGTATTCAGTCTATTTCTAATAACCAAAATAAAATATCTTCATATCAAGACAATGCTAAGGTTAATATGCAGAATCTCAAAACTCAATATGGCAATAAGGTCGATTCTGCTGCGCTAGATAGATATTCTCAAAGTGTAAATAAACTTAAAGCAGACAGTCCTCGTTTGGCTCAAGAGTTAGCTCGATTAAATATTGAGTTCAGACAAATCCAAGCTAATGCACGACAGGCATCAGATAGTACTGAATCATTTGGAGCAATGATAGCTAATGCTGCTGGTCGTATCGCTGTATTTGGTGGAATTGGAACTGTGTTTTTCGGGATTACAAGTGCTGTTCAAGATACAATTTCTACTATTGTTGATTTAGATACTAAAATTACTAATATCCAAAAGGTAATGAGTGCAGACACTAACTTTGATTCTATTTTTGACAGAGCTACTGAGAGTGCTGATAACTTTGCTCAAAGCTTGTCCAGTACGCTTGATGCCTACAATGAATTCACTAAAAATGGCTGGAAAGGTGAAGATTTAGGATACTTAAGTGACGCTGCATTGGTTACATCTAACGTTGGAGAAATGAGTGCTCAACAATCTGCTGAATATCTTACTTCCGCAATTGTTCAGTATAAGATGGAAGCTAAAGATGCAATGTCCGTGATCGATAAATTTAATGAAATAAGTAACAACAATGGGACGACAGTGGCTGCCTTGTCAGAAGGAATGGCACGATCAGCAAGTGTTACAAAAATTTATGGAATGGATATGGATGAAGCTGCTGCTGCTATCGGGACAGTTACAGAAGCTACTAAGCAATCGGGTAAAGCGTTGCCCCTTTATACAGTGATGTATATAGAAAACCTTGAATATGCTGGAAGTTCGTCATACAGCCTAAACTAGTAGGCTTATTTAGAAATTTATAAGTCATCTAAAAATGTTTGGGACACGGTGATAATCAGCAGAGATAGCCCTAAGTTCTTAAGAATATGGGAAGCTCTCAACGACTACCAAGAGGGTTCTCTATGAGAATATTGTATAGTCTACTCCCACTTATCAAGTGTTAAAGTATGCCGAAAGGCAGGGTAAAAACGAACGAAATTGGTAACTTTTTAAAAAATGTTCTTCCTCGTTTAAACTCTGAACCTGCTCAAGCTGCATTGAAATCATTAAATATTGAATCTGTTGGCGCTGATGGGAACATGCGTGACGCTATGGAGATTTACACTGAAGTAGCTCAGAAAGTTCAGAATATCGGTAGCGCTGAGAAAATGGCTGTTATGGAAGGACTGGCAGGCAAGTACCACATCTCACGTATGGCAGCGCTTATTGATAATATTGACAGATACAATAAAATGCTTGGAGAAAGTAAAAATAGTGAAGGCTCAGCGCTTCGAGAGAACGAGCGTTACATGGAGTCTTTACAAGCTAAGATTAATCTAGCTAAGAAAGAATTTGAACAATTAGCTATGACTATTGGGCAAGCATTTCTTAATGATGCTATGATTGGCACTTTAGCTACTCTAGGTAATATTGCTAAAGCAGCAGCTAAAGTTGTTGAAGTGTTTGGTTTCCTCCCTACTACTATCGCTACTGTAGTGACTGCTATGCTATTACTAGGCAAAGGTTCAGTGCTGATGAGAGTTTGGCAAGCATCTGTAACAGGTGTTACTGGGGCTTATACAGGTCTAACAGCTAGAATGGCTCTAGCTAATGCTTCTATTCGTGCTCAAACAGCAGGTGTAACTACCTTATCTGGTGCTTTTCGAGCTGCTCAAGGAGCTGTAGTTGGGTTAACTACTGCAATGAGAGGCGCTTTAGCGTCAACTGGTATTGGATTACTATTTGTAGGAATTGGATTTGCTGTTGAAAAAGCTATCTCAGCTATTTCAGATTACAATACTAAGCAAAAAGAAATTAAGAAAACTAATGATGATATAGCTAAATCGTACATGAACAACTCCAATGAAATTAATAGACTTGTTGCTGATTACGAGCGTCTTAATTCGGTTTATGGTAACGCTGATCCTAAAGCTATGGAGGGTGATGAAGGTTATCAAGAATATTTAAATGTGCAAAATGAGCTAAATCGTTTACAACCTCAAATGACTCATCACATCGACCAACAAGGTCAGGCTCACCTTCGTAATGTAGACCAAGTTAAAACTGAATTAGATTACGCTAAGCAACTTAAAGATGCATATGCTCAACAGCAAGTGGATAACTTCGCTAAAGACGTAAAAAATAAAACTAAAGAGTTCAAGGATCAACTTGATACTGTACGACAACTTAAGAAAGAACAGCAAGGTCAAGGCTCTATTACACAAAGTAAATATGGTTTACCTGATAATACTCCTGAGAAACAACGTGAAATTATTGCAGGTGAACGTGAATTACAGCTTATGCTTTATGATAGCAATGACTTTCTTAAACAACGTGCTAAGAGTTTCTTAGAGGCTTCTGGAGCTAGTCAGAAGATGACTGATGAGCAAATGAAATTGGTGGAATCTTTTGTTGAACAGAAAGTAGCTACTGCTGATGCAACTAAAGAAGGATTCGATTATGAAAAATGGCTACAGAAAACAGCTAACGATGCAGCAGACTTTGGTGAAAAATTAGCTAAGATTCCTTCCCCTCTTCAAAATTTATTTAGTGCTGACGATGTTGATGACCTTAGCAAAAAGCAACTTAATGCACTGAATAAGATGAAGAGTGACATAGCTAATGGTGCTGACTTTTCTGAAGGAACAGATACATATAAACATTACAAGAAAGCATTAGAGGATGTTAACCTACCTGCATCTCAAGTTAAGAAAATATTAGCTGAATTAACTAATGCTCATAAAAATAACGCTATGGCTACTCAAGAAGATGCTCGCTCACATGAAGAATTGGTTGATACATATAATAATGCTATTTCTTCTATCCAGTCTTTACGTCAAATTCATGATGATTTAGTTGATGGATATGATTTATCTTCTCAACAGCTTGGATTCTTACTAGAGAAATATCCTGACCTTCTTGCTTATCTAGGAAATGAAGAAGCTTTAAGGGCTAATGTAAATAAGAAGCTTGTAGAAGAACAGAATACTGCTGCTCAAGTTATCTACAATAAAGTTAAAGATAATGAAACATATTTTAATACTGTCCTTAAAGGCAATAAGAGTTTCTTTGACCAATTAGGAAAAATGTATGGAGTTGACCTTAACAACTCTAAAACATTGGCTCAAGCCAAACATAGGGTTGAAATGGCGGTAATCAGAAGCTTGGCTGCAAGTTGGAGAGATTACTACAGAGCTTATCGAGTACAGACAGAAGGTAGTGGTCTTTGGGGCAAACTTAAAGGAGCTATCGGTATTGGTAAGCAAATAGCAAATGACTACAAAGCTCAATCTAATGCTGCGGCTGAGTCATTTAATCAGGTTACTATGAATACTGGTGCAATCAACTTAAACAGCATTGGCCTAGAGCAAAACACTAGAGAATCTGTTGAAAACGCAATGGCTACCGAAGAAAATACTGAGGCAACTGAAGATAATGTTAAGCAGATTGAAAACTATATTTATGTGGCTAATAAGCAACAGCAAGCTATTGATAAAGTTACTAAATCTATCGAGGCTCAACAGCGACAACGTGAGCGCTATTCTAAGTCTTCTGCTCAGTACCGTAAGACAATTCAGGATGAGATTAAATTACTACAACAACAGAATCAATTATACCAAGATCAATATAATTCCCTTAATAAGCAAATTGCTTCAGGGAAAATCACTGAATACGGCGTAATCCCAGATGGGACGTATACTACTGTTAATTTAGGTGGCGGTTCTTCATATTCTGGAGGTAGTGGTGGTGGTCGTGCTTACACAGGCCAATATGCTTCTTCTATCAATAAATACGCTGCTAAGTATAACGTTGATCCATTCTTAATTGCTGCGATTATTAAAACTGAGTCTAACTTTAACCCTAACGCTCGAAGTGGTGCAGGCGCTGTAGGATTGATGCAATTAATGCCTGCTACAGCTAGGGAATTAGGTGTAACTAACCGTTCTAATCCTGACCAAAGTATCATGGGTGGTACGAAATATATTGCTCAAATGCTTCAAAGAGTTGGTGGAGACATCACTAAGGCGCTATACTCCTATAACGGAGGGCCTGGCTATAGAAGAAACTCTAGTGGAACACCTCTTGCAAAAGAAACACGTAACTACGCTGGAAAAGTTTTAAATGCTTATCAACAATTATCTGGTTCATCGTTCAGTAGTTCAGTTGGGAGTGCTGTTGGCGCTTCAGCAGGTCAGGCTATTACTAAAACTTTAGCTGGTTGGAGTGGTCAAATCACCTCTACTTATGGTATGCGTAACGGCAAGATGCATCATGGTATTGATGTTGCAGGAGCAACTGGAACTCCTTTGGACTCCAACATATCTGGGAAAGTTGTGTATGCTGGTTGGGGTAAATCAGGTTCTGGATATGGTTCTTATGGTAATGTTGTAGCTATTTCCGACTCCCAAGGCAACGTCCACTTATATGCCCATTTAGATAAATCACAAGTTAAAACTGGTGATTATGTATCTGCTGGACAGAGAATTGGGACGATTGGTAATACTGGTGCATCTCGTGGTAGCCACTTACACTATGAAGTCCGTAGAAATGGTCAGCTTTACAACACATTTGATCCTATGTCTTATGTTAAGCAAGCCAAGGCTGGGAAAATTATTGCAGGCGGTAGTGGTAGTAGTTCATCATCTAACTATGGCGATATTATCAACTACTCACAAATCAACGCACAGAATAAGCAATCTTTAGATGAAGCTCGCTCTCAATTAGCAGATATTCAATCACAAATTGGTGAAAACAAAGATAAAATACTTCAATTGAATGCTGACATTGCTGATTCTTGGATTCTTCAATATGACCGTGTTAAAGAAAAGTATGACCAATTTCTAGAGAACGGTGATGTGCGTTTAAACCGTCTTAATCCTGTTACTGATGCTTATCGTGATGAAGTTGATAAACAGATTAAAGTTATGCAAGATAAGCTTAAAGTTAGTGATGAGCAGGAAGCATTAGTTAAAAGGTTGGCTAGTAAAGGAAACATTTCTGGTGAATACCTACAATCTCTCTATACTAAAATCCATGAGCTAGGCAATGAACAGAATGAAATTGAAGACCAAATTAAAGAATGGAACAGTAAAAAGGTTACATCTTTAAGTGATTTCTTTGCATCTAGAGCACAATCATACGCTGATGTAATGGAAAATGGTCAATTCAGATTAGCGAGACTTGATTCCTCTTCTTCTGCTTATCGTAAAGAATTGGAAGCACAAGTTAAGATTATCAAAGCTCAAAAAGGTGCATTGGATTCTCAACAATCTATTCTACAAGCATACGTTAATTCTGGTAATCTCCCTGTTGAATATAAAAATCAATTGAAACGGCAGATTCAAGATATTAGCGTTGAGCGTAACACTCTTATTGAACAAGTTAAAGAATGGAACGGTAAAGTTGTAGATTCATTGAATCAGTATTATGAAGAACAGACTCAGAAATACACTACTTTCATTGAAAACGGTGCTTTCCGTCTTGCTAGACTTGACTCCTCTTCTGCTGCATATCGTAAGGAACTAGAGAGACAGATTAAATCTATGCAAGACCAGAAGACAGTTATGATTCAGCATCAAGCTGCTATGCAGGCTTACGTTAACTCTGGAATGCTTACCCCTGAATACATCAAAAATCTTAAAACTATGATTCAAGATATAAGTATTTCTCGAAATGAGCTTATTGAGCAAATTAAAGAGTGGTCAGGTAAACTTGTTGATTCTTCTATGCTTGGTTATCAGGAACGTATTGAGAAAGAACAATATAATCTTGATGCAAGTAATGCTCGTATTGACCGTTTAGATAATACTTCTAAAGATTATATTGATACACTTGGTCGTCAATTGGCTATCATGGGTAGAGAGGAAGACATTATTAACGATCAATATGTTGCTCTACAGAGATATTATAAAACGTTAGAGTTTACGGCTGAAAAGAAGAAAGAGCTTGAAGGCACAATTCGTGACGTTAATATGCAACTCTTAGAAATGCAAAGTAACATGCGTCAGCTTACTTTAGATATGGAAAATTTCCGTATTGACCGTATTCTAGAGAAAACTGAAGAAGCTACTAGGAGAATAAACTATTATCTAGCAGAACTTGACCGAAATCTTAATAAGATAGAATTAAAAGGCACACGTAATGCTCAAAGAATAATCTTAAATAATGTTAAAAAGATTACCGAACTCCACGGCCTAAGAAAATCAGCAGAGCAGAATATTCAGGCGCTAGAAATCCAATTAAAAGTAACAACGCAACCAGAAGCTATAAAGCGTCTTAAAGAAGAACTTGAAAGTTGGAAGGAACAACTCAGAGAAATCCAATGGCAAGCTGAAGATGTAGAAACTGCAATGTTAGATATGCGTAAGCAAGTGGCTAGTCAAACAATTGACGCTATGAAGCAAGCATATGAGCAACAGCGAAAACTACAATTAGATGCTATTGATAAGCAAATGAAAGCTGAAGATGAGCGTCATCAGAAAGTTCTAGATGATCTTGATGAAGAGTTAGAAAAATATCGTAAAACCATTAATGGTATGTTGGATGAGTTAAGTCGAACAGACGATACTCGTAGCTTTGAAAAGGAAATGACTGAGTTACAAAAAGAACGAACTAAACTTGAAGACGAGTTAGCTATCCGTTCTATGGATACTTCAGATGAATCCATTTCTAAACAGAAAGAGCTACGTGAACAGCTTGATGATGTGTTAGAGAAGATTGAGGAAACTCGCTATCAACGTGAATTAGATTTACGTAGAGAGAATCTTCAAGACATGCTTGATAAGAAGGAAGAAGAAGTTCAAGATCATCAAGAAGCAGAAAATGACAAGTATGAATCTACTCGTGAATCTTATGAGAAAATGCAAGAAGAAATCAACAACAAATATGATGAAATGATTAATGATACTCGTAGATTCGCAGAGTTAGAGAAACAAATCATTAACGGTAACGTTACTGCTATTACAGATGAATTTAGAGGCTTAATAAGTTTTATGCAAGACAATATGCCTGAAGTTGGTAAAACCATTCAAGAAGGCATCATTGACCAACTTAAAGAAGCTCTAGATTTGTTAAAACAAGTTCCTAGCTCTACTCGTCTTCCTGAATATGATGCTCCTACTACTAAACGCACAATGTCGGATGCTGACCTGAAAGTTGCAGCAGGTAAATTTATGACTGATTACCTCACTAAAACTGAATCAGGAAGTAAGCATGTTGGTGGTTTACGAGACAAGGCTCATGACTTAGCTTCTGAAGGCCGTAAAGAAGGATCAACAATCGCTAAAGACAAAGGCTTCCAAGAACTATTGAATATGATGTCTGATGCTGATAAGAAAGCATTTATGGAGCTTATCAAGGGTGATAAAGTTTACGGTAATATCATCACTTCTGGAATTAAAGAAGATATTCTTGATTACGCTGGCAATATCAATAAAGGAACTAGCTTCAGTTACGCTGATATGAAAGTATTGGCAGGTAAATTCCTGACTGATTATGTGACTAAGACAGCAGAAGGAAGTGAACATATTAAGTCTCTGCAAGAAAAAGGTCATTCTCTGGCTATGGCAGGAAGAAATGAAGGCTCTACTGTTGAAAAAGATAAGAGTTTCCAAGAACTTATTGGTTCTTTGTCTGAAGAAAATAAGCGTTTATTCATGGAATTCCTCATGGGTAGTAATGTATATGGAAATATTATCACACCTGAAATTAGGGATGAAATTGAACGCTATACAGATAGCTTAGATTCTGACAGAAGTATGTCTGCTGCTGATTTGAAAGTCTTAGCTGGTAAGTTCATGATTGACTATCTTCGTATGACTCCATATGGTCAGGCGCACCAACAAGGATTGCTAGATAAAGGCCATGCGTTAGGAGATCAAGGACGTGAAGAAGGCTCTACGCTTGATATTAACACAGGTATTCAACGTTTCATTAGTACTCTATCCAAAGAAGACCAAATGGCCTTTGCAGATTACTTAGCTAGTGGAGATGTATTTGGTAACATTATTACACCTGAGTTAAAGAACTTAATTGCTGAATATACAAATACTCTACTTCAAACAGGAATCTCTATGCCTGACGGAGATAAATATGGTCAAGAGCCTGAAATCCCTAACTTCTCTAAAGGGTTTGGGAATGGGGATTTTGCTGTATTAAGTGCTAAGTATTTGATTGATGTGTTAGGTAAGACTCAAGCAGGCCAAGACCACTATAAAGGATTGCAAGATAAAGCTTATGCTTTAGCTGAAACTGGTCGTAAGATTGGTTCACAGTTAGATAAGAGTAAAGGGTTTGACCAATTAGCTAAACTAATGTCTAAGGAAGATAAATTAAACTTTGCGACATATTTAGAGCGTTACGTCTACCCTCGTTTCTTAACGCCTGACTTAAAGAACACTATGCAACAATACACAGATAAATTACGTGTCGAAGGAACATATCATGAAGGTGGTATCACAGGTATGCCTTCAATTAGCAAAGAAACTAAATTTGCTAATGAGTTAATGAATGGTGGACTTAAATCAGGAGAAGCTTGGGCTAAAGTATTAAAAGGTGAACTTTGGTCGCCTCAGAATAATATTAAAAACAAATTCATTCCTAATCTTAAGAATCTTATTAATGCAGTATCCTCCCCTACCCTAGCTTTAGCTGGTGGAAGTGGTGACACTATTTATGAGGTCAATGTTCATATCGACCAAATGAACGGTGATAGAGAAGGTGCTGAAAGTTTTGCAGATACTTTAGTGAAGAGAATGAGTATGGTAGGTAAGAAATTAACTTAATTGGGAAGGGGTTTAATTACCTCTTCTCTTTTTTATTTTTTCAGAAAGGTTGTGTAAAAGTTGGATTTTAAACAGAGTTTATATTTTACCTATGACGGTATTGATTCTAGAGATTTAGGAATTGCTCAAATTTCTACCCAATCAGGTTTATATGAAGAAACTGTTGGATTAAACCGTTCTATCTTAGAAGAAAAAATAGAAGGCTCAGATGCAACCTATACGTTTGGATTTAATAATGAAAATCGTGAATTCCCATTAGAAATATATTTTGAAAACGGATTTACAGATGATTCACTCAATGAACTTAAACGATTATTGTATAAAGGTTATTATAAGCCTCTAGTTTTTGAAGATAAGCCACATTTTATAAGTTACTGTACACCAATTGGTGAGCCTAAGCTAACACACACTGGTAATGGCGAGGGTTACTATGTAGTTACCATGAGAACAAACTCACCTTACATTTTCTCGCCTGTTACACAAAGTCTAGTTTATGACTGCACCGCAAACAACGATATACAATACGTTGAGTTTGTGAATGATGGTAGCTACCCTATTCTCCCTGACTTATATATTAATAAGTTTGAGGATGGAGATTTTGAAATTATCAATACTTCTGATAGAGGTATCTCCACTAAATTTACTAACTTAGTAGATGGTGAAACAGTTTATGTAGATGGAGAAAATGAAATTATCGAAACAGATTTAACACAAACTTATCGAATTGAAAATTTTAATCATAATTATCTAACTCTTATCGCTGGGATGAATCGTTTAGCTATCCGTGGTAAGGGTTCTTTTTATTTAGACTATCAACTTAAGTTTTAGGAGGCGTGCGAGTGAGAAATTTTGAAATTCCTTTGGACTATAAGCCTAAAGATGTAGAAGTATACTTATGTGACCCTAATCAAAAGCCTAGAGCTAAATTGAAGCACATCAAAAATCGCCAACTAACTTTAAAGCAACATGAAGTTAATGAATTCTCTTTTGATATGCCTTATCAAGTTGATCTTAAGCATCGATTAGAAAACAATCCTTACGTATATGATGTTACATATCGAAGACTTTTGAAAGTTGTATATGATGGTATAGAAGAATGGTTTATTATCATAAATGTTAGCCCCAAAGGACGAAATAATACTAAATCAGTCACGGCCTATTCCCTTACGCATGAATTATCTAACTTTAATATTCGTACATGGGCTGGAGTTCAAATTGATGGTGAATACCGTAAAACAAGTTTAAATGGTCGACAAGTCCTTGAGAACCTACTCTCCCCATCCCTTTGGACAATTGGATATATGGACGCTAAGTTTGCAACAGAGTATAGAGAATTTGACTTTACCTCTACTACTGTATTGGATGCTATTTTTGACGTGGCTAAGACTTTTGATATGCTATTTATATTTGATACAGTTAATCGAAAAATAAACATTTATAATCCTAAAGAATATGGAGTTAATGAAGGGTTACGTATATCTAAGAACAAGTATCTTAAAGATATATCAGTTGAATATAAAGCAGATGAAATGGTGACTCGACTTAAGCTATTTGGAAAAGATGAGTTAACAATTAATCGTATCAGCCCTGCTGGTGTCAATTACATAGAAGATTTCAGTGTATTTATGAGTCCATTTGAACGTGATGAGAATAAGAATGTTATTCAACATAGTGCTTATGGAATGTCAGATGAGCTGTGTCATGCGATTTTAGACTATCAGGAATTCATTACAGAGAATCAAGGTGTGTTTAATGAAAAGACTGAGCTTAGCAAGACCTTAGAAAAACAACATGATACGTTGGAGAATGAGTTATTTGTATTAGCTACTGACTTGGATAAATTAGAGGATGAGCTAACTGTAATTCAATCACAAAAAGAAGATGAGACAGAAATTAAAGCTAAGATTGCAGCTAAGGATGCTGAAGTTAAAGCTAAGACGGCTGAAATTGGCCAATTAGAAGATCAACAAACTACTCTTAAAGCTGAAATTGACCAGTTAAGATTGAGTATGCAGAGAAGTAATTTCTTCACTGATGAGTTAACTAGAGAACTAAATCCTTACATAATCGAAAAAGAATATGAGAATGAACATGTAACGGATGAAGAAACATTGCTCAAATCAGGAATTGAAGCCTTTAAAGATATGAGGAAGCCAAAAGAATTAATTAGCTTAGGTTTAGTTGACTTTACTCGTGCTATAGAAGGCAGAAAAGATTGGGGTAAACTTTCATTAGGTTGTCGCTTCTATTTAAGTTATGAGGATTTCCAATTAGAGTCAGAAGTCCAATTAACTGAGTTTACACTTTCTTTCGACAGTCGAAGCATTTCTATTACTATTTCCAATGTGAGAAACTTGAAGACTAATGAAGATATTATTATGGAGAAAATTGAAAGAGGAGCTTCTGCCTCTACTCAATTAAGTTTGAATAAAGATAAGTGGGATTTAGCCTCTGATGATTCCAATTCGATTGCTGAGTTGTTAAGTGGTAAATGGGATGCAACAAAGAGACAAATCACAGCAGGTGTAAATGAAAATGTTGTAATTGATAGAAAAGGTATTACAATCACTGATCCTACTGACCCAATGAGACTGTTACGTATTATGCATTCTACAGTAGCCATGAGTGTTGATGGAGGAAATACCTTTGAGTTAGCTATTGACCCTGAAGGAGTATTCGGAGAACAAATTGTCGGAAAGATTATTGCAGGTCAAAATTTATATATTGAAAATGAAACAGGAAAATTTAAATTTGATAAAGATGGAGTAACAATTAAAGGAGCTTCACTTAGAATACTATCAGACGATGAAACTACTAATTGGGTAGACAGATGGAACAACAGTATTGAAGAAGGTGAAAGTTATAACGGAGTTGTTTTATCTATCAAAGATGGATTGGTCGTTGAAAATAATAACCACACTGTTAGAACTACCTTAAATGCAACTGAAGGAATCAAAATTGAACAATATAAATCAGGTGATTGGAAGAAAACTTTCTTCGTAGATACTGATGGAAACTTAACGGCTGAAGATTTAGTTGCTAATCGACTCTTAATTAAGAATGGTGACATTACCCTTATTGATGGTGTAACTAAAACTATTGACTTTGATGCTTTCGATGTTGTGTTTGGTAAGATTAAAGCTAAAAATTTAGATGTTACAGATTTACGAGTCCAAGATATTAACATCACAGGAACATTAACACACGATAAATTAAACCTCAATGAAAACTTAAAGGGCGTAGAAGTAACAAATGATGCAGGAGATACTACATATAAAGTAGATTCAAATGGGAACGTTTCTGTCAATGCCTCGATTACCGTTGGAGGAAATAGTAGTAATGGTCGTCTAGTTGTATTAAATGCTAATGATGAGATTATCGGTGACTTAGATGCAACTAGGGGTGGATTTGAAAACTTATATGTAGCTAATTTACAGTCTCCTACTGTTTCCCAATACTCTGCCGATGATATGAATTTTTATGTATCTGATAGAATTCTTCCAAGTTACGGCTCAACAGAAAATCCTGCTGTAGCTCCTGATGATACTAACGCAGGAACTGGATGGAGAGTCCCTTTAGCCACTATAGGAGAAGCTATTAGGCGGATTCCTCGCCATTATGACGGAACAGCGAATATCTATATAGAGTCAGCCAGCTCTATATCGGAGAACTTAGAGATAAGAGGATATGTTGGTGCAGGTAGAATAGAAATCAAAAGTAGTACCTTGACTAGAAATCCTATTTGGGTTGGAAGTATAAAAGCTTACAACATTAATTTAAAGTTAGAATTTGAATATCTAGATTTATATGCTAATAATGCCGTAGGTAAAGGTTCAGGAATCGCTGAATTCACTTCGTGTACACACGCCACACTCTTCAACTGCAAACTACAAGGAAATTCTGCTACAGAATATGGAGTTGTCTCTAAGTACAATTCTGCTGTCGAAGTTGAGAAGTGTGATTTTCAAAGTGTGGATCGTGGTCTTGTAGCCTTTCGAATGGCAAAAGTACTTAATGTTAACAACACAGGTAAACCTCGTATTTCAGGCGCTTACGCTGATGCTGGCGAAGTCTACTTAGCTGGCACTATGCCTCATGGTCAAAGTTTTGAGACTGATGAGATTAATGGTGGTCGTGTTTTAGGTGAAAAGAAAACAGTTGAAGGAACTGGAACTACAGTCACTCCTCCACCTGCCGTAAGTGAGGTTACAAAGACATGGACTACTTCTAGTGGTGATGCTTGGAGGCCTCAATTTAGTGGAAGTTGGCTAGGTCAGCCAGCTCAAGGCGGATATGGAGGCTTAGGAGTTTACAAGGGTTATTGGTTCTTCCCTGCTGATATGAGTAGCACATTATCTGGAAAAACAATTAAAAGAATTAGATTCTATTGTACTCGCTCTTCTTCCTCTGGAGATGGTTCAGGAGTAGGCATATATTTCCGTCCTCATGGATATACTAGCAAACCTTCTGGAACACCGACCTATTGGGGTTCTAACTATTATAGAGTACCTTTCAATAGAGGTGAACCTAAGTGGATTACTCTACCTTCTAGTTTCTGCACAGACTTCAAAAATGGAGCTAAAGGTATAGGAATTTGGATAGATTCATTCTCCAACTATGCAAAGATGGAAAAGTCAGCGAAAATCGAAGTCACATATGTGTAAGGAGATGTTTATATGTGGTATGAAACTCAAGTGGAATTATTTAAGAAACAGCTTTTAGAGCAAGGTTCTATCTCAGAAGGAGACTTTGTTGCAAAAGTTAAGGAATATGAAATACAATTACAAAACTCTTTAATGGAACGATTAGCAACTTTAGAAGCAGATAATACAGCAGCAATGCTAGGAGTAGCACAGCTTTATGAAAGCCGTGTAACTGATGTTGAATAACCCTTTTGTAATGATATATGTAAGACTAGTTGAAAAAGGATTATATACAATTGATAGAGTTCCTGAAAATATTCGTGAAGATGTAAATCAAGTTTTACAAGATACAGATTCAGAAGTTAAATAAAATAAAATATAAAAGGAGGATGATTATGGTATGTCCATACTAGATAACTTATTTAGTAAGGTTAAGCCTGTCTCTATATTTTCTAGGGACGGCTCACCTACTGATCCTTATCAAGATTATACAGATGACCATGTAGTAGACAAAAACCGTGTCGTTTTACGTGAAATTCCTCACAAGAAAGAAAAAGTATTTGTTACATATAATGGTCAGCCTTTGTATGAAACCCATTCTACTCAACCTAGTCAGAACCAATACTATGTAGATTATACGTTAGGATTAGTTATCTTCCACTCTTCTAAAAATGGATTGAGTTTAAAGTTTGTCTACAAAGGTACAGGTTGTGTTTACTTTGCTGCTGATCGTATCGTAATTGATTATGACCAAGACGGAAACCCTGTTCAAACTTTGCAACAATTAGTTGATAAAAGTAAAGCAGATTTAGAAGCAGATAGAAAAGCTGTGGCTGAGAAAATCGCTGAGATGAATGCTAAGATTCTTGAAACAGAGGAAACTAGATTAAAAGTAATTGCAGATACAGCTAAAGCAATCTCAGATATGGAGACTCGTGAGCAAGAAGTTTACGAAGAGCTACGTGATAAAACAGATGCTAAGATTGCTGAGACTGAGGCAGCTAGACAGGACACAATTACAGCTACCAACAATGCTAATAACGCAGCAGACCATGCTAATGCCGTAGCTGATTCACTTGACCATAAAGGCGAGTATGATTCTACCCTTACATATAAAGAACGTAACATGGTTGATTTTGACGGTGCAACATTTATAGCTATGCAAGATGTACCTGTTAACACTCCCCCATCGAATATTACATACTGGAGAATGTTATCGAATAAGACTACAATTAATTCTCAATCATGGGTTGCTCAAGCAGGTCAAACTGTATTTGAAATTACAAATGGTTCATATCAAATTGGTAAAAATAAAATACAAGTTATAGTAGGTGGCGTTCCTCAGATTAGTGGTGACGGTTATGTAGAAACAAGCTCTACCTCTATTACTATTAGTGGTATAGAAGAAGGAATGCAAGTATTTGCTTGGTGGTTTGAAGGTGGGATTTCCATCTTTCATAGCCATGGAGATACTCATAAATTAGGTGGCTCTGATGAATTAAATGTCACTGATTTAGCTGGATATGATTCAATTGATGACCGTATCAATGACTTGCAAAGAGTAACATCAGCAACAGAACCAACAGAACATCCAACAGTTGTAGGAGATTATATAGTATGGCAAACTAGCAATTCTGCTCAATCAGGTGGAAATCTAGGATGGTTTTATATTGAGGCTACTGGACGTTGGCATGTGTTTGGAATAATTGCAGAATAGGAGGTTAAACTGAATGGCAGATTTATATGCAAATTACGCTGAATTATCCGCAGCTCGTGTGGAGGGTACTGATTATGCAATTAATACTAAAGAGCTACCTAATACCACAGCTTTATACAAAGCCATACATGGTGGTGGAATTGAAGCAGGAACATCCGAAATCGTAAAAGAAGCAGCTAAAAACTTAGCTTCATATTATGAATTTGACGCTATGATGTCTAGTGGAAATAGTGACTTACATATTACATCAACCAATTTTGATGAGCCTAGATTGCTAGATATGATGACTCGACATTCTCATGTTATCAGTGTTCACGGCTACTATCATGCAACAGAAAAGAAAACACTGGTTGGTGGATTAGATTATGCTGTATGTGAAATTGTTAAAGATGAATTAGCTAAAGAAGGATTTATTGTAGAGGTTGCTACAGGTGGAATTGCAGGAACAGAAACAAACAATGTAGCTAATAAAACAACTCGTGGTATGGGAGTTCAATTAGAGTTATCTACTCCCCTTCGACAATCTTTCTTTACTAATAATGATTACTCTAGAGCTAATCGCCTAGCAGGTAATTACACTACTGACTTTTGGAAATATGTAAAAGCCTTAAAGAGAATTATGAAGAAGACGAAAGCTAAATATCCGTTTTCCCACGTTGAGTACGATGGACGTGAAGATATTGAAACTTTAAAGCTAGATCATAAGCGTAAGATTGGAGATATTGCGACTCTAGGAACAACTGATAAGACTAGTGTAGTTGGAGCTGTTAACGAAAGTCTACAGAAAATTGATGTTTTATCGAGTGATGTAACAGACCTGTCCTTTTTAGATACTAAAAATGTTAATTTTAAAAGGTATATAATCAATGGAGAAACACATTTTGCAAAGGCAATAAACAGAGCATTAGCAGAAAACCAAAATGTGATTGCTCCTTATGGTGAGTATACTATCGATGAAACAATTAATATCCCACAGGGTAAAACTTTAGATTTAAACGGATCGATATTAAAACCCGTTTCGGATATTGATTGTGTGATCGTTAGGAAAAATGCAACGTTTAAGAACTTTGAAATTGATACAAGAGGTGTAACAGGTTATTCTAAATCGGCAATTTATTTAGATGGCAAAGATTTGTTTACTATCGCTTCAACTACTCGTATCGAAACCGGAATTTTAAGAGGTGTAACTTCAACAGCAGGAAGAGGTATCTTCTTTGATGCTTCAATGGCTGACAATGCATATATAGTTTCAGTAAAAACAAGGAATATCATGATAAGAAACTTCAAAAAAGGTATAGAACTATTAGCAAAAAATGAAGGAAACTATGTGAACGGAAATACTTTTGATAGTGTTGATATGTTTGGTTGCAGTGAATTTATTAGAATTGATGATGGCGGAAATTCGTCTGGAGCAGATAACAATATATTTGGGAATATAGGCATTCAACCAGATTCAGCAGCTGAATTAGCTGTTTATTTTGGTGGTCATAGAAATACGTTCGATGGTTCTTTGTGGGATACTGGATGGTTCCCGAATCAAGAAAGTTTTGTATTTTCACAAAACGCACGCAACAATTCCATTACAACAAGAGGTGGAGCGACCAAAGTTAGAAATAATAACGGAATGAATCAAGTAAATAGCAATACTGATGGGACGCAACCACTTGTTTTCATTAGTCCGAAAGACAAAGTACAGTCAGCAGATACACGATACACGTTGAGAAACTATATAGGAAATCAAGATAATGCGTTAGCGAATGCACATAAAAAATATATCGTTTCCTTTACAGGAAAACTGCCAGACAGTCAAATACGAGCTTTTAACTTAGAACCTTCTCAGTATTCTTCTTGGACTAGTTTAACTCCTACTGATGAAGTTAAAGTAACTATTGATATGACAGCAGACCCTTTACGATTCGGTAATGTTATTGGTTGTGCTTTTGTGTACATGTCTATCCCTGATTATATAAGAATTGATGTGGAAAAAATTGATGGGACTATAACTACCATTAAAGAGGAAACGAATTTTTCTGGGGGATACGTTTACCAAACCTACGAAAGTATACCAGATACAGTTAACAAAGTTATATTTGTAATGAAAAGGTCTAATGGTACGAGTATTAGAGTTTCACAGTTTTTTGCAAGTGGTAACGGAACTAAAGGAAATCATTTTCTTAACACATCTGGCGGTAAGCTATATGGAGATGTTGAATTTGATGTCGGTACAGGTGCGATCATCAAATCCCCTAATGGTACTAAGTATAGGATTACTGTAGACGATACAGGTACATTGTCAACAACAGTCGTGTCGTAATAGAGTACAGCGTCATAAAATCTGCATAAAACTTGAACTTTATAGCGAAAAATACGTTAAATTCCATTACATATGTACATAATTAAATGATTTGTCTTTACTAGAAATACAATTAAAGATTTGAGTCGGTAGGTCTCCCCTATCGGCTCTTTTATTTTACAAAGGAGGTAAACATCGTGGGATTGCTTAAAATTACAGATAAGATTCTCGATCCTGAGTTTCTTAAGAGGATTATAGATTTAGAACGTGCTCCTAATACGGAATCTTGGACGGCAACTGAAGGTCAAACAAAGTTTACTTTATCTAATGGTACATATAAGCCTAATCATAAAGTTATTCAAGTTTATGTAGACGGTGTTAAGCAGCGAGTTGGTGAAGCCTATACTGAAGATTCTGCTACTACATTTACATTAGCTGAAGGTGTTCCATTAGGTACAATTGTTGAGGCTATGTGGATTGAGCCTAAAGTTCCCTATACAGTCGGACACAAATCTACACACGGCAAGGGCGGACAGGATGAGATTAATGTATCTGAATTAGCTGGATATAAAGAAAAAGTCGAAGATAAGTTTAATCAAATAATACTAAACGTTAAAGATTTTGGCGCTAAGGGTGATGGAGTTACGGATGATACAGAGGCTATTTCTTCAGCAATTACCTATGGTTCTCAAACAAGAAGAAATATTTTCATCCCTAGAGGAGACTACAGGATAACTAAAACCTTACCATTTCCTAACCTAACAAAGTTATATGGGGCAGGAAATGGAAGTGTTATTTTATGTGACTTTGCACAGTCTGGTGGTTGGGTGTTTGATGAAACTTCTGCTAATACTTACAGATGGGATATTAGCGATCTGACTTTTGCAATTAAATCAGGAGCAACAAAAGATGTGGGAGTTTTGAGAGTTGAAAAAGTTTTACGTTTTTGCGGAATTAAGAATATTAGAACGTTTGATTTAAAAAGAGTTTTCTACCTAGGCTCAGAAATCCACGGAATGTTTTTTCTTGATAAGATAGGCTCTTATTATTTATCAGGTCAAGATGGTTTAACTGCTATTGAAACAAAAGGAAATACTATTATGATGAGTGACATTGAAATAGCAGGTGGGTTTGAGATTGGTTTGAAAATGGTAGGTTCTATATCTTTTAAGCTCAAAGGATTTAATATTGCAGGATCACCAAACGCTTTAATGGGTAAGGCTATTCACTTAGACAGTGTTTCAGGAGGTAGCTTATCGGATGCGTGGATTGAACAGTTGCGGTATGAAGGGATTGCACAGGACGAAATACAGGCTGTTTATATTAAAGATTCTAAAGCTGTATCATTATCTGAAATTTATATGCCAGATGGTTCAATTTTTATAGATGGCGGAGAAGTTACAGTGGAAAATATCGCTTATTATCAAGCGTCAGCAGGATTAAGATATTTAAATGGAGCTAAAGTTAATACTACTCGCAATGGTTTAAAGACTCAAAATGTAGGATTGAAAGCTCAAAATTACGATGGCGTTATTACTGTTGAAAACTTAAAACAGTCTAACGTAAATTTACTTCCTAATCCACTCCTAAGAAGAGGAATACCAAACCCCTACACTTCCTCTAATGCGAATGTTACATTAAGTGATGAATTAACAGATAAAGTGTCAGGAGACAGATCAGTTCGTGTAAGTTCTACAGCTAATTATCAAGGTGTAGTGATTACTTTAAATAGTCTTATCATTGGAAGGACTTATACAATTAGAGCCTTAGTTAAAAAAGTTTCTGGAATAAGCCATGTTACAATGGTGGCTAATTCAGGTGCATCAACTTCTATAGATTACCCTTGTCAATTAAGACAATCTAAATCAACTGATTTTCATGAAATATCTTATATCTTTTCTGCAACAGCAACAACAGCAGTCATAAGAGTTCAAAACGTGTTTTCAGCAGGATCAGCCACAGGGGAGTTTTTATTGGACTCTGTAGCTCTTTACGAAGGGTATAGCGAGTGCAACCCTTCATTTGAAACCACTTCTAAATTATTGTCAAACGCAGCTCCTACATCAGGAAATTGGTTAGTTGGTGAAAAAGTAGAAAACACAAACCCAACAGCAGGCGGTTACGTAGGATGGATTTGTACATCAGGTGGAACTGTTGGTACGTGGAAAGGGTATGGTTTAATTCAAACATAAAAACTACATGAAACATATCTTTTACACAGTTAGAAATGCTGTTATATCAACGTTTATAGCACGTCAATTTTTGAGGCTCACCTTCTTAGGTGGGCTTTTATTAATGTAAGGAGGTAAATTAATGGGTAAGTTAACTAAAGTTGATAAATCTGTTATTGGTACAGGGTTAATGACTGATATTAGTAGTTTACAAACTACACAAAGTGACCAATCCTTTAAAATGACAGAAATTACAAAACAAGATATAAATCCTCTACTCCCCCCTTTTAACGCTAAAGGTGATGGAACTACAGATGACACAGTAGCAATTCAAAATGCCATTGACAGTTTAACTACTGGTGGTCGCTTAATTTTAACGAAAAAATTCAAAGTAACAACTATTACTTTAAAAGCTAACGTCTCCATCATAGGTATTGGACAAGAGAAATCAGGGTTTATTTCTTCGTCTGAAACAATTCTTTTAGCAAATGCAGGTACAGTAAGGTTTTGTCTAGCTAATTTCGGTATTTGGGGTTCTTCAACTACTAGTACTGCTATAAAGCTTTCTGGTGCTGGCGGTGGAGTAGCTGATTTTTCTATTAGAGATGTTTATATAAAAGGATGCTTAGTTGGAATAAACTTATTCTTTTGTTGGGCATTTGCTCTTGATCGTGTGCGTATGCAGGATTGCATGAAAGGTATGCGTTTAGAATCGCAAACAAACCAAGGAAATATTTCTGCTTGTAGTTTTAAAGTTAAACAAATAGCAACAGAACTATTTAACTGTAACGGAATAAACTTTATAGGATGTGAGTTTGCTGGAGCTAATCATGATGGAACCGTGCCTATTACTCTATATCAAAGTACAGCAGTTAACTTCATAGGTAACTACGTGGAATTCTTTGCAAACGCTATCCCTCTTTTTCAAATTGGATATGCTACAGGAGTTGAATGTAGTGGGATTTCAATTAACTCTAACTACATTTCTCATGATGGAAGTGTTGGTATAATCGCTATCTATAACGGAAGAGGAATTTCAATCTGCTATAACCATACAAGAAACTTCACAGGGTATATTGTTAGAGATTATGGAGGCAATATAACAGGTTTGACTGTAGAGGGTAATGCTTCTCAACTTATAGAATCAAATTATACTAACGTTGTTCCTAACTATGGATTCTTTGCATGGGCTAATGGAACTTCTGCATTCCCTAGTGACACTGAGACAATGGGAGCAAGTACAACAGGGATTTTAGGGACTGACGGTAGTTTAGAAATAACAACAGCAGCAGCTACTCAAGGCTATAGACATAAAGTAAATATAAGTGATGTAGGTTATTTAACATATGAGACAGAAATTAAGTCTTCTGTTGATACTACTGCATATGTAGATTTCTTTGTAGATGGAGCTTATAAAAATAGTCGCTCTATAAGTCTAACAGCGAATACTTATAAGAAAGTTTCATTTGTGGAATTTATTAATGGAAGCTCTGTTACATACATCCGTATTAGATTTTCTGCAATAGGAACACATAACATAAAAACATTGCGAGCATACAGAGGGATAGTTACTTTAAGCAAAGATAAGAAACCTTCACTTTTTTCTGATTCCAAACCTGTTAACGGAACTTTTAAAAAAGGAGATACAGTCACTAATAGTAATCCTGCTAGTGGAAGTTATGAAAGATGGGTATGTACAGTAGCAGGTACGGCTGGTACATGGAAAGGCATAGGCTTAATTGAGGCTTAATATCTAAATAAAACTACTCTTTTGTGTAGATTCAGAGGCTCAGAATCCTTTTATTTATGGGATTATCTGAGCCTCTTATTTTTTAATTTCCAAATATAAGCAAAAAGGCAACCTAAATTAATAGATTGCCCTTCAGTATGTAGAGGAAAAGAGACTCCTCTCTTCTCCCCTAGCCAATATGACTAACTCGATAACCGAATAAGCGTGAAATGTGGGAAAACATAATTACGCCTATTAGAACAAATATAACACATTCGCTTCAAATATACAACTTAAATTTTAGGAGTGATTAAAATGGAAAAGGAAACTGTCATCTTAGAGAGATTAGCTATAGTTGAAGAAGCTAATAAACATCAAGAAAGACGATTAGATAAGCTTGAAGAAAATGATAAAGCTCTACAAAGGTTAGTAACGTTGACTGAATTACAAAAAGAAACTAATGAAAAAATTTCAAATGAAATGGTTAAATTCGGAGATACGCTTACTAACGTTAGTCAAAGCTTAGGTGAAATGAATTCTAAGGTTACGTCTATGGAAAGTCGTATGGAGTCAATTGAGGATCAGCAAAGTAAGTTTTCAATTAACTGGGTAACAACAATTGGTAGTACAGCAGGTAAGATTCTTGTTGCTGTACTTATTGCTGCTACTGTTTATTTCCTTGGCTTTAAATAATCCTATACTTGAAGGGAGGTGAGATAAGATGGAAGGATTAGACTTTCTAAATGCTTTAGCAGGTATGGAATTTTCAGCTTATGTGGCCATTGCTTTCTTGTTATATGGAATTCGACAAGTATTTAATTTTAAGAAAGAATATGAGGCCTTAATTGCGATTACACTAGGTTTAGTTTGGGTAACGTTAGAAGCTTTAGGAGTACCTGTACATATTATATTACAAGGTATATTCATAGGATTCACAAGTTTTTTACTTACAAAAGGCATCAAATTTGGAGAGCAAAAACTAACAAAGAATAAGTAA